GGAAGATCTTTCTTGTGTATCTCGTCTAGTATTAGTACTACTATGATTTAGACGATAAGTAAGAGTAGAAGGAGAGAGAGAAGTAGGATCGAGATATCCATCTCTCTCTCTTCTTCTCTCTTCTATTATCTAAGTTAGATCTATTAACTCTCTTATAGAAGATCCTTATCTAAAAGGATAAGACGAGAGATAAGGAGAGATCTGATGACAAGAAGAACAAGAGGAGGAGAGAATCATGTATCTCTCGCTCTATGGACAGATGAGCTAGGTAGATCTCTAGCTGTTGAACAAGTACAAGCGACCTTGATCTATCTAGATGGAGATCAAGGAGGCGCTCGGGTTGTGATTGAAGGTCCTATCGCTATGACTCAATCTGAGCAGTCTCATAAGTACACCGCTCTGTTTGCTATACCTAAGACGACCTATGATGGTAAGGTCTTATCTGTAGAGCAAGAGGCTGTCTTAACGGCTGATCAGTCTAGTCTCTATAAGATCGAGACGATTTGGGTTGACGCGCCCCTAGATAATCAGACCATGAAAGTGAGCTTCTAATGGCTGTCGCCTTTACTCAGAGCACACAGCTAGGTCCTGATGATCTATCCGTCACGCTAAGGGGTCAAAACGGGGCGTTTATAGACCCACACGCTATCTCGTACTCGTTCTATGGGGAAGCCTCAAATAAAGGGGTTTCTCGTGATTATCTGATAGGGGCTGAGTATCGAGAGCCTGTACGCGCTTCGGAGGGTGTCTATTATGTGGGAGAGAAGATCGGGTCAGCCTTCTTAGTAGGTTCTTACTACGTCCAATGGATTATCCGAAGAACCCCGACCTCTCCCCTAGAGGTCATAGGTAAGACCTACTTTGCGGTCTACCGAGAGGATTAAATACCTCTCCAATCAATCCTCTGCCCGCTAGGGATATTAAAGTACATCCTAACGTGGTTAGAGTATAGGTAATATAATAAGATGAGAACACGAAGGAGACACAACATGGTTGAAAACTTTGAAGATGACGTTCTTTTACTTGAGCCTAGAGGGCGTTTTGACGCTTGTCTGATAGGCAGATGCGCTGACACAGGAAAAGCCGTCTACAGCGCAGATAAGATTATCTCAGCCCTCATGGAAGACATGAGATGGGAAGAAGACGAGGAGATGACAGAGGAGACGGCTTACGACATGGCTTTGGAGTATTTCGATTTCAATATCCGAAGCTCTTATGCTGGAGAGATGACCCCTCTATATGTGTGGAATCTCATTTCTTAGTTCAAAAATCCTTGACCTCATTTAGGTCCTTTGTATAGTGAAGTACGCACTAAGCATCCATAGCTCAGCTGGATAGAGCAACGGCCTTCTAAGCCGTGGGTCATAGGTTCGAATCCTATTGGATGTAATTCTAGTCTGTCGGGGATTAGAAACTTAAAAGGCTAGAGACATGAGGCGTTGACCCGCGCCCTTGTCTCTAGCCTTTTTTTATGTGCTCAATCATTTAAGACCTTTGATGTCGACAAACTCGACACCGCCCTCCTCGTCTACGCGATAGAGCGCGACCTGACGGCGGTTATGAGAATATCCTTTGAGCTTATGCCAACGATCTGTACCGCTCAGAGAAGGCATGGTCCAGACGCGACACCCGTATGTGCGAGGTCTCATTTCTTAGAGCAATCGTTTTTTTTTTATTTATGAGCGCTCTAGCAGAGCAATCATGTCAACATGAGAAAGGATCTTTCACATGAGAAGAACAGCCAGTGAAGTAATCAGAGATTTGGAGATGCGCGTAGCGCGCCTTGAAAGACGGGCGACAGTTAATGGGATTGTAGGCGGGTTCGCTGTCAATCCAGGTTCCCCTTACTTTAAGGTTAAGGAGAAAACTTGGTCTAATGCTTCAGATTTTTTTAAAGATGTAAAATCTTTGCTCAAGATCAAGATCTATGATCGTCAGATGGAGGAGGACGTTAGTTTTACACACATCCTCGTATCGGGCGGTAGGACCTTCTATGAGTCTAAGATTAAGCCAGGTGATGCTATAATGTTCGCGGCCACTAATCATGACGATGAGAGAGACCAGAGTGGAGATCCTTTCCTTATTGTGTCTCAAGAGTCCTTGATAAATAACCTAGGAATAACGGAGTCGATGCTAAAGAAAGTTCTCGCAAAGAACCTCCCCGGAGCCGACCTCTATTATCTATGAGGATAAGGGGTTGACGATTTAATAGGTCGTCAACTTTTTTCGGCTAAGAATCCTTGGGTCTTCTGATCGCGCTCTGAGAGTAATCATTTAAGACCTTTGATGCCGACAAATTCGACACCGCCGACACCGCCTTCCTCGTCTACGCGATAGAGCGCGATCTGACGGCGGTTATGAGAATATCCTTTGAGCTTGTGCCAGCGATCTGTACCACTCAGAGAAGGCATGGTCCAGACGCGACACCCGTTGTACTCGTCCGATCTCATCTTGTGTCCGTGCCAGTGACCTGTGAACCAATCCCAAGCTCCCTTGCACTCCCCCCAATCTTGAGCGCGATCCGATGACATGAGCGCAGGTAAATCCTTAGGGGAGATCATGTCCCCATGATTGAAGCCGATCATGGAGTTACCATGTCGTACATACGCGCTTCCGTGCTTGGCTATGTCTATGTCAATCCTGTCGTCTGATCCGTAGCGCGCTGATAACATCAAACCTACGCTTAACCCTAAGAGACGGTCGTGATTTCCAGGGATAGCGACCACACGAACTGGAGCGACCTCTTTAAGCCCTTCGATGATCTGCTCTAACAGAGTAAACGCGACCAACAACATCTCTATAGGCTCTCCGTCTTGATCTTGAGGGGTGCCTTTTGTGGTCGTACCGAGATAATTATCCACATGGATCATGTCACTACCGCAGGGTAGAATCCACATCTTAGGCGCGCCCCATTTAGCGACCGCTTGTCTCATCGCCTCTAAACAAGTCTCGACAGCGACCTTTTGAGTAGTCTCAAGATCCCAACCGCAGACGCCTCGCTTACCTACATGAAGATCCGTTAGACCGATGATCACAGCGTGAGCGCCCTGCTCTAAATACATCTCCATCTTGATGGTCTTGGCTGCCGGTCTTTGACCTAGTATCTGCTCAAGACGAGGGAGCAGGATCTTCTCTATGATCTCATATTTCTCCGCTTGTCTCGTCATGTGCTTGTAATGAGCGCGCTCTGCCTTGACCAACACCCTCTGCTCTTTAGCTCGCAGTAGCGATTCAGCTAAGCTCTCCTCGTCTTCTGTGGCTATCGTCTCGTCTGTATAAGGGGTAGAATCATGTGTCTTACCAAGACATTTTAAGATGTAAATTAGCGATGGTCTAGAGAGACCGTATTTACGACAAACCGCGTTAAGAGAGAGACCTCCGGTGTGATTGGAGTAATCCCAAATCAACGCCTCGATCTTCTCCTTTGAGACAGACGCGCTACCTGTCTGACCCGGCATAGAATGGAAAATGTAAAGACCTCTCGCCTCGTCAAACGTATATGACGCGCTCTCTTTAGAGAAGAAATCCGTGCTTGTTTCCTCCTTTTCTTTTTCTGAAGGTATCGTTCTGTACGCATATTTATTGGTGTAGATCTTCTTGCGCTCTAGCTTACCTTTACGACCCCAATCTGTGATTGTGTGTCTGCTGACCTTTAGTATTTTAGCAAGCTCTTGGCAACCGTACCATTTCCTGTCCATGTAGACCTCCTAGGACTATAAAGGATGTCTAACATCAGATATATAAGTACATAATATAAGCTACTCAAGCAGGAAAGGATAAAACACTCGATGGAAGCTCTGCTCAAAGGTACGCTTAAAATCATAGATGTTGAGATAAATCCTAGACATTTACTTAATCTAGCATTACTCGCCGGCAAAGAAGGATTAACCCCTCTACCTGAGGATAAAAGGCATCTAACGGTCATACATCAGTCCGTCTTAAAAGACCTCTCCAAGCGCGTAAAGAAAGGCTATCAGATGGTCTTAAACGATCTACCTGAGATCTCTCTAGATAAGGCGACATACATGGTCGTGTCACATGAAGATCGAAAGACCTTGAGACTCGTCTTATCAGAGGAAGATCAGGTATCTCTCGGGTTATGGCGTGATCTGTTTTGTGAGAATAATGGGGTCGTCTTAGATGATCTTGAGCGCAACAGGATCTTTCACATATCCTACGCTAACGTGACCGGTAATGTCTCGGATTCTGTCCGATAGTTTTTTTTCATTTATGAGCTCTCTGAAAGAGCAACCATAACGAAAGGATCTTCCTATGAGAAGAACAGCCAGTGAAGTCCTAAGAAGCCTTGAGATGCGCGTAGCGCGCCTTGAGAATCGTAAGACCGCTTACTCAAAGCAAGCCATGAATCTCCAAGACCTCAGTGATTTTACCTATGATGAATTGCAGGAACGGGAAGCCCGCATGGAACGAAAGAAGCTAGAGCAAATCAGGAAGCTCTCTAAACTTCTTAGAAGACACAGGATTGTTCACAATGTGAACTTAGATTATAATAGTATCAGCACCAAAACCTCTCCAGAAGAGTTAGCCTCTCTTTTCGACGGTAATTGGACGGCCCGTAACGAAACCCTCTACATTCCTGGCTTTAAGGAAATGTTCTATGTGCAGAAAACGCGGACTGGTTGGGAGATTTTCGTTGAGATTTTGCTGTACTGATCAAGTTTGCTACTGATTCAGTGTAAAAGAGGTCGTGAGTACAGAGCACATAAGGGGTTGACGATTAAAAAGATCGTCAACCCTTTTTTTTTATTGCAGGGTGCAGAGCGCTGTACTATAAGAGAGCTACCCATTAAGGGCCTTTAGCTCAGAGGTTAGAGCATCCGGCTCATAACCGGACGGTCCTCGGTTCAAGCCCGAGAGGGCCCACTTCTTTGAAATCTCCGGTCAGTAATTTAAAATCTCTAAGGGGAGATATTATCCCCTTAGGTAGCTCTTGGGTTATGCGTCTACGGTGGTCGGCAATACAGGCTTAAATCAGTACGGTCTGGTGGCACTTTGGGGATTAACCGCAAAGACAGTCAGACGCGCTAGTCCTCCTTGCTCTTGTTGTTCCGAAGAGTAGAGCGAAAACGGAACGCTTATGTGAAAGCGCTAAAGGTCAGCGTCTAAGAAGGTTCGATTCCTTCCTTTCGCTCTCAAGAGAGGATCATCTTTGTTGTTGGGGTGTGTTTAAATCTCTCTTGAATAGTCTCTTCCTGTTGCTGTGAGGGCAGGATTCTCCTTTCCCGTTGTTCCGTGGGATTGAGACGAAAAACGGAGCGCTTATGTAGAAGCGTAGATTGCTACATCCTAACGGGCTCGATACCCGGCTTCTGCGTCACACACACACACACACAAGGAGACATATATGTCCGAAAAGAGCAGTAAGAACGGTTACGAGGTTCGTGAAAACCTACTTAGCATGGCTATCGGAATACTCTCTGAGCGCGATAATAAAGAGCGCGAGAATGAGTATCTGAAGCCCGAAGGTCAGCGTCAGCCTATCAAAGGCTATGATCTTGAGGAGGTGTTGGCGACTGCTGAGAAGCTATACGGCTTTGTAAGCAGAAAGTAACCTGCTGAGGAGGTAAAACTCCTCCCCTAAATATGCGATCATAGCTCAGTTGGTAGAGCATCGGTCTTACAAACCGAGGGTCACAGGTTCAAGCCCTGTTGGTCGCACTAGCTCTAGTCTTTTTTCCTTTCCTGAGCGTTAGACAAGGGCTAGAGCTTTTTTAATAAACTGACCGAAGGTAAATCACTGAATGAACATAACCCAATGCCTAGAACAGCATGACGTTTTTCATGTCGATAAGGAAGAACACGCGCAGGCATATCTGCTCGATATTGACGGCTTGTTCTATCTCTCTATCTATTTCGGAAAAGACGCCTGCTCCTCTCATAGTGACAGAGAAGCGTTATTGCCTTTAGAGGATTATCTTGAGTTTGAGGTAGCGTTCATAGACGATGGTTTTAAGCCTCTTCATGTAAGCTCTCTCATACGAGAACACGGCACAGGTCAAGAACAATCTCTATTGGATCTGTTTGATCTTAACGATAGAGGCATGGAGATCTTGCCTTTCGTGTCTATAGAGAGCGCGATGAAGATTAAAGACGCTCTGATTCGCATCTTGTCATAATATAAAGTAGAGACAGCGGGTTCATGTCGAACCCTACTAGACGTAAAGGATAAACGTGACACGCAAAATCCTGATTCTAATGATCTCGTCTGCGCTCTGCTTCTCTTGCACCAAGAGTCCATGCCAAGATTCCATTTATCATATACTTGATGACACGGTGCAGATGGGTGAGTCTAAAGAGACCGCCATCTCCAAGGCTAAGAGCGCGTTCGGAGACAAGGCTAAATATGATTTCCAATCCGACGGATCCTTCCTCGTCTTCTTTAAGAAGCCTTACGAGAATCTACAGCTACTCTCGTATCATTTTAGAGACGACAAGGTCGTAAGAATCGCTTTTCTCTATCACGAGGATTACATCAAGGAGATAGGCGGCCCTTATGTTGGACTCGCGGAGATAGTCGAGCGATACAAGGGTAAATATGGCTCTCTTAGCTCTAAGAGTATGAATGAGTCCGAGGGCACTCTAAGCGCAGAATGGGGCTATGATTCATCGGGGATGAAGCTCAGTCTAATGGCTAAAGGTACGCCCGAGATGATTGTCACTAGATTTGATTGCTCTCCTATAAACTGAGACTTCAGTATTATAAGAGATACAGAGCCTCTGACCTTTTCACCTTTTTTACGATTTGAGCGTTGTCTTTTTGGTGCGACAGGTCATAGGCTCTATTTTTTAAGGATATTATATGAGAGACAGCACACATGAGATGGTAAAATCCTTGTGGCATTTCACTCTATCTACCATCGGCTGCTCCATTACAGGAGCGCGAGGGGTCGCATGGCTGATACCCGCCCTGCTCTTTATCTACTTTTTAAGAGCGTATCTGCGTTGGGTAGAGGATGAAGGGGACGAGGTCACCTATCTGATAGAAGAGATCAAACAGATGCTCAAGGATAATCCTCCTCAGATCTTAGAGGAGGATAAGCCAAAGGTGAGCGAGCGCGACATGAAGGATTATTACGAGTACAAATCACGCAGAAGAAGACGAGCGAGGCGCTAAAAAAGTCTTGCTCTTTAAGGATTATTCCTTATAGTCAAAAAACCTCATGGGTAGATGGCCGAGTGGTTAAAGGCATCAGACTGTAAATCTGACCTCTAGCGAGTACGCAGGTTCAAATCCTGCTCTGCCCATTAGTCCCATATCCCCCTCATTAAAGAAAGTTAGTTTAGGCAAAAGGCTGACTCCTCTTCTTAATTAACGGGATATGGGGCTTTTTATTATATCAATCAATCTCGTCTGTCATACTCTAAATGCTCTAAAAGATTTAGATTGGAGATGATGATGACCAGACTTGTGTGTATCTCAGACACTCACAATCTGCATGAGAAGCTAGAGCTTCCTGAAGGTGACGTGCTCATTCATGCAGGCGATTTTTCCATGCTAGGTCACGTTAAAGAGACCATACGATTTATCCGGTGGTTCGCTGAACAACCTCATAAGCATAAGATACTAATCGCAGGTAACCATGACGTGACCTTAGATAAAGGATTTTATCAGGCGTCTTGGCAACGCTTTCACCGCTTTATGGAAGATCAGCACTCGATTAAGAACTATCTACTGAGAGAGGAATCCATTCATTATCTTGAGGATAGCTCCGTCACGCTAGATGGTATTAAGTTTTACGGTAGCCCATATCAACCCGCCTTTGGCGGATGGGCTTTTAACGTGAACAGAGGGCTGCCTATCAGAGCCGTATGGAGCGCGATCCCTGATGACACCGATGTGCTCATCACACACGGACCACCCGCAGGTTATGGGGATACTCTCGATAACGGGGAATCTGTAGGATGTGAAGATCTACTACAAGAGATCACAGAGCGGGTAAAGCCTCGCGTTCATGTGTTCGGTCATATACATGAAGGATATGGTATCACGAATAATGAGCACACCACGTTCATCAATCCATGCTCATGCAATAGCCGATATAAGATCGCCAACGCGCCCATCATCTTTGATCTGCCCTCAAAGGATAAAACATGAAACGCTATGCAGGATTAATCGACCCGAGCGGTCCTACTCAATCTGAGTGGTATCAGATGGAGAAGATCGGCAAGCATCTGCACCAGCGCGGATACGAGCTTAAAAGCGCTTGTCAGAGCGTTAACCCGTTTCTTGAAGGGTCTCGTACTCCTTACGAGAGTAAGCCCTATTTACCCGCAAAAGAATGGGCGTTAGAGATGGCGTCAAGCGTCTGTCTTGAACAACCATTGGAGAAGATGGTGAGCGCTGAGATAGAGAAGGTTCTATCTTACGTTCATGTCGTCATAGACGAGGAGGGATCGAAAGTAGACTTTCTCGTCTATTGGGCCGACCATGAAGACAGACACCCCCTGCGCTATGCTTTAAGAGTAGCTAAAGCGCAGGGGGTGTCTGCTTATAATCTTAGAGATCCAGAGCAGAAGAGGAGCTTTGCCTCTATGCTCTCAAATCTAGATTAAAGGCGGCTTAGAACCTTCTCGGTCATACCTACAAAATTAACCCCTACCTTCTTCATTGGGAAGCTGGCAAGAAGCTCGGTATCACCGTACTCATCTTCTCTCTCAAAAACGAGCGCGTCCTTGCGGGGCTCGTATCTCATGTAAACATTATCCTCAAAGTCAAAACCTCTTGACCACACGGTAGCGCCGGTGCTGGAGTATTCTAGCTCCCATCCGCCGCGGATCTTAACACCAACAAGACCTCTGATGGCCACGTTTGCAGGTAGACGATCCTCCATGTCCCAAGACGCGGTGCGTCTATTACCGCGCTCAAGACAACCGAGATTGGAAATAACAAGATGACTAAGACCTTCATGTCAGAGAAAGATGTTGAGACACATTTCCGTAAGCTCTTGGAAGACGCTACGGGGGCTCAGTTCTTAACCCTCAAGAAGCTCACAGGGGAGCAGGGTGGTGCTTGGGCTACTGATGGTGTGATTGAGTGGACTGCTCCTTGTTCGACCTCAGTCAAGGTCTTGCTTGAGACGAAGTTTGGAACGGACTTGAAGAACCCTCAGACAAGAAGCTCTGTGTTGGCTCAAGCTCTCTACTACTGCAAGAAGTTTGAGAATCGTGGAGAGGACACACCAAGCGTGATCTTTGTGGGAGACGACAAGTTCTGTTTCGCGCTTGAGTTTGGCAAGGTGAAAGAGTTTATGGGCGCTCAGATTGATTGGTCGAGAGCGACTAGCTCACCCGACAAGGCGTTGACCGAAGCTATTTCTGAGAAGGGTATTTCCCCTCACTTTGAGACAACGCTTGGTGTTGATGGAGAGAGCTTAAAGAAGCTCTGTGAGGAGTTGACGAAGGGTTGTGTTTATAAGGTGAAGCCTAGCAAGCACAACATTTCAGCGATGTTTCAGTATTGGGTCGATCACATTATCCCACAGGGGAAATACACGCCTGTGGAGATGACGGACATTTTCTTTGGGTGTGTGTTCTATACAGAGGAGCAAAAGATTGCTCGCACTCTTAGTGGGAAAGAGGTCTTGATTGGGGGTCGGGAGTACGAGTTGAACGTGGGTGCTATGAACGCTTGGTTTGAGCGTCGTCAGCGTGGGTTAAAGCCTTCAGAGATTGAGGAGCTTGTGTCTATGCGAGATCGTATCATTGAAGATGATACGCGCAGACGACAGGGGGCTTTCTATACACCTACGTTATGGGTAGATGAAGCTCACTCTGAGATGGACAAGGTGTTGGGTTCATCTTGGAGAGAGGACTGCATAGTGTGGGATTGTTGTGCAGGTACAGGGAACCTCACACGCGACTACAAGTTTAAGAACTTGATTATTTCCACAGCCGAGGCACCTGATGTTCAAGCTCTGAAGCGAGAGGGATATAGTAAGAGCTTTCAGTATGATTTCTTAAACCCCGAAGCAGAGAGCCCTTTCTTTGGGGAGGGAGATGGGGACAACGTATTGCCATTGTCTGTGAAGAAGATTTTAAGAGAGGGCGCGAAGGCGGGGAAGCGTTTAGTATTTCTGATTAACCCCCCTTATGCTACAGCTAATAATGCAGGGGCTAAGGGTACTGCAAAAGCAGGGGTCGCTCAGAGCATCGCGAACGAAGAGATGAAGAAGGCGAAGCTAGGTGCTTGTTCACAACAGCTTTATGCTCAGTTCTTATTTCAATGCGAGCAGGTAGCCTCAGAGTATGGTTTCAAGCAAAAGAGCGTGGGCGTGTTCTCGCCTATCCTTTACATGGTAAGTGGCTCTTTCGCAAAATTTCGGCCTTTTTGGTACGAGCGTTATTCTTATCAGTCGGGCTTCATGTTTCAAGCCTCACATTTCGCTGATGTGAAAGGGTCTTGGGGGATTGGTTTCACGTTATGGAGTGAAGGCAATACTGACATCACACAGGGCTTTGTTATGACTCTAAAAGGTATGGAAGACGAGAATGTTATCTCCCTGGGAGATAAGATCCTTTATGCTTCAGATGGTCGAGAGGCTTCTTCTTGGGTAAGAGAGCTTGTTAAGGGTGCTAAGACTTTTGACGCACCTCAGATGAAATCAGGGTTAGCTCTTGCCCAAGAAGGAAGAGGGAAGCAGACTTTAGACTCTCTCTTTTACTTGCTCGTAGCAGGAAATAATCTGCAACAAGCTGGTCAGCTAACAGCCTTCTTTTCAACTACTTTTTCCAATGCAAACGGTTTATCAGTCTTAGCAGGTGAAGGTTGGCGTAGAGCCATCGCCCTTCTCTGTGCTCGCAAACTCATAGCCTCAACATGGGCAAACCAAAAAGACGAGTACTTAGCTCCTCAGACTGAGTTAGAGGGATATGACCAATGGGTAGATGATTGTCACGTTTATGCGCTTCTTCACAGTGCAAATAACATGACCGCTATGAGAAGCGTTACCTACAAGGGTCAAAGTTATAACATCCACAATCATTTCTTTTGGCTCACTCGTAAAGAGGCTATGAAGCTCTACGATGACAACCGAGCAAATGACCTCTATCGTGACGCTAAGATTAACCCTATCCCTTATGAGGTAGAGGAAGAAATGGGAGAGGACATTACTCCACAATGGCGCAAAGATGGTGACCCTTATTTCTCTCATGTGCTTCCGACTCTTAACCTCTCACCTTTAGCGAAAGAGATCATGGAGGACTTGAACAAGCTCTTTATCAAGTCTCTCACTCTGAGAGCTTCTACAGGCTCAGTAGAGGAGAAGGGTAAGCAGATTGATCTTCACTTGAGCGCGTGGGATAGTGGGATTTATCAGCACAAGAAGTTATGGGCTACAGACGCTACTCTGAAGGCTGATTGGGAAGCGTTAAAGGCGAAGCATAGAGAGTTAGCCAAGAGCCTTGAGCATGGTGTTTACACCTATGGGTTCTTGAAGAAGTAAGAGTCTTGGGTAGAGTGGGGTGAGAGCCCTGCTTTAGTTGACTGCTCTCAGAAAGAGGTTTTGAAATGAGAGTGGTCAACCTGTTGATAGCGAGGCGAATGGGAGAGGGGCTTCCTGTAGTCGATTGTCATATCGTGGAGTACGGGCTGATTCAGACTCGTGTCGATTGGCTTTCTGACGAGGGAAAAGTCCTAGATCAGATAAGTCAGGTGACTTACGATAGGGAGACATTAGGTCACGCATATTCTTATGACGATGAGCTATACACAACCGAGGGGAGCAGAGCATATTTCAAGGGGTACGCTTATGCTCTTACTCTACAGAAGGACACCTATGGATTTCTCTATGGCGCTCATTTCAAGGGTGACGAGTTCTTCTTCTTAGATTTAGTCCATTGGGACAGAAAGCCCCCTGTAGAGCTAACCTCAGAGTTTAGTCTCGTTTCGTTTATTTCCGTTTGGAAGTTAGCGAAGGGTTTTGAGCTGTCGATGAGTAGTCTCATGCCTTACAAGGGGGTGGGTTTCTCGGTTAGCATGATTGCTCTCTCAGAGAGCTCATAAATAAAAAAGCGCTCATCTCATACTCAGCAACCATTTAGTGATCTCATTAGCGCTCTCGTCAGATCCTCCGTGTCTGTCCGGATGACAGAGACGTAAGAGCGTTTTGATCTTATCCTTGGGGATAGATTGAGAGGGTGCTTTAAAGCGGTTGTTCATCTCTATCGAGAGATTAACCTTCAAGGTTTCGATCTCTGCTTTCAGTCTCTTTTCCTGTGCTTCTAGCGTCTTGATCTTATTGTTAAGAGCGGCCGTGTCTTGAGAGCCTTCTAAGCGCGATAAGAGATCATCTATCTCCTCAGACATGAGCTTGATGGCCTCGTCTGCTCGGGTGTGTTGGTATCCTTGTCTATCTTTCCAACAAGGTAGACAGCGCAGAGCGCGTGAGTTGTGCTTACGGACAAAGGGCATATCGCAATCGGTGCAGTAAGAAATCAAATGTCACCTCCTTGCACCATATTATAATCTTGAGTGCGAGGTGAAAAAGACCTTGACAGACCTTGACAAGATTTAACCTACAGAAAAGAGCACACACGCATGAATCTCAACGAACACAAGATTGTTTTACTCTCGACATTTTTCGCTTTGTGGGGTTGTGGTACAAATTCACTATTTAAACCGGATAAGCGAGATTGCCAAAGACATTGGGAATCTTATACGAGTCAGAGACTTGGTTTTAAATGTGATTTTGGCACACCATATAGAGATCTCTATGAAAACTCGGCTGAGCCTCTAAGAGAGCGCTTACGAATCTTGAGACGTGACAGATCAAAGCTGTGCCCATATCGGACATCGTTAAAGACGGTCGATGAGATCAAGAGGATTAAAGCTCGTATTGAAGTTCTAAATGCGAACAAGACTAAGGTAAGGGAGAGAGATAAGAGATTTGAAACGTATCGAATCGTCGGCACATTCGGCAATTGGACAGAAGACGAATCTATCTTCGTTAGAAACTCGATGGTACTCAAAAGAGACGGAGGTTTTTTTATGGACAGCCCGGCTGTTCTTGTCCGTGACTATCCTAAGATACGGGAGTGGAAGATAAAGGGCTATGTAAGTGAACATGGTTATCGTCTAGGTAGAGGGGTAGAATTTGAGAACCTTTATCTTATTGGTATAGAGAAGATGTTTAGTCCCCGCCTTGGTTACTTTTTGGTGCCCGTTTACTCTTTCGTTATGCCTCAGAGCAAGCGCAGGTTATGGTCTAGTATGCTCGCGGATTTGAAAGATCTCGATCTTGAGATTAGCGCTCTTCGCAATCAAATGAAGAGTATTGAGTTGAAAACCGATGAAAAATGTAGTGTATGGTTTTCTCTTGAATCAGGTAAATTAAAACGCTCAATAGACGCTTTAGACGTACTTAAACCTTGCATGGAGGCAAAGACTGCGTACTATACATACGTCCTAAACACTAGATACGAGGGCTGTATACTCTCGGAGATATTCTAATCTTGAGCGCGAGGTGAAAAAGACCTTGCAACGCGCTAAGGCGTCTGTCATAAGCGTGTCTCTGTTCTTTGAAATACTAGATGGAAGCGACCTACGCGGGAGTAGCTCAATTGGTAGAGCGTCAGCCTTCCAAGCTGAATGTTGCGGGTTCAAGTCCCGTCTCCCGCTCTCTGTTCTTCTTGGGAGAGGGGCAGCCTCTGTGATACCGTGGAGGATAAAATCACGGTATGCTTTAACTCGGGTGGCGGAATTGGTAGACGCGATGGGTTTAGGTCCCATTGGCCGTTAGGTCGTGAGGGTTCAAGTCCCTCTCCGAGTATTAAGAGACCGCTAGGTATTTTGTACGCTTTAGGTGGGTGTTAACCTAGCGGTCTCTTTCTTTTATGTCGCTTCCTATAAATCTCTTAACATCTATCGCTCAAATGGCTAGAGCGCGTCTCTTGTAGACGGTGCAGGTTCAAATCCTGTTAGATGTGTTATCGGCAGAACCTACTAAACATAGGGTTGGGGGTGGGGGTCACGTTCTACTTTCAACATCTGCCGATTACTTATGCGCTCTTAGCTCAGTAGGTTAGAGCGGGTGGCTGTTAACCACTAGGTCCTAGGTTCAAATCCTAGAGAGCGCGCTAGACCCCTTTTTAGGGGTCTTTTACTTTCTACCCTCACAAGATGACATGAGGAAACGATATGCCCCTAAGAAGCATGAAAATCCTTGCAAATACCGCAATCTCCACAGACGGTAAGGTTGAAGCTGAGGTCAATCTGACCTGTGTTGGATATTATGTCGATCTCTACACTTCAGAAGGCGGTTATCAGATGCACACCGAGACCTATCAAAAGACGGACGCGCTTTGGGATGACCTAGCTGAGATCACAGGCGAGCTTGATCTACGCAAGGTACAGGATCTAGGATTTACCGCTCACTGATACTATAAGAGACACGTCCCTATCTCGACATGAAAGGATGTGTCTCATGGACCTAAACAAGACGGCTAATCGCCTGATTGAAATCCGCGCTCAAATGGACCTGCTCAAGAAGGAGCAAGACGCGCTGAGAGAGCTTTTACCTGTCGGCTTTCGTCATCGTGTAGAAGGCGTTGGTGATGTGACGCTCTACGAGCAAAACCGAACAAAGGTGGATGGCTTTAACCTATATAATGATCTCAAGAGCGCTGGCGTTAATCCGGATTCTCTCGGTGAGGTCTCGGTCAAGATTAACAAGGATCTACTAGACGAGAAGAGGGCCTCGGGCTACTTAAACGAGAGCGTTCGTGACATGATCTCAAATCACACGGAGACCAAGAAGATCTCCGCGCTCAAGGTAACCGTCTACTCTAAGAACTAATCTAGCTTCATCGCTTCAAGTAGAGCTTTAACAGAGTTTTTACCTTCCTCTGTGTTGAGGTACTTACGCAGAGCTTTATTGTTATTGCCTGTCTGCTCTAAATAAACGTCTTGAGTCTTCTGCCAGGTCAGCACATTTCCTGGTCCTGTCTCAAAATCAAACCAAGAAAACTGCTCCACAAGATGTTGAGCAACTTCTTGTGATTTATAGTGCTGTCCTGTCACTACGACACCACATCTCTTACCTTCTAAAGGGTTCTTCATGCCGTGTGTGACGTGTCGGTTCTCAAAGGTGTTGAGACGTTCGATGATCTTCTGCATGAGCGCAGAATGACTACCCCATCTTACGCTTGTGCCCCATATCACAGAGTCACACCAAAGTAAGCTCTCGTAGATTGCGCTCATCTCGTCCTCTCCACCATACTCTTCCGGATTCTCATGGGAGAGCTTATGCGCCCAACAACGATATTCCCCCGAATCTTTATGAGCGCAGTTCTCCTTTCCGTCGGAATAGCAACTCAGATTAGGGACAATATGAAGCTCGTTGGCATCTATGAACCATAATTCATGCTCTTTCAGCTTCTCGGATATTTCGTCTAGGATCATCTTAGACGTAGATCCTTTTTTATGCGTTGTAGTGCTGATCAGTAGAACTTTAGACATAAGACACCTCAAGGACGTGTAATGCGTTTAATCATAACACAAGTTGATAACGGATATATTGTTAGACGCGAGGAGCAAGAATCCGTATATGAGCGCGTCTATCAGTTCCGAGAAGATCTTGAGCAAGCAGAAGCTCACGCGCTCTATGATCTACTATGGGATCATTTTGAGAGTTGCTTTCAGTCAAAGCACAAGGGCGGTCTTGTTGTGACGATAGAGGAGGGAGGTAAAGATTAAGCGCGTGTGCCTACTATAAGACAGACACGCTAAAAGGAGACGATTATGAGATGGTCAGACGAGGAGGTTCTTATCCTCAAGACGTGGTCTCAATGGGAGACCGCTAAACAGATAGCGGAGCGTCTAGGTCGCTCTGAAGGCTCGATTAAGAATAAGCTCTACGAGGAAGGCATCCTACTACGTCAAAAGCGACCTCACATCGCGCCTGAGAGATCATGGTCCAAAGAGGACGTTGAGTATCTGAAAAGATACGCTAAGGATACTTCTACAAAGCATATAGCCAAGCGTCTCGGCAAGAGCATAAAAGCTGTACGGACAAAGGCTACTCGTCTCGGTATCTCGCTACAAAAGCGTCATCGCGCTTGGTCCGATGATCAGGTTGATACTCTTTTCCGTATGGTAGAGGAGAATCGACCTTGGTCCGAGATCGCTGAGGCGATAGGAAAGAAGGCGGATGTTTGTCGCAAGCGCGCTTATGATTTCATGCTCAAAGCGGATCATAAGAGACGATGGACACAAGAGGAAGATGATAGATTAAAGATACTTAGAGAAGATAAAGGTATGTCCTTTTTAGAGATTGCGAATCAACTCGGAAGGTCTATGCAAGCAACCCGTAAGCGTTATTATCGCATAATCGGGAAGATATAATATAAGAGATACATCCGCAATCTTTATGTCAGAGGAAGACATGATCACGTTAAACATCTCGCAAGAGCAATTACAGAATCCTGAGGTCGCTAACGCGCTTGGTGACCTTTTCAAAGCAATCACACCCGAGAGCAACGCTCGTCCTGAGCGCGTCAAATCTAACCCTAGAAGAGACAATCACATCAACCCCGACATTGATCCCATCATCCTTGAGAACTTCGGTTGGGTGATCTCGTCAAAGAAATCTCTGCATTGTCTGACCGTGCTGAGGAAGCATCGCAGGGTCGCTTCTTACGATCTTTACACCGTACTTAAAGAGACATATCCCGAGCTTAACCCACGCGCTATTGGAGGAATCTTTGGCGCTATGGAGAGATGGTTCAAGCAGAACAAATGCGCTGTACCTTTTCGTAAGCAGAAGGACGCTTTCGGCACTCTTTACTTTCAGTGGATCGTCGGATGATGTGGTTCTTATTTAACATCGAGAACGATAATCCTGTGCTCACAAAGAAATCAGATCAGCCTTTTAGAGGTGAGATTGAGCATTGGAATCTAGATCAGATTTACATCAAGGCAGAGAGCGAGAGTATAGCCAAGACTAAAGCGTTTAATCTGCTACTTCATCTATATCCATAAGCGCTCTAAGCGCGATTAAGGATTAGAGATGATGATTATCATAGCCCTCATGTATATGATCGCCTTCGGGCTGCTTCTAGCTCATCTAGCTCTAGCGTTCTTTTTCTTAGAACTCTACATCAAGAGCGATCATTATCCGCTAGAGGAGACGCTGATCTTACTCAGCCCCACCTTCCTTTTGTACTTTCATATCCGCTTCTGGTTCTGGCTCATCTGAGCGGGCATCCTGCAATCGAGGGTGCTTGCTCTTACCTCTTATACTGAGATTCAATCTGAGCTTAAGACCTAGCGTTAAGTCCTGCTTCTGTACTCCAGCAGGAGGATTAGAATCGTAGGCATACGTCACGTTAGGTCCTATCTCAATCCATCTGACCGCAAAGTTGGTGTATGCGGTCAGATCTACTCGGATGCGATAGTCCGACGGATCCGAGTAGAGAGGCTGATAATACATCACCGCTACGGCTTTGGTTGTCTCCTTAAAGAAATCTCTGTCGTATGCAAGCGATAGATAATTGGTGCTTCTCCAAACCGAGGTCGTTGTAGGTACTCCTTTGACGCGCTCTGCCTCGTACATAGCTCCCGAGCCTAGCGCCCAAGCGAATCGGAAAACCGAGTATTGAAATCTCAACCCAAGACCCGATAGCTGACGCAGATTGAGCGCCTTTCTTACGTCATATTGAGATTGAGCAAAGACCTCTCCCCATAGCTCAGCTCGATAAGCGAGCATGATGTTCATCATAGATCTCGCATGGAAAAAACCACGGTCGTCAAAGACCTGTCCATTAGACGATCCTTTAAACACGTTACCTATAACGAACGATTTAAAATCCTGATCAGGACTGCTGTGATCAAGTCGCGTGTCTACAGCATAAGATTTCAAATTCACGTTACCGGTCGTGAAGCGCAAATCGGTACCTATTGTATAACCCCAACCGTTGTAGGGCATAGAGCCTCTAAAGAGTTCTGCGTTCACCTGCGCCCAACTGGACACAGACCACAGCATAATGATGAGAGTGATTAGGATTCTCATTAGTTACCTTTCGCATATTAAGGGAGCTTTTAAGATTTCGATCTCAATCTCTTTTGCTGAGAGACCGAGCTTGTAGGATTTCAAGACGTGACCGTCCTCTGTGTTTTGATATATCGAGACGTTATATCCTGATGTCAGAGAAGATTCTACAACCAAAGTACCTATGCGTCTGTCTTGACGATTTTTTATCTCCTCTGATCGGATGCGTTTACCGAGCATGATTTTTAACCTTTACTGAAAATATCCTTGTATAGTGTGTTGACGAGGCCCATTCGTCTAGCCGGTTAGGACGCCAGACTTTCACTCTGGAAACACGGGATCGTTCCCCGTATGGGTCATTATTTTCAGATAAAAGAAAAAATCTGGAACCTCTACTATAAGACAGATCACAGAGCGCGTAAAAGCAATCCTGCAAAGCTCTGCATTAAACCCTCTCTCCCACCTAAGGAGACTGACATGAACGTAAAAGCATTTGCTCTCGCAATCGCTTTATCTTTTCCTTCAATCGCGCTCGCTGATGATGTGTGCTCGACCTCAAAGTACAATCAAGTACTGCCTGTCAAGTCCGGACTGATCGGCAAGACAGCCTCTCAAGCCAAGAGGGTGCTCCGCAAGGCTTTCGGCCCCTCTGTTAAGATCACAGAGCAGAAGGGCGGGTCTCTCGGTCTTGATTTCCCTAAGAGCAAGCAAGATACGTTTGATTTGGGTGTCGCTCTTGTCCGTAATGGTGTTGTTTACGGTCTCGTTATGAGCTACTCCAACCGCTTTCAAGACCGTCTTGGAGGTCCAGCCTCAGCCTTGTCCATTGTAGGTAAAGGAATCAAGAAGAAGGTCGGAGGTGCAGCCGATTCCAAAGAGATTGATAAAGGTCTCCGCTTTTTTTGGATTGAGCATGAAGGCATGGATATGACTCTTACCGGCCAAGACCCTTACAAGATCCTGCTCCGTGTTGAGTGCAATCCTCTTATGAAGAAGCTCGCAGATCAGGCAGCCGAGAGCGTGAACCTCGGGTTCTAAAAACCTGATAAACTAGAGACTAACAGCATAGGGGCTCCTTCTGTTTTAACGCAGAGGAGCCCCTTCTCTTTTTCTCGGATAGTATAAGAGACGTACCTAAAAGGAGGTACGTCATGCTATTCGATCTTGACGAGATCAGCGCCTTAGAGCGCGACATTAAGAGACACAATAAGCTCTATTGGGAAGATCAAAATCCAGAGATTTCAGATGTGGAATATGATCTGCTCATCGAGCGCTTGAGAGCGCTTAATCCTCAGAGCGAGGTTCTAAACGCTCTTGTCGAACCCGTCTCCTCAGACAAGGAGATTCGACATAAGAAGCCCATGCTCAGCTTGGGTAAATGCTACGACCAAGACGGTTTATCCTCTTGGTTACAATCCGCTGTAAAGAGAGCCTCCGAAGAGATTATCGCCTCCCCCAAGATTGATGGGGTTGCTTGCTCTCTCGTCTATGATGCTGAAGGCTCTCTGCGCTACGCCTCTACGAGAGGGGATGGCGTTAAAGGGGAATCAATCACCTCTGCCGTTCAGACTATGGACACGATCCCTAAATCAATACCAGCTCAAGGACGCGAGATCGAGATCAGAGGGGAGATCTATATGTCCTTGACAGCCTTTCAAGCCTCCACTGGTCTCAAGAGCCCGAGAAATGCCTGCGCTGGCGCGATTAAGAGAAAGGAAGCTCAAGACAATCAAGCCTTCGGTTTGCGCTTCTACGCTTATGATGTAGACGGCCTAGATCGAGACACCCTCTCAGACGCGCTCGATTTAGTGTCTTTATGGGGCTTTTCACCTGTACCATATACAACCGCTCTCTCTAACGACAAAGACGCGCTTACGAGCGTATATGATGATTATGAGCAGGGCGCTCTCAATCGCGCTTTAGACTACGACATAGATGGTGTGGTCTATCGCGTTAATCGGATTGAGACCTTTAACAGACTAGGATCTACCTCTCATCACCCGAGAGGCGCTATCGCATATAAACTCAAAGGCGACAGCGCTGTCACTACCCTAAGAGAGATCGAATGGAGCGTTAGCCGTTCTGGTGTTCTCACGCCTGTTGGAATATTTGATCCTATTCTGCTTAATGGCGCGTCTGTCTCTAGGGTGACCTTGCATAATCTCAATTTCATCCGTGAGAAGAATATCTACAAGCTCGATTCAAGAGTGAAGATCACCAGAAGCGGTGGCGTCATACCTTATTTTGAAGAGGTTGTGACACGAGGCAAACGCGCTCTCAATCTACCTGTCTCCTGTCCCACCTGTCCTAGCAGAGAGGGCTGTCGTACTCTTGAGACCGATGGGATCTTACGCTGTGATGGTGATCAACTCTGCGATCCTATCATGGCGCAGGTGCTTAAACATTACGTTAAAACTACCAAGATTGACGGCTTCGGGGATGTTTGGCTCAATAAGCTCGTCTCTCTCGGTATACTCAAGACTCCAGTGGATTTATACACCTTGACCGAGAAGGATTTACAAGGTCTTGAAGGCGTTGGTGAGGTCAGAATCAAGGGCTGGCTCGATTCGATAGATAAATCTCGATCACTCGATTTAGACGTGTTCCTTAGAGCGCTCTCTGTTGAGTACCTAGGCAGATCACTGAGCGCAGTATTAGCGAGCACCTACAAATCCATAGACAAGATCCTTGAAGGCTTAAGCGAGAAGAAGATTACGGGTAAATCTCGTCTTGAGCACGAGTTATCTCTGATGGAAGGTATGGGTAATCTGAGCGCGTTCACAGCTTGCTCTGGCTTGAACAAGAAGATTGACCTTATCAAGTCCTTGAGAGAGCACGTTAACGTACTAGATTTTGCCGAGAGAAAATCCTCCTCAGACAAGCTCTCAGGACAGAGCTTCGTCTTCACCGGTACTATGATATCCATGAAGCGTTCAGAAGCACAGAATAAGGTTAAAGACATGGGAGGTACTTGCCCTTCCTCTGTCTCTAAGACCTTAACCTATCTTGTTGTCGGTGATGAGGGTAAGGCTGGTTCAAAGCTCGACAAAGCCAAGAAGCTCGATGTCTCAATCCTAAGCGAAAAGGAATTTAACGAGCTTCTTAACTCTTAGTTGGAGAGCAAGGAAGATCCTTCCTCACCGGACAAGAAATCTTTAAGGTGCTCCCGCATCTGCGACAAACGAACATCTTAGGATTCTTGTCCGGACTAAATCTCATTACTCTGCGCCTGCAATCGCGCCTGCGGTCTCGCCAGCGCTCGCGCCTGCGGTCTCACCTGCGGTCTCGCCTGCAATCGCGCCTGCGGTCTCGCCAGCGCTCGCGCCTGCAATCGCGCCTGCGGTCGCGCCAGCGGTCTCACCTGCGGTCTCGCCTGCGGTCTCGCCTGCGGTCTCGCCAGCGCTCGCGCCTGCGCTCATATCCGAGACGCCCATATCTGTAGCGGTCTTACTACTAGAGCCTCTGCAAGCAGTGAACAGAATAGCGCTTAGGGTTAGGATCATTAGGTTTCTCATATTATAGAGCCTTTCTACTTTTAGGTTTACGACCTGAAAAGCATATAAACAGGCTACTAAAAATGATCTCTCAAAACAGCGTAGGCGTGTTTGCATATCTTGTGCGTATTGTCGGGGTCGCGCTTTGTCGGCTTCTCTGCGGAGCCTCTCGGGCTGCCGAGTAGATAATCTCCGTTTTGAGCGTGATACTCAGGCCCTTGATAAATCCAATAATCGCATGAGCAGGTGAGATGTAGGTCAGGATTGGATCGGTCACCCTTTGCTTCAACGGTGACCTCGTACTTATCTACTTGGAAGATGATCGGCTCTTTTAGGATTTTATCCTCAAAGCCTTCAACTACGGTAGAGATGGACTTAGCTTTGTCGATGATCTTAGGGTCGAGCGCGTTGATTATTTGCGATTTTAGGGCGCTTCTCTTGTATCTCATGCAACCTCCTTGGTGTCTGCTCATATCCTCTATTATAAAGCGTTAAAAGAGGACTAAGACTATGCAGACGTTCGTGCCTTACACCGATCATTATCTCACCGCTCAAGTGCTAGACTATCAGAGACTAGGCAAGCAGAGGATTGAGACGTTTCAGATACTCAAGTCCTTGTATCTCTACAACTACTTGGACAAGCCGAGAGGTTGGATGAGACACCCTGCGGTGCTCATGTGGAGAGGACATGAGCGCGCCTTAGTGGAATATGGTGTCGTCATGTGTGAGGTTTGGAAGGAGAGAGGATATAAGGACACGACCATGGAGAAGATCAAGGGCATGGCCAAGTATTTTCCAGAATCGAGCGCGAGATTGCCTGATTGGTGGGGAAACGCTCGGGTACATCAAAGTCATAGAGAGCGTCTATTGGACAAGAATTGGGAGCATTACACTCTGCTATTTTTAGACGATGAACCTAGCTCTGATTATGTGTGGCCTATGCGCTGAATCTCTGTCTCTAACGCTTGACTAGCAAAGCGCAAACTCTTCTTTTTGTCTAGGAACCAATCTGCGATCAGTATTGATGAGAGCGCACCTTCTAGGTTCGGAGAGAGGTCGAATTCCTTTAGCGTCTCACAAAGACTAGGGTTTCTTTTCAATCTAAATCTGAACGCTAGATAACGTATGATCGAGACGGAGCGCGAGCGCTCACGATTGACGTACCATAGCGCTTTTTGTAGATCCTCCCGAGAGGTCTCACCAGGTTTTTTGCCTGCTCTCAAGATGTACTTGACCGCAGAACCGAGAGAGAAGTTAAGGTCAAAGTCCTCGATAATCTCGATGGCGGGTCTTGTCGAGCCTTGATAATGTGACCTCTGAGCGCGTCTTGTAGGATTTTAGATTTACCTTCACCTCTCTCCTCACAGAGACGGTTGAGTTCTTTAAGGAGATGGCCATCAAGATAGACGGAAACCTTCTTACCTCCCGAGGCATTATCCGTTCTATTGTTAGCGCTCTTAGTGTTATTTAAGAGCTTTCTACGCGCTCTATAAGCCTCGTCATTAGCTCTCTTTTGACAGATCTTGGAGCAGTACTTTGGACGATCTTTGGGTCGCACCTTCTCGCAACCGCTCTTTTGACAGAGCGCGTCTGCGGGCAGCTTTCTCCTAGGCTTGCGTCCTTCGCATCTGTAGTGGTAACAGCGCGTCTCGTCTTCCTTAAAGACAACCCCTCTAGACATGAGATACTTGTTGCATCTCCATCCCCATTCTCCGTCCGCGTTCTGAGCCCATAAGGCGATACAGTTATCGTGCATAGTTATATCCTTTTCTTTTAGGTACACTATACAGATCAGTAGTCCTTTTATCCTGTTTTTTTGCCCGCCTTAATCTTACGTTTAGAGAGTAAAAGAGATGCTAGAAGACACGATGATAACGATGACAGCCTTATCTTACGGATACATTATCTTGACCGCTTTTGGTCAGATACGCAGAGATCTTAAGAGATAATCAGTTCGAGTCTAGATGCTCTGCGATTAGCTCTGCAAGCTCCTCTCTCCACTTAGGAGGACGCTGACCAACCTTGCCGATATAGAACACCTTCCCGACGGAAGGGCTGATAGCGGTTTGGGTGCCTCTCTGTAGCTTGGTCTCAAGCTGAGCGTAGACCTCACCTTTGCTGTTGATCGCAAAGAATCCGATAGGGGTGCGGAAGTACATAGAGCCGTAGGCGCGCAGGGTGCGCTCATCTACTAGATCTTCAATATCCTGACTCTCGACAAAAGACGTGTCGATAAATCGGTCACTAAATCCGGTGCGATACTCGGGAGGATCAATATCGAGACCTCGCTTGTAGACGACCTCAAAGACCTCTCTGGTCTGAAATTCGCTCATGTAGCGAGTGAAGCTCCGGAAATCTCCGAGACCTGAGCGGTAAAGACCGAGGCTGTCGTTCGGCTCAAGCGCCTTAGCGTCTAGCTTCTTGATCGCGTCCTCTAGCTTTGCCTGCTTAAAGCGAGCGCTCCCGCTGTCTCGGTATTCCTCTTGCTTCTTGATCTCCTTAACGATACCTGCCGTACCCTTTGAAGGAGGTACCGCGTAGAAATCGTAAGACTGAGATGTTAGCTTGCCCTCGTCATCAATCTTGCGTACCTTGATGATAGGGAACTCTCTGTTGTCGCTTGGATAGACAATGTTCTCCACCTTAAAGTAAATCGGATTGTCCACAGAGAAATTAAGAGCCTTGCAGTTTCTCATGTTAAGCTCATGTGAGCATTTATCGGCTCTTACAATCACGACCTCACCGATCTCTAGGGGTCCTCTCTTGGAGCTTGGTCTTCCGCCTTCGGATGAAGAATCCTTGTAAGGTATGTTAAGTCCTGTAAGCACGGTCTTGAACTGAGCCTCGGTGTACTCATCCACGTTCTTGTAGAGAGAGCGTAGAGCGCACCAAGTGGCGAATTCTTGATCATCTTTTGCTGAGATTTTCTGATAGTCCATGTCGTTTCCTTTTGAGAGATTAATGTGTAGAGATCTATAAAAGTTCTATTATGTATATCTTCTTGAATACCATTTCACTCTATGGGGTTAGTTATGAGAAAAACTGCAAGCGAAGTAATCAGAAATCTTGAGATGCGCGTAGCGCGTATGGAGCGCTCAAGTAGCGCAGACAAGAAGCTCGTTAAGCTGAAATCTTTAGCTCCTAAAGCTATCGCAAATTGGGAGTATGATCCTAAGGACCGGGTGTGGATCGTCACACTGATGAGCCCTTATGTTGATTTCCCTCAAAAGGCGATTCAGTTTATGGGTAGAAACTTCAAGAGCGTGTCTTTCAACGGGAGATCCGGAGAGATGTATCTAGAGCTGCCCTAATCTCGATCTACAGCGCGTCATTTAAGCGCAGGATACTATAAGATCTTTACACCGCTTCACATACGAAAGGTCTGATATGAAGCCTCGTAAAGGTTTAAGTTTCTTCTTGAAAACCGAGACACAGCCAGAGCAGGTTGCCTTCTGTGTCGTACTCAGCGCTAAGAGCGATGAAGATGGCGAGTATAAGATTGTACGCACCCACTTCACAGATAACAAAGGCACAGCCCTCAATCTGCCTCTTTCTGAGATGGGTTTTTATCACTTTGAAGAAGACGTAGATGATGGGTTGATCGCAGAGGAATGGGACACTGAAGCAGTGCGCTCTCTCACTCGTAAATCAATCGTCCCGCCTCGCCCGTCAACAAGTAAGAATAATGTCACCCGATCAGAGCCTCGCCCTGAGATTGTTGAAGCTCAGGACGAGGATCTTGAGATGGACGAAGCGCTAGAGGACGTTATTTAAGCGCGTAAACGTCTGCTCTTTTGAAGCAGGCTCTACGCTCTCAGTAGGGAGCGCGCCTCTGACCTTTGTTAAAGGTCTTCCCTTAATACGATAGCGATCAGAGGCGCTGTATCCTTCCCCGTAGCCTGAGGGAGAGATTGATCCTCCTAGTCTCAAGAGACCATCTGCGTCTCTATAGACGGCTGCCGTCAGGATTAGAACCTGTATCTCTCCGCCGTTTGATTTGACAGCTAAATCCTGTCCTTCAAAGGCGGTCTCCTCTGTGTTTCTCACTAAGAGAGCACGACAAGCGAGCGCGCCTCCCTTGAGCACAGGATGTAGAGATTCAGGGATACTATCGACAACCCACGTCACAGGACCTCCCGGTACTGCGCCCGAGACACCGAACACTGAACCACCTCCTCTTGAGACGCGATAACGTCTAGTGCCTTGAGGATTTGTAGTTGAGTAAGGCGTGTAAGCGTAAAGCACACCATCAACCATCTCTAAGATTTCTCCAGAAGCTCCTGTCACCTTGGTGTAAGGCAGACCGCTAGGGGATGTAGGGACGCGCTCTGTCTCAGGCGAATCAATCTGTCCTCTACTGCTTGAGAGATAAGAGGATTGATTGTTAAGAGGGTCTTCGCAGAGGAAATCGAAATCGTTGACCAAGAGACCGATAGGCAATCTCGACACCGCACCGACAAGCGAAGGAGGAATAAATCCATTACCCGCGTTGTTAGGCACTGAGATGCCACCTGTCATGTAGACGGAAGATCGAGAGTTAGGGGTCGTCTCAAAAGGTACAAAACCTGAAATCTTGCCAGAGTGTAAACGCACTAGTTTCTCTACATGAGGATAGACGTTACCGCCAGCGTCTTCCCAAGAAATCGTGACCTTAAACCTATCAGGATTAGAGCCGAGCAGACGAGACGAGATGTAAATAAACGCTCTGTCTGCGTCTCTGAGTAAATCGACCTGATAGTTCTTGTCGTTCATGTCTGCGACAAAAGATTCCATGTTCGCTGAGAAGGACCCGCTATTGTAAGTAGTGCTGTCCATCTCATGGATAATCTCTGTAGAGAGCAGGGTGTCCTCAATCTTAACGTGAAGGATTGCGTTCGCGCCTTGAGTATTCGCAGTTGCACCCGACAGCTTGTCGAACATAGCCTCCGGTATAATCAGCGTAGCGCTATCTGATACGGAAGGATGCTCATAAGGGGCGGTAAATGCGGAGGGGTGTGTCTCTGCATACTTGCCCGTAGAAAGCGCCTCTCTCGCTACGTTCTGATTGTTGTTGCGGTTGATGAACCCTACGTCTAAGAGCGTAGATGGTCTGATCTGCCCGCCTATAGCTCCCGAGCCTAACGTGGTGTAAAAATCCATAGACGCTAGAATCTGTAAACGTCTAGGATTAGGCATATCAAGAGCGCTTGAGCCATCCGCTTCTCGCATGGTTCTTATCTGCGTGAAGTTATAAGAGAGCGTAGGGCTAAGCTGACCAAGACGAGCAGGTACATCCGCATACTGAGGGGCAGCCCCATCTCTAGTGTGATAAGGATCGCCTTGATATACGGTGCGCTTGTAAGACGCTACAACCTCTGAACCATAAGGTAGCGCGCTCGGAAAGATCATCTCAGCATTTAAGAGATGATCATTAGGCGCTAGATCATCTGTAATCAAAACAGAAGCGGGCGCGTCATTTAGAGCAACGCCTAATCCGTCATAACGTCTAGTCAAGATCAGATTATTGCTTGAGATAAATCCTTGAGCAAATCCAAAGACCGTACATTCGACCACATAATCATAATCCCCAAAGACCTCACCACCTGCGTAACCTGGAATCTTAGTGAGATCAAGCGCGTTCTCGGTCAGTACATAAGTATGTGACCCGCTAATGCTCGTCTCATCTTGAGCCCCATTCTCTCGAATATAAAGCGTAAAGGCATGGGCGTCTGTCTTGAGCAGATTTGTAGGGCCATTCTGTAGAGGCGTAATCCTGTCTGCCTCGTGAGCGCCTCGATTACCATTAGCTACATTAGCGCTGAAATCGCTCGCCTCGTAGACTCCATAGACTCTAGCAAAACCAATAAATGGAGGAAGCTCAATACCGCCTACGTCATAAGGATAATCTGAGTAGAATTCTAGCTCGGATGAAATGGTCGTCTTACGCGCAACATAGCCTTCTTGATTAGCAAATTCTGCGCTTGAGACGTACTGACCGTAGTCACCTAAGGTAGTGCTTGTCCCAAACAGCGCAGGATAGACGCCAGCTGCCCCGTTGTTGTTCTCTCCTCCGATGATATTAAAGATCTCATCGGTGTTCGAGGTCGTATCAAGGAAGATGTGATTAATGCCTTCTAAGATAGAATCTGACGTGTTCTCTCTCACATGATAAGGAACGTCTTGTCGACCAAAGCTCGGCATCGCCTCGATAGGTAGCGCATAAACAGCAGACCTAGACGCGGTGAAATATGAGCCTCCATCTGTGAGCGTCACCCCGTCCGTGTATGTGGAAGGAGTAGCGCTCCCCATCACTTCTGTGCTGGTCACGCTGTTGTAAGACGACACAAATCCTGTGCTCTCAAGACTCATGGTGTGTCTTCTGAGAGGTCTTAAAACAAGCGTCTTTGAACCTGTGTCAAAATAACAATCCGTCTCTCTAGGATGCTCTGAAACTAAAACGAATTCTCTACTTGTAGACGCTAAATTACGGAACTCATATCCTTCATTATAGAGAGAAGGTAATGTCGTGACGTGATGATTTGTAGGCATTACAAGCGCGTTAGAGAGCGCGAGAGATGTGGGATCTACGTCTAGCGTGTAGGGCTTGTTTTTCGCGTAACCTGAGCCTGTGTTCAACACCTCTACACGATTAAATGAATCAGGCGTTCGCGCTGTCGCGCCTTGACCTGCGGGCCATTGTATCGCGCAAGAGAGCAAGCCATAATCAGAGCTTGCAGAGAGATCAGAAGCGGTAAGCACAATCACCGCTTGCTCGTCATTAGAGCGCAGATGCTGTAATCGGATAGACGCGGTGATGTTGGTAGCGCCTGTGACCCCAAGACTAAACGGTGTCGCAGGTCCTATTCTCTCTAGATATGCCCATGTAGTACCACCCCCTGCGGTCGTGATCTGCTCGCTCCAAGGGGTGAGATTACCTAGTCCTACAATCTTAAAGACCCCGTTAATCGTGGGCCCGTTGTTCACATCGGGATCCCCGTAAATATGCAGATAAAGCTCTGAGGACGCGCCCGTTAAATCTGTGTCATTAGCGGTCAGTAGATTATAGAGCGTAGGGGTCTCAAACGTGTTGCGTAGAGATTCGATGAGATCGGATCCTGTTACATCGAAATCTACATTAAGATTAACAGCTAGCACCGTGGTGCTTACCGTGGTTGCGTCGGAGGTGTCATACGAGTAAGCGATATTCTTCATGTCTAGTGTGGTAGAGGTAAGACCTGTTCTCGTCAGAATCGAATCACCTAACACCACAAAATCGGGACCTGTCGTCTCGTCATATCCTTCTACCTCTTGATTGAGATAGAGATTAGATCTGTGAAGACCTGCTGGCGTGTAGCTCTGCGATCCTCTTCTCTGACGAACCCCGCCAAACAAGCGTAGCTTGAAGGGATCCTTATCGCCTAGCTTTCTTGTCAGCTCTCTTGGATGCACGAATCGAACCAAGCTCTGCGCTGTAGTGTTGAGACCTCTGCGCGCTCCTGTGAGACCTGATTGACCACCGATCTTAAGACTAATGGTCGTACCTCTTCTCAGCACTCGGTCGCTATACATCCATCCTGTAGGATAGAAATCTGGAGCAGACGACCATTGATTGGCGATGTTCGCGTTAAAGGCTGCGGTTGTGTATCCGTCACCATTAATCGCTACATTAGCGAAATCGAGCATCAAGGTTAGATTGCTCTGATAGACGGAAGCGTCTGACCAAATCTGTCGTATTCCATTAGGGGCGTCCATTTGACTTGTGTGTGTATAAGACGTGTCGCTTAATACAGACACCTCCTCAACCACAATACCCTTAGAATCCGAACCATTAGCAGAAGTCTTGAAAGCGGTCTTTAGTTCGCCTTTGAGCACGTCTAGCACAGCGCTCTCTAGTAAGCGTCCGTAATCGCTCTCTTGTGAGGCTACCGCGTGTCGTAGATCAATCACATCTTGAGACGCGATCTGATCGGAATAAAGTCCATCATAGCGCTCGTTATAGAGGGTGACGAGCGCGCCGGCTACATGACTCTTAGCCTCTGTACCTGCCCTGCCTCTGCTCACAATCGTGATTGTACCTGTGCCTGTGTCGCTACCTGAGATCTCAACAACCTCTCTATGGTCGCCAGTACCGATCACAGCAAAGCGATTAGAAGCATAGAGTGCTTGATCATCTAAACCTGAGCCTAAAAGATTCGTGATCGAGATCGCTCCTGTAGCGCTTGATGTGAGCGCGCCCGCTAAAGAACCTTGCGTTAAGATAATCGCGTCATCTGTAGTAGATGATGATGGGGTGCGATTAGGGGCTCCATTATGTTCAGGAGTACCACCTGCTGACACAGAGACATAGGTCGATGAATTGCGTCTAAAGACAGCGCACATCGGGATAGCGTACACATATCCATCAACGGTGCCGAGATCGTTTGTAGGATCACCATCCCCTGCTCTCCAAAGACCTTGATCACCTTCAGCGCTCATGTTTGAGAAGGTGAATCCATTAACAGGACTAGCGCTTGTGCCTCTAGCTAAGACAGCGGTTGAATCCATGCCTTCAGGATAGCGTCCTAGATCAATACCTGAGACTACTCGGATACGATGCTGTACCTGCACACGTCTTGTAGTCTCAAAGCCCACAGAGCCATCAATCATATCGTCTGAAGGATTGCTTACTCCTCCATAGAGCGTGTTACCATAGCGATAAACCGTGCTATCTGAGGGTTTATTAGCGGTGGAAGGGCTCGCTTCTAAGAGCACCCTAAAGACCTCTAAAAAGACAAAATCCGTGCGGGCGTTAGATGTGGGAGGAGGAGGTAGCTTAATCGCATTACCTACTCCGTTTTTATTTGAGCCCGAGAGAGGAATCACCCAACCGTTCACCACGGCCGTGAGTAATCCGTTCTCGCCCATCTCAAAGTAATTTGAGCCTAAATCCTGAAACGTGAAATCTTTATCCGCCAATGTCGGGTCGATAAGAAATCCGGAAGGATATTGCTCTTTGATCTGCTCAGAGATCGCTTCCCATCCGATCTGACCTACAAGGTTAAGCTCGCTATCTAGCGGAGGCTTGCCTTGTTGCCAGACGACATTGGAAAAGCTACGCTCAAGCGCGCTCAGTGTCCTTGAGACACCATCACCTAATTGCTCTGCCATCTTAAATCTCCTCAGTACATAATACCATAAGCGAGTATATAAACATCCTGTGAACCGTCATTACGGAAGGCTAATCTCACCATCGTCTCGGGAGCAAGGAATGAGTGCGGGTTCAGGTTTGTTAGCTCGCTATATGAGCCTCCGTTATCTGATGAGATATAGACTTTTAACAAGGTAGGATCTGCGTCTGTATAGACGAGTCTTGAAGGCTCATTAACGTCTTCTCTCAACCCTTGAATCGGGCTCTTGTCGTAAGTAAAGGTCTTAGTCACAGCGCGCCACCACACCATCACATTCTGAGACCCTGCCCCTCCTGTAAGCGCCCCTAAATCAATCTCTTCTGTGATCATCATGCCAGGGTCACTATATCCTGTAGGGTCGAGCGCGTTGGGTGCAGATTCGTTAAGAGCGCAAACGCCGGTGATGTTTGGCGTGTCTCCCTTGATCATTCTCGGACTGATCGCACCCGAAGAATCCGGAAACAAAGCGGTGCTGTCCGATATGTCGTCTGCGCTCTCTAAAAGAGGATTGTAAATGACCCCATTGTAGCCCGCATAAACCGAGATAAACGCGCTCTCAATCCTAGAGATCACGCTTCCTATGTCTCTAGGGAAGACGTAATCCCCGCTCTGTAAAGGGATAATCCCGAGCGTTGATGGTGTGCTCAACTCATATCTACCCTTCATGTCTGAGGGCGTGAACGGCCCGCTCTCTATGATCTTATTACTTGATCTCTCTACGATTATTGACATTGATTCGCTCCTTAAAGCGCAGCCTCAAGACCGGTATATTCTGAGATAGAGACGACCTCGTCCCCGTCATAGTTGAGTCCTGTAGACTCGCGCAGAATCTCAATCCCGATGAGACCTTTTCTTAGTAGGTAAGGCTGATTAGGATCGAATGAACTCATCTTACATGAGCTATAGTCAAAGGTGTTCGCTACGTTGGCTTTGACGAGAATAGGATAATTAGAGCCATAAGCCTCGACCACATAAGAGCCTAGGCTTACTCGGATATCCACACACACCACAGCCTCCTTGACCATTACCTTGTTCTCATAAGACAACATACAGCCAGGATAAGTGACAAAACCCGTTGTGCCTCCTCCAGCCTTAGCTGGCTCGTCAGGTCGTGCTACATTAAGCCAAGCGGTTTTTGTAGGATTCTGTATCAGTACAGAGAAAGGCTGAGCGTTGTCTGCGCTCATTGGTATTGAGGTGTTGTTCTCAGAAGATGTGAGATCCGGATTTAGATCCTCGTATCGAATACCGATGAGACGTATCGTGAACTCGTTAGTGACCTCTTCATTGTAGCCAAAGCTCACGTCAAACATTCTCATGTAAGAATAGAGATCCCCCGCCTGCGCTATCGGATAGACGTTCGTGTTACCTGCGCTGAAATCAGGTTGCGTCACCGAATCCCCTGCGTTAGCGCTCGGGCGATAATCAGTATCATAGGCTTCCTCAGGTACGAGCAATTGACCTCTAGAGAGTGACGCATACGCGCTTGTGCCGTTCGCGTTATAAAGGAACGGCATTGGTCCTACTTGAGCCTCGGGCTGACCTGATAAGAACGTGACCGCTACGAGATTATATCCGTTTCTCACCCATCCCGATCCGCGATGATTGGGTGTCTGTATGTCTACAGGATTAAAATCGTTGTAGTAGTAATAGCTGTCTCTGACCGTAAACGTGAAATCGAGCGCCCCTGTCCACGTTTGAATCTCCCCTGCTTGCTCTAAGACGTTACCGTAAGCGAGCAAATCAGAGAGCGCGACCGTGTTCCCTTGATCGGATGTCACGTTCTCAGAGAAGCCTGCAAAAGCGCAGGATATACGATACATCTCATCAAGGAATCTCTCAGAGGTGTCCTTCCTAGCATCAAAACCACCTTGGTAAGGAATCAGATAGTTTGATGGGTTTCCGTAAATCGAGATCGCACCTGAATCCGTCTGATAGAAGTTACCGTAGTGACTCATCTCATCTGCTTCGGTGTCGTAAACCTCTAGCGCGTAGAACGTGTTGTTGTGGTCAATCCTAGTCTGCCATGTGCTGGTGTCTAGATACTCCACATCCGTGTAGACACCGCTAAAGTCCGTCTTGAAATCCATGCCATAATCGACCGTCACACCAAAGTTCGCGTTCGTGTCTCCTACCACGTTAAAGAGACCTTGAACGTCTCCATCTACCATGACCGAGAAGTCACCTACGCTAATCTGTGCTCTGTTCACAAACGCAAAGAAATAAGAATCAAAAGCAGGATAAGACGCGCTATATCCTAGACCCCCTGCAACGTGAACCTTGTAGTCATAGTTGAGTACCGCATCAAACGTGATCGCTACAGCCCCACCCGAATAACCGTTGTTATCTACAGGACGATAAATCGGGATATCGCTTGAGTAAGTACCTCCGTAAGGATTTGCCTCTCCTGAGCATAGCTCAAATACTGCACCGTTAATCGTGAGCGTCTGCACGACAGAGTAAGCTCCCCCACCATCTAGACGATAGATGAAGAACGCGAGCGCGTCCTTATTAAGGGCGTTGAACTCTGGTACAAGATTTATCGTGTCTATCGTGCAATCCTGTAAGAGAGATTTCATCCGAGCGCTGTGATACAGCAGAGGGTTACCGTAAGGATTTCCGCTGAAGGCTCCGCCGTCTACATAAGATGTATCTTGCAGAAGCTCGATGCCCAAACCTTCTTCATGCTTTGCCGGATTGAATAGGGCCGTGGTTAATCGGAAATCGCTCATAAAGACAGGAGGGCGCTCTGTCTCTAGTCCACCATCACCTAGAGGATAAACGCCCCTAAAACCGATCACAACGGGTGTGCTGTATACATCGTCTCTATCGGTCGCGTTGGAAAATAGTGTGTACTCTAGATCAAGCGCGCCCTCTCTTAAACGCTCGCTTGTGAAATCGCTGTCAAGAAAAAAGGCAGGTTCGTTTGGAGCGCTCTCGCCTACAAACTGAATCGCCTTACCTGAGGTCAGATTGTTAAAGAGCAAGCGACCATAAGGTAGGGTCTGATAGGTGTAATTAGGGTCGTCCGTAAGCTCGGGTCGAGTGCTCGCTTCTGTGCTGTAAGTATAGAACGGGTGGCGCCAGTTTAGCGTGTGTCCAAGTCCGTTTGTAGCAGTAGAAGATTCCTCTGCGCGTAGAGACATACCGAGCGCGAGAGTGGCGATCTCTTCAGATCCTTCCTTGTTCTCCCCGTACACAAAACCATTAGTGTGGAAGTAGCCTTGCGTTCTCGGCAAGATAAAATGCACACCCGAGATGGTTGTAAATCTTACGTCCTCATTTGAGATCGAGGTGATATAGTTGTAGGTCTTGGTGAGACTGAATCCATATTTAGATGAAGCTGTCACGACCTGTGCGTTTTGTACCGTAGAGCCTTGCACACCCGTCACAATAAGACGCTCTAAAGCGCTGGAGATTCCGTATTCATTTAGAGCGCTTCCTGTCACAAGAGAGGTCGTATTGTCTGCCCCATCATACGGGATACCGACCGCGTTGACGCTCCATAAATCGTCTGCGCTCGGGATCTCTGCGTCTCTCACTAAGCGCTCAAAAGCCTCTTCCGTCTTGAAATGTACGAGCACAAAAGAGCCCAAGGAGTAATTTTGCTCATTAAAAGTAGCTGAGCTTGCAGACGCTTCAAGTCCCGCTTTTATCTGCTTGTACTTGACCGTATATCTAAAGCGAGCGATCTGATCTGATACGGTGCTCTCCGCATATCCCGCATAAGCGCCTGCGCTCGTAAAGTAAGCGCCTTCTGCTTGATTATTAGGTCTGATAGGCAGGAAGAATCTGCCTCTCTCCTCAAGAGGAGTGGGCAAATCAGAAGGCAGATATGAGGTCAATCTAGGTAGACGATAAGCTAGGAAGTTTAAGTCCTCCTCGCTGTCGCCTGTGTAGTTGAAGAAGCTCTCAGTATCGAAATCCCACATCTCTGTACCGAACAGAACAGGCAGGTTGCCTCCGGGGTGTGTCTCCCCGTAGAGCGCTGAAGGATCTCTTAACAATCTCACAGCGCCGGCGTGAGCGTTTGCCGTTATCCCTGCGATAGGATCGCCTGCTAGGTCAGGATGATCTGCTCGGTAAGTGCCTCTCTGTATCTCGGATAAATCGTATTGACCTAGATCTGCGCTCGGGAAGGTTTCTGCGTCACCTATCGTAAAGATACCACCAGGTTGTCCGTCTCTTGTCGTCTCAAGACCTTGACCTAGATTGACGACAGCCACGACCTTGGACATGATCTCCTCTGCGGTCGTAGAGGGGGTCAACCAATCCGTCTGACCTTCTTCAATCCTAAGTAGCGCGACCGTGCCTCTGTCAGCAGGGGAGATGATACCCGAGATGGTAATGCCCCCTAACATACCCATGTTGTCATAGACGAGATTAACAGGTCTGATCTCTCTCTCATCCCCTAAAGGCTGTGTCTTATAAGTAGAGCAGAGATGGGCGCTACCTGGTCCTGACCCGGGGAGAGAGCTAGAGACAACGGGAATGTCCTCGTTAATGCCCACGTTAAAAATCGGGTCTGATCTATATTGAGAGCCGGTCGAATCACCGCTTGGTTTGAATTCTCTAAAGTAAGGATAAGCGAGCGAGCTATCGTTTTTGTAGTACGCACTAATATAGCTTCCAAACCCTACAGAGACGGTCTCTTGTCTTTCCCAAACAGGGCCATCTGCCTGCTTAAAGGCGCCCCAATCTACAACCCCAATCGGATTGGTTGTCTCTGTTAGATTCAACGTGCCGAGGCGATTAATCCTTGCAGGGAGCGCGCCTTCTAATTGATCTAGCTTTGAGCCTAAATCGGTGTCATAGAAATTCTCGCTAGGCCCGTCATAAATCTGAGCAGAGGTATATACTCCTCTCTGCTTGTCTAGATGCGCTCTTAATATATCTCCAGCGCTCGTCACGTTAACGCTTTGAGAGCTGGCTAGAAGCGTAGGGTCTGTACTCTTAGGCATTGGTGTCTCCTGTCGTTAGACGGCCTTGTGTTCTGTAAACGCTGGCGGATGTTCTCAGGTCGGTGTCTGAGAGAGTTATTTGGTTCTCTGAGGTTGGATTTACGCTCACGCTACCTGAAACACCTGATAGCCTAGAAAACACCACTAAAACAATCTCACCTTTACGATAGAGCGCGCTGTCCTCTCTTATCTCTGCTAAGAGAGATAGTGCGTTCTTGTGTAGTACATAAGACGCTAAAGATTGAGCGAAAACACCAGGAAGATATGTAGAGCCTACGCTTGTATAAACAACCCTGCTCTCTACGTCTTTGAGAGGGTTTTCAAGCACTAGGTCTAGCGTTGTGTCCATGTTCACTAGAGAAGGTAAAGAGAGCGCGCCTGTATTAACCGTAAAATCTGTTAGAGACGCGCTCAAACTACCCTGTAAGAGATCATCTGATAGATAATCCGTCACGGCAGGATTAACACCCAACTGCTCATAAGGGGTTGCGTAAGGATAACCTTGACGAGACGATCCTGGTCCGTATTGGAACATCTCTATGCGCTCCCCTGCGCTTAATATTCTTAATCTCAAAGAAGCTGGCGCAGAAGGCAATCCTGAGCGCGCTCCGCAAGATTGAGGCGCGCGCCTTCTATAGTAGTTTGAGACCTGAAAACCACTCGTACCGTAGTTAGGGAGCGCGTCCCTAGAATAAAAGGTAATATCTAAGAGCGTCTGAGGGGTAGGTAAGAGAACTTGGAAATAAATTCTCGTATATGTCTCCCCAAAGGTCGAGCTTGCTAGATCTATCGCTACAGAGGTCGCGGTACCTGCTAGGTTTACGGTTGGATTTAACAGCGCGTTGTTAGGGTCATAGTGAACCTTGTAAGGTATCAACACGCTCTCTTGGTCATAAGACCAAAAATCTTCAAGCGAGGTTCTACCTTCTAAGAGAGGGTCTGCCTGTGGGGTAGGGTCATTAACCCCTGCCAAGTTGCCATACCAACCGTTGTCTATTCCCCCTACATACTCAACACACACCTCTCTCAACCCTTGTCGATAGAAGCTCATAGGGTATGTGCCAATAATGTAAGGTGGTATCTGTGAGAAATCATTTACTAATAAGGGGTTAGACAACCCACCTTCGGGAGCATAGACCGTATCGTCTGGCGTTAAGTTTTCTTGTGGGGTCGCGCTCAAGCCATTACTCGCAGGGTATTCAACCAAAAGCGAGACGTGCATTAAAGTAGCCCCTGCGTTATCCCCGACAACAGCGTCCCCAACAACAGGTGAATCGACACCTGAAAGCTCATGTATCGTTCGGTTTTTATCTAAGATAAGAGTGATCTGACTAGTGCCTAAGCCTTCAATACTCTTAAAGATAACCTGTTGAGAAATGATCCCGCCCGTATGACCTACGTTGTGAAACGCCTCAGCCCCTATGATCTTAGTGCCTTGAGGTATAACGTCTGTTAAAGCGATAGGGGTATTGGCTGACCCGTCTCTCCAACCTTTTGAGGTAGAGCTTGTGTCTGCGATTGTGAGATCAATCTGTATTTGATCCCCTTCATACCAACCATTTGAGACGTGTAGGTTATTTGGGTTATTTGGCCAAGCGGTAGGGTCTGACATGACATTTACGAACTTACTTGTACCCGATATGGGAAACTCAACAGCCCCTAGACCCCCAACAAGATCGAAAGTCAAGCGCTCTATCACAGGGTGTGATGAGAAACGTCTGCGAACGTGGTCAAATTGACCGATAAAATTGCCTCTGCCTGAGGTATCTCCTTCACCGCCTAGAGCGGTTGATCTGCCGATCTCGTCACACACCATAGGGGATGTGGATTGGTCTCCACTACCTCCCGCGATGTCGTGAAGATCAGAGCCATCCATCATCCATGTCTTGATCTGATTATCGAGCAAGAGCTGAAATTGTCGCGTCCTCTCAGAAGCGAGATCAATACCTCTAAGCGTCACGCTAGGTCTTAGATCTAGCACGTCAAAAGCGGATATCTGATCAGAGAACAAGCCGTCAGGCCTGTCGGATACTCCCGCATTAACCGTGATGCTCAGATTGTCTGTGAGCGCGTTGTTTACATATCCTGCATGAGTAGTGAGAGGCCCGTTGTTAGCTCCAGAAGTAGGGCTGAAAGCACCATTATTTCTGCGCGCTACATAGAAAAGAGGTATCGCGTACACAAAACCATCTACGGTACCTAGGTCAACAGCGCTCGCTTGAGAGCCGTCTCCTGAATAAAAGAGCCCATGATCTTCTCTGATCCCGAGCGCGTCAAAAAGCTCATTATTTGTACCATCAGCCTGCTCAAAGCCATAACCTACAACGGGCGCGCTCTGGCCGCCTTGCGGATAGACGCCCGGATTATCAAAACCAAAAAACTGCGTCTTTGGATCTATTCCGTTAAGCAGAGTAGCACCATCAAAATCAACCGCGTAGGTTCTGATCCTGTACTGAACCTGAACACGTCTTGATGTGCTCCTATTGACCGCAGGGTCTACGAGATCATCATCTAGCCACAGAGCGCTATCGCTCATGGTGTTTCCGTTAAACCAAATCTTGAGCGGACTTGGCTTGTTCTCTCCTGACGTGCCGGTGTAGCTCGTCTGTAGTACTAAACCTGCGGGCGCTGTGATGATTGCCGAGCCGTCATCTCCTTCGATCTGTAAGAAGATTCTGTCAGTACCTCTCGTCTCAGCGCTCACCGTAACCGCACCAAAAGCAGAGGCGTTGATAGCGTCTGAGATGAGACGCGCTGTCTCAGGATTGGTCAAGCCTATGCTGAAGTCCACACCTTCTGTGAGCGTGACAGAATTTCCTCCGATTGGGGTTGTGTCGATTGTGAAAGTAGCGCCAGCGCTCATAGAACCGTCTACGAGATATTGATTTCTTGTAGGGGAGGCAGGACTTACCTCTGCTTTCCAAACCTCTAAAAAGACAAAATCCGTGCGCTTAATATCGGGAGCTGAACCGAGAGGCGCGCTTGGGGCAGGTAGCTCGATCAGATTATTAAACGGATCGCTTGTACCTGTACCGCCTACAAACACAGGCATCCCTGCGATGTTGGCGATGAACGCGCTCATCTCAAACGTATTAGGTGCAAATGAGGGGTCGGACACGTCTCTAAAGACGGGCTCTGCTACATCTCTAGGGTCATGCACTAATACGCCAGAAGGCGCCCTTAAAAGGGGTCTCCGAGCGTCTTGAGACAGATTGAGTTCTGAGTCCAGAATAGGCAGACCAGCTTGATGAACAACCTGATCCCATGATCTGTGAGTAGCGCTCAGATTTCTAGATACTGAAGTGAGGTATTTCATGTCTCAGACCTCACCTTAAAATGTTAAGCGCCATGTGATCGCTAGAGTAGCTCCACTCGGTTTATTGATCACAGGGAAAGGTAGATAGTTGACGAGCACGTCAAGCGAGGTAAGATCCGTTGATGTGTCTCTATCGGGAAAATTGTCTGCGGGCGCGTTGATCGCGCTCACGTTAATGGCAGAGACGATGCCCATCTCATTAAGCGCGCCTACAGCCTCTCCGCTTTCAAAGACGGTCGTGAAATCGAGCACGTTGGTAGGTACAGCGCTGATCGCACCTGTGCTGTCTCTAAACACGGTTGAAGCGAATTCTTTACGGGTTAGCTCGGTGTTGAGCTTACGTTGTCGGGCGTCTGGACTATCAGGAGAGGATGAAGAACCACTAGCGCCCGTACCTACAGCTAAGACGTTAGGTGCTCTAGTTAATCCTGAGAATAACATGGCAGCCAAGATACCACCATCTAGCGTGTAAATGTTATTACGCTCTAGGACATTCCTCGTCTCTCCGTTCTCTGTGAGCGTAGCGCTCACCGCACCTTTCACTTGGATTACGCTCTCTTGAAAACCGAAACCCAAGCTAGACAGCATGGTGTTTGGTTGATTAATGCGATCCTTTGCGCTCATGTTTTCCTCCTTAGGGGATAAGATATATGCTTACCTGCTCTGTCTCTGACGATGGATTTAATATAGATGGTCCATTTAAGATTGACGCATCGTAGACGGTACCTCCATTGTCTCCTCCACAGATGAAGTAGCTATGAAAGACCTGCTCGATCATCGGGTTCGTGTTGTGAGCGATGGCGCTAATCTCGTTTAACGGATTATACGGTACATCTCTTATAGGACTAGCTGACTCCGTATATGAATCACCCGAGAAGGCGATCTCTGTCCATGTGTCCTCTGCGAACACAAGCTCCCCATCTGACCCCCTGCTCTCCGTGAAAACGGAGCCTGTATATCTGCGCGCTTCGTCCGGGGAAGCATCTGTTAAAGGTCTACCTTCCGGATTGGACATATAATCATCAATCGAGGGTACATCTTCATAAGGCGCAAAGGCTTTGTTGACGAAAGGTATCTGACCTTCCGCGTATTCCTCATTACGAAACCACTCCTCAGATGACGTGAAAGGCTTTGTTGATAGGGCGGTTATCTCTAGCTCAACATCATCAGAAGGAGGGTCGGATATGATGATATAACCACCCGAAATCGCGTAAGAGTAGTAGGTTGAATTCGAGATGATTGAGATGATTCTTTCAGGATAAAAACCTAGATCAGCGATATTGATCCTGCCGTCCTTAACGGTTGCGCTCACCACCGCAGGCTTGTAGACCTTTGAAGGATTGATTGAGACGCTAAGCGAGGATTTATTGAGCAAAAATCCTGAACCTAGAACGCTCTTGGTATTGAGCGTGTCTGTCTTGAGCAGGGATGTTGAGATCTCTCTCCTCTCGTAAACACCTACCTCAACCTTAGAGGCTCGATTTAAGACCTGAGGGTGACCTAGAATCGTGTTAGAGGATCTAGCTTCCACACGCCCTCTGCCTGCGTAGCTGTCCTTTAAGCGATCATAGCGGTGAGCGTTGAGCTTAAATCCTGTATGGTTGAGCGCGCTAAATGTCGTGTTCTGATCAAATCCAAAAGGATAAGAGACCCGCAACACGTCCCCTGGCGATACGATAGACGAGCGCGCCCCTGCACCGTCTATAAGATATGCGCTCAAGCCGGATCTGACATGAGGTGTAGGTAGATCATACCATCTTAGGATTAAGGAAGATCCTTCGGGCACAAGATCTGTAGCCTCTGTGTCGTTAATGTAGAGACGCAGTAAGTCCCCTAACACCGAAGCGTTAAATGATCTCTTTAAAATCGTAGGAAAATCCGCAGGGGTAATGGGGTCTTCCACGTTGTTGATCGTATCCATTACCCAAGAATAATCTCGATACCTGCGCGCTCTAGTACGATAAGACAGATCGGAATCCGTGACAATCTTCAGACCATCGGTCACGGATTTTGTGTCAAGAGAAAAGACGACAGCTTCTAGTAAGATTGCCCCTAGATTGCAGGTAATCCCGTCTGTGTTGAGATAATCAGGTGCTCTCATTCTGCGCGCAAAATAACACACCCCATCTACTAGAACAGGCTCGCCATCCTGCACCTCAAGCCAAGCAAGCTCCTCAACCCAACCGTCTGCTAAGAGCACGTCAGGAAGTTCAAGCAAGCCTCCCGACACCGTGTATGAAGCGCTAAAGGTCAGCGTCTCTCCGCTAAGACGATTTTTTATCCTAGGGAGTGTGATCTCGTAGGTGCCGTCTGCAAGCGTGATCTCTGATCTCGATAGGATTCTATGCTTTGAGCGCGTTGTGCTTGTCTCGTTATCTTGTAGATAAAGCGTGTCAGGCGTGTTGAAAATCGTAGACCAGGTGCGTAGTTCGCGCTGAGCGACATACCCTAGAATCTCGTTTTCATAGGTGCCCTCACGCGCTGTTCTCATGTCTTCCTGATATGAAGACCCGAGCGATAATGTCAGAGACAAGACCGGCTCGTCCATATTCTCTCTTGTGACATTTGTCACGTTTGAAAGCGCAACATGGGCTGGTTTGGTAGCTTTTAATCCTCGCTCAATATCTTGTTGTAGCGATACGAGAGAGGGCGCTACGCCCGAGATAATCTCATGGGTGTGTAAGACACCATCTTGATCATAAGCGGGCTGAATTTGCCCGTCATAGATCTCATGGTAATGTAGGTCTTGACCCCATGTAGATCCGATAGGTCCGCCGGTGTTCTCAAGACCTTCACCTTTAATACGTAGGAGGTGACGGTGACCGTCTATGAGCACATCATCTACAAGAGGGGTTGTGGTCTGAGTGTAAGACGAGAGCGCGATATTAAACGAGTGCTCTGAGGTCTGCTCTATCGAGGATTTGATCTCAGCGCCCGCAAAGCCTTGCACCATCTCTGTGATTGATTCAAGACTAGAACCCTTGTTAAGCGCCTCTAAAACCGCGTTTACGCGCTTGAGTAGCGTCTCCGTGTCTGAGTAGGACAACTGCTCATCTGCGCGGAATAAGACGGACAGGATCTTCAGATTTAAAAACTCAACCCGCACGTTATTGAGCGCGTTATCGTCTGAGAGATCGGATATGTCGATCATCAGCTCAGAGATCAACTGAGCGCATTTTTCATAGATGATACGGTGCAGAGAGCCGTACTGATCCGACAAGTAATTAGAGGCTGTGGCGCTGGCAAGAGAGAGCGCGATGCCTTCGCCTAATAGATCTATGAGCAGACGTGTGTTGGCGGACCGATTTAGGAGAGGATCTTTTCCTTGTCTCGGGTCGTTAAGGAAAATCGACATTATCTGCTCTCCTCATAGGTGAAGCTGATCTCTCCTGTCGTGAAGTAGGAGAGCTTATTGATCGAGATGTTTGACACATATCCAGCGGGCGCGCCTGTGCGGTAATTGACCTTGCAGACGTGATTTGTCGGGTGATCTCCGACAGGCAAAGCGAGCAGGATTTTGTGAGATGTGTCAGCGATCTCAACATACGAACCGTCAACGTAAGCGCTCAGATTCTGCGCCCCGATAAACGAGATGGATGCTTTCTTCCAATTAGCGTTGAAAGGTCTCAGAGTGCTTGAGATCACGTCTAAGGTCTCACCGTCTAGCGTAGCGGTTGCACCGACACCACCACCATCTACAACCCTATGCTTGAGCGTGTTTACAGAGCACCACACCAAGACCTTATCGTTGGAAAGCTCAGAGATCTGGACAAATCCACCGATCTCATTTGAGGACACATCTTCCCTCAAAATGAGGGTGTTTCTAGCTAACGCCATCTCCGTCAACGGCACGTCAACGTAAGCGACACCTTCTATATTATCAAGCGTTCTCAAAACGTCTGAAACGTAGAGGTCTCCTCCGATGGAGTATGAGTTGAGAAGATTAGAGATCTCACCCTTGACTAAGGTGTCTACGGTAGATGAATTCGCGCCTCTTCTGAGCGCGATGACGCCCTTCACATTAACGGGTGCGGATGTGATCTGCTTAGTGATCACATCCGCGGTTAAATGCTTTGTTGTGTCTAGTCTGCTCTGTACCTCAGAGACAATCTGATTGGTGGTGTAGGTGATGGTGACGTTCTCACGGTGACGATAAGAGATCAGGATTGTTTGTCCATCTGCAATCGCGCTAGACGTGCTACGCTTGAGGTATGTCTCCCCTAGATCCCCTCTCTCTAGCGTGTAATCGGGCGCGCTTGAGTAAGGGTTCTCATAGGTGATCAGCTTATCTTGGTCCGTCACAACCACGGAGAGCAGATCAACGCCTAGATTGTTTAACTGCTCAGGGTAAGAGCCTAGGACAACGTGAGATTCGTCCGTCACGGATAGGATTTGACCTCTACCTTCAGAGGGTAGAATGACGTGATCACTAGCTTGAGTAGATCCGCCGAGATAGATAGGGTCCTCGTCTGAGATGAAATCATAATTCGTAATCGTACCGCTCTCGCTTGAGACAACAGACAAGACAGATAAGACCGGCTGTCTTCTCAGCGTGATTTTATCTGAGATAGCGTCTCTCCAATCGCCTAGGATAATGTCGGTAATACGGTACGAGGTCGTCTGTATGTCAGCGTCTAATACGAGAACTCTGCCGTCTTCCTCTAGCGTGTAACCTGTAAGATCAAAGCTCTCTCCTGTGGTCTGATTTCTCAACCCGAGATTAAGATCTGATCTGTCAATCATTTCAAAGATGAGATTACCACTCTCTAGTACAAAACGATAAACGCCCTCACCTGAGATCGGTAGGAATCTATCCGAGAATCTCTCTTGATAAGAGGGAGCGTACACGTCTGTAACCACAGCCGTTGAGAGTCCTTTGACCCATACGTCAACCTTACCGCCTAGTCCGAGATCGCGCTCCATGTACTCGTCACCTGCGCCCACCGCAAAGCTATCGAGCACCCCTGCGGATTCTCTTGAGATGCGCTCGTATCCGGATCTAGTGCCTGTGTCAACAGACGTGAACGCGCTCACAGCCCTTGACGCTAGGTCGATATTTGATTCTGCGCTCTGACCCCCGAACAACGGGGATTCATTCACGACCTTTAAGCCTCTTGGCGCCCCCGCTAGAATCTGTCCGCTCGTAAGATTACCTGAGACACCAACCTCCTCTGCGACAACGGGACAGGCGACTGACCATCTCTTCTTAACGGGGTTGTAGTAAGACGCTAGATTCTCAAATAAGATCTCTACCTCTTCTGTGGTCTTGAAGCTCAAACCCGCACCTGTGAGCACCGTACCTCTCGGAACGGAGAGCGTTCTTGTGGGCGTAGTGGTCGTATAGAAGACGACCTCTCCTCTAGCTGGCACACCGCTAGAGCGATAGATACCCATATTAGACGCGAGACGATCAAAGCACTGATTTATGGTCGCTTGAATATCCGAATCCGAGACAAGATAGAGAGCTTGTCCGAGCGCTCTCTTGTAAGAGGACTGAACGACAGGCACCGATGAGCCTGTAGCGAATGGGTCATCAATCTGCAAGAGACCTTGAAACGTAGCGCTACGGTAGCAGAAATCGAGCATAAAGCGGGCGCGCTCAAGCTCTGTCACGAAGGGGTCTATGATCACATCCCTAAAGACGGAGCCTGCGTGTACGGAGACCTCAGGCTGATAAGTCAAGACGTGACGTATCATGCTCTCAGTCATCTCTCTACGTCCAACAACGGGCAGAGATAGATTTGTGCTAAACACATCAGAAGGCTTGCCGGCGACCTCGTAAGAATAGGAGGATTCAATCTCCTCACCATCTGCTCCGAGCGAGATCGCCTTGATGACATAATAGAGAGGTAGAGATGGATCTAAGGTTCTGAATTCTCCGATTCTAACCGTAGGAGGTGTCGAGTTCTCCTGCGCTAGTCTATCGTGTCTAAAAGAGACCGTGCGCTTAATCTCAACAGAGGAGACCGTGCTGTTTATCCTAAGACGTGTGGTAGCTTCAGGTATCTCAAGGGTGTCCGACAAGACCGTACTGAGTTCAGCACTCGTTGAGGATTGAGTGAGCGTAAGATTCGCATAAAGAGGGTCTGCGCTCTCGGTCGTTGTGTTGATCTCTAGAGAGCCTAGATCGGATAACGACTCTTCCGAGCTCCCGTAGGACAAGGGGTCGATAGGTAGATAGTTAATCCTACGATAACCGAACGTACCTCCACCGCTCACTGAGGATGCGTAGATGTGATAATAACTAGCCTCGCCATTGTCCGTAAAAGAGATCTGAACAGAGCGCGCCTCTCTCTTAACTCTAATCTCTGTAGGTGGATTGGGCGCTAAGGAATCGCTCTCCGATGAGAGCAGGATATTGACCGTCTTTTGGGTGGTGTCGGTGATGAAGGTGAACGTGTTGAGTCCTACGCTCAGATCAAAGCCATCGGGCTCTTGTGTCGGGTTCGGAAACGAGAAGCTACCGTCATCAAGCAAGGTTACCGAGTACACAACCCCCTCGTATCTGACGGATAAGGAGGCTTCATCGGTCATGCCATAGATGAACACGCTCAGTAAGGAGGTTGAATACTGATCACCGTTAGACGCTTCTGTGCCGTCAGGTTTGTAAATGCTAATGCTCATGTCAGGTTACCTTCTAATGGGATGCTTCCGGGTACGGCAAAGATGAGATTGACGCTAACCCTCTCAAGGGATGCGCTTCTGACTGATATTGTGCAGAGCAGAGAGGTACCGTTCTCGTCTGTCTCTGTGATCTCTATGGATTCTACTTGGGAGATGCGCTCTTTAGAGCTCACGTCCTGTAAGAGCGCTTGACTGCTCTGTACGTCAATCATCTTGTCGAGACATTCCCTTACGTATTGTCTCAGTAGTTGCTTATTTGCAGAATTGCTTTTAGCCCCGACAAGATTCAGCGCGTTCGACCCGTACCAATCGTAGAAAGGATTAGATCCTCGCTCCGTGAGCACCGCTTTAGCGATCATCTGATAGAGCAAATCATGATCTCTAATGGTCGTGATCGCACCATCTGAAGATATTTCTAGGTCATTCTCAATGCCCGTAGAACCGCATCTCCTACAATAGCGCTTATCCGTGAGATAAGACACCTCTAGCAATCCTTCGGGATCGAGCGTCTGCTTGAACTTAACGATATTCCGATCTACGTCTTTAACAAGAGACCAACCGGGCGCGATCCTTCTTTGCACGGAGGATGCTTGGTTTTCGGGGAAGCCCAAGGACGCAGACATAGCCTCACCCCCAATACTAAAAGCCTCTGAATCGCTGTAAAAAGAGAGCGTACCGCTAAGATCTTCTGTGATGACCGAGACGATCTGTACTCTAGTCCTCAGATAATCGGAAAGCTCTTTGGCGCTGTACGTCTTAGAGGGCGGTATGCTGATCTCTAGTCCGTTGACGCTTAGAGTGTTTTTGCCCGTCTTAAATCGGTAAGGACCCCTCTTGAAAGCTGTTATTCTGTGGGAGGATCTCAGTCCCTCCATAGGTAAATCTACCCCATCTCTTCTCACGGTCATTTGACCTGAAGGAGGGGATAAGGGATAGATGTATCTACCTTGCGTGAGCGTAGCTCGCTCCCCTCTTATATAATGGGAGCAGGCGTGTGCAATCTTCGCGTCTTTACTCATATTATCTCGCTCCTTGTTTAGAGAAGGAGCGAGATAAAGGACTTAGCGGTCCCAGTTAACGGAGCGAGGCACCTCTAGCTTCTGACGTAGCTTCTCAAGCTCAACCTTGTCGGAGAGCTTGCTGAGATTGTCGATACAATCACCAACAAGACCAGTCTCTACGCCAGCGGTCATCTTCACAAGAACCTTCAAGAGTTCTGCATAGGCAGTCTCAATATATCTCTCCATGAGATTGGCTAAGCTCTCTGTGGCGATGCTGTTAAAGGCCTTCGCGGTCCCGTCAGGATCTTGTGATCTCACCCTAGACTCATTGAGCATCTTACGAACAACTTCGCCCGTCACTACTTCGTCAGGTCCGCTCATATCCCTCTTCATATACTCAATCGTCTTCTTGATTGATTCATAACGAGAGCTACCTTTAAGGAACTTCTTGGTGTAAGGAATGACCAGAGCGAGAGCTAGTAGATCATTACGGGTGCCGATTGAGTACTTAGAGGTGGTGGCGAACACTGAACAAGATCTGGCAGCCGAGACAAAAGAGCGCGCCCCATCTGCCCCGCGAATACGGAGGGCGCTCTGAGAATGCTTAACGATCTCTCGGGTCGCCTCAGGTGAATCAATGAGAGTTAGGATAGCTTCTCTCATCTTCTCAGATGGACGCGCTGAAAGGATCGTGTCCCCATCAAAAGCCTCTATCTCCTCAGGAGCTTGCATATCAAGTCCCATGTCTCTCTCAAGACGATAGCGATTTTTCTGAACACGGATAGCGTCAATCATATCGTTTCTCATGGTGGCTGCCACGAGATTGGCTGCGTCTGTCTTAGCCTTCTCTAGGGTAGTGATACCTCTCTCCCAAGAAGCGCTGTAGATGACCATATCGAGAACCATCTTAGTGTAAGACTCTTCAAGAGCATCTACACCAAAAGAGTTCACATAAGAGTTATAACTCTTCTCTAGAGAAGTCTCTACCGCCTTCTCAATCTGCTTGAGATTGGCGGCAGCCTGCATACGGTTCAGATTCATAGAACCCATCAGCGTTTGAACCGCGTATCTCTCAGGATTTTTACGAACATCCTCCTTTGAGTATTCCCCGCCAGAACCCGCTACAAATTGTTGTGCAAGCATAGGTCCGATAGCCTTGAGCGACTGCGCGTCAACGGCCATCTTAACGAGAGCGTAGGCAGCCTTTATTCTCTCTGTTCGGGTACCGAAAGAAGCGAATCTTGAGTCGTTCTTTAGTAGCGCAACAGCCACTCTATAGTGCTTTAGAAATCTCTTACTCATAACGTGTTATCTCCACAGAGGTTGTATGTGTCTACATCAACTCGCACATAAAACGATTATCGAGACGAGAAAGCCCTTGACAAGGATCACAAGGTGATGACAATATATCCCTGTCAGTAGACGTGATCGCGTCTAGACTAGCAAAGATATGACATAGAAGCTCTGCTTCACGTCAACTCAACATATAAACCCTCACAGAGGTGTACCATGACAGACAAAATGCCCCGCAACGCTCATCTTTGGTCAAAGCAACTCGCTGATCTTCTCATCAAGGATGAGATGGATGACAATCTCACTCGCTCTTATCTGTTCTCTGTTAAAGACAACACATGGGAGAAGACGTTAAACGCGCTCAAGCGCTACGGTTGCTCTAAGGGCAATCAAGAAGATGAGATGCACGATTTCGCCACCGAATTCATGCTTGATCTTATCGACAAAGACACCCTGCGCTCTTATCTTGTCGAGGGCAAAGAGGTCAAAATGAGCGTACTCACCGCTTGGTTCGGTCAATTTATGATCCGTAAATGGCAGTATCTTGGCAAGGACGCTTCATGTCGCGCTCTCATGGGCGCTCAATCTCAAGCTGAGCGTAAGAATAAGAAGCTCTATACGCTCACATCCGATCAGGTCGCTGAAATCTCTCTCTCAGGCGGTGACGAGAGCAAGCGCAACATGAACGTGGATTATTTCCGCCGTGACGAGATGACGATTGAGGACGTGTTGCATCAAGAGACCGTGCGCGATTGTATCCGTAAGCAGATCAACGACCGATTTGGCGAAAGAGCCGATTTCTATCAATCGCTCTACGAGACAGAGATTGATGGGGCGTTCAAGACCCGTACTGAATGGGCGCGTACTTGGAAGATTCCTTACCGTGATCTTAACAAGGCGCTTGACGAACTTCACAGCGCTGTCCGTGAGCTAGGGGAAGACGCTATCCTTTAAGATAACGACTCGCTACCCTGCGAGCGCTACGGGAAGGGAAATACTCGCTCTTATCCTTCTTACAATGGGGCGAGTTGGGCTCCTTATATTTGCAGTAGATTGACCAAGCTACGGGGAAAGCGTACTCAGGACCTTCCCCTCTCTCTTCCTCGATCTGCTCTGCCTTCTCTTGAACATACTTGGGAATGTTCCTCTCAGGCTTGTCGTCATCTGCGTGTCTTGTGGGCAAGGCGTGGGTCGAATAGCCTCCGTAAATGCTGTCATATCCACTCATGTCGTATCCTCTCGATAACACGTTTATATCATCGCTTACATAAACGTGTTATCAAGGAGATCAGATTATGGCTAATACAGATACCTATGGCTCAGGTTCCGCCCAAGGGTCGAGCGCTCTTTATAAGTACAACACCAGCCCGAACACTAGGGCTGCCATCTCTCAGAAGGTGAGAATCCTATCGCCTGTTTATCAGAGAAATTCCAGCAGTAATGCCCTGAGATACCAACTCGGTGTGGTGTCGAGCTTTACGTTTGAGTATTCAAGAGACGCAGAGGCGATTCGTGGGGTGGGCTTCGGAGATCAGATCGCAGAGCGCGTCCCTGGTGTCACACAGCCTGTTGACGTGGCGATGGAGCGCACCCTGCTCTATCTCTCAAACGCTCACCAAGCGTTTGGTTATGCTGGCGGGGTCGATGGTCCTGTGAGAAGCCTAGCGCATCACAGATGGCCCTTTGACATGGAGCAACAGCTTGTCTTCTCTCAGATCGCTGACGAGGAGGCTAATATCGGTACGCGCACTTTCAGCGCCGGTACAGCCGATGTTGATTTCTCTGGTCAGAACGCTCAAGGTGCTGATCTGCGTTATGCAGGGAAGGAGACGCACAAGGCGATCATTACGTTCTTTGAGGCTTGCTGGATGACTTCTGTGACAGGCGCTAACGTGACCGCAGATGCTTCTCTTATGAACGAGTCAATCACGGCCGCGGTGACCGATATCCATGATCTCTACTCGACCTACGGAGAGTTCATGCCTACAGGTAACGATCCTACGCTTGGTCAGTTGGGCTCTATCCGCTATAGCAACCTCAGCACCGCGACCGGGTCAACGACCGCGACCGCAAATAGCGGTAACGGGTAATTGACGCTTGATCTGAGCGTATAATATAGGGCAGCCGTGTTCCCTTAAACTACACAGGAGATTATATGAAACTATCTGATCTAAAGAGCGCCTTCCAACCTCTGTTGGAACTTTCCCATCGGGAAAAAACCATTGATGTTGCAGGGCTATCCTTGACGCTTAGAACCATCTCCCCCAAAGAAGAGGCTGAGATACAGAACAATCTACCTGTGATCAGCGAAGGGGAAGATGGTACGTCTGCGATGGAGTTCGTGGACGTGTTTCGTAAGGAAACGCTATCGCGCTCTATAGTTCAAGTAGGCGATCTCGATCTAAGAGGTGTTTCTTATGTCGAGACAGGCGAGGTGAATGATAAAGGGGTCGCGCTCAAGGTTCGTAAAGAGGAGGCTGTTCTCCAATTTATGGATGATTGGTCGAGAGCGATACTCACCTCAGTGTTTGAGAGCTTTACAGAGCTTGTAGAGGACCTTGAAGAGGACTTAGCTAAGAAGCTACTTATAGAGCCTAAAGATAAGGATGCCGAAAAAGAGGTCTTGAGAGAGCGACTTAATGATCTAGAGAGACAAGAGGCGATGACCGCTGTTTCAGATAGATCAAATGAGGTCCTTAAGGAAGTCTCCAACATTAATGGCGGGCTCTTTGAAGAGGCGCTGAGAGATGGGAAGTCCTGACATATACGAGGGGATCAGATCACAGATAAGATTGGGCTATATGCCCATGTCCGTTATCTTAGGGGACGTTTATCTAAAGTTCAGAAGCCCCTCGATAGAGGATTTTGATCTTGTCTCGGAGATCTCGCCTACTCAAGGCTGGAAACAGGATATGGCGCTTTTAAGCATCTGTCTTGTGTCGATTAACGGTAGAGATGTAGGTAGGGAGGTACACGCCTTTTTAGACGTGTTTTCCGATGTATCCAAGAGCTATAAGCGCAACGTGTTCTCTCATCTACTCAGATTGACGGAGAGAGCGCGCAAGTCATTTATCTATCTTGAAGCGTATTGCTATGAAGACGAGAGCCGAGCGCTCTGGCGCTCTTGGAAAGCCAATCGTTATGTAGGGCTTAATCCTGTTAGTCATCAACACACGTTGAGCGCCTTACAAGTGAGTTGGGTTACTTGGAATCTAGCAGAAGACGAGCGCCTAGATTCAAGAGAGGAATGGGATAGGACGCTCTTTAGCGCCAGCGCGTTTAATAGCTCTGTGCAGAAGGTACGACAGAAATGGGACGCCGGTGATAAGGAGGAAGAAGAAAACCGAAAGCAGGTAATAAAGGCTGCCCGAGAAGGTGATCTAGAAAAAGTTAAGGAAGGCATCCAAGGTCAACGCAAAAAAAGCGTTAAGGATCTACAAGAGGAGATGCGTCAATGGGTCTCGGGAGAGGAAGATGAGCACGACCGCATTGTGCGCGAATACAAGGAGACCGTACGTCAAAAAGTAAAAGAGCAAGCCGAGCGCGCTCAGAGAATGAGAGAAGAGAAGATACAGAGAGAGCGCGATCTGAGAGAACATAACGTGATAGCTCGACCAATACACGCGGTCTCAGATGAGGAACTAAAGAGGATTTTACAAGGGCAAACAGATAAAACCTCAATAGACACAGGAGAAGTAAGTGAGTACCGCAGAGACGTAATAGAGCGCTTTGTCCTGACCGGAGAAGATCGAGGGAACATATCCGTCTCCGATGACGGTAAGAAACTCGTGCAAAAATCCGAGAGCATGATGGAGAAGATTGCGGGAAGAAAACCATCTCTCTGAGAGGAGGCGTAAATGGCGAAAACGGAAGATACCTTAACAGAACTTTTAGGTCAGATTAATCAGGCTGCCAAGAAAGGTCTTCTCGGTGGCGCGCAACAAGATCTGCGTCAACTGAACCGATATAAAGATACGTTTAAAGGACTGATCTCTGCCATCAATAAAGCCTATGAAGATGGTTTTGAAGGGCAAGCTCAAGGTCTCCAAGAGGTACAGGAAAAACTAAACGAGAACATAAAATCCTATTCCGCACAGATCAATAAGTGCATGACGCACCTCAGAAAGAATCTGACGGACTCGGAGCGGGCTGCCGCCGAAGCACGTCTGAAATCTCTCAAGACCGAACTCGCTCAAAGGATCAAATCTCAAGCCGAACTCGCTCAAAAAGAGATCGCTCATAACAACAAGATCATAGAGGACTACAAGACAAAGAGGGTCAATCTCAAGAAGCAGGTGTCAGAGCAGTTTCTTGAGATGAAGCTAGGGGATTCTGTCGAAGGGGCTTTTAATAATCTCACGTCTGCCCTCAACGATGGCGGACAGACTATAGGAAAGGGCATTACCGGGGCTTTTAAGGTTGGGGCGGGTCTACTAGCGTCCCGTCAAGCTACGCTCGCTTTTAGGGCTAAACAAACATCGGATACCGGTGAAAAAGCTAGTCTTGAAAAGAGCGCCCAGGCGATGGCTGGTATGGGTAAGGCCATGCTTATAATCGGAGCAAGCGTAGGCGCGCTGTTCGCTGTAGTAAAAGCCTTTCAAGCGATTGAAGAAGCAGGTAAGAAGATCAACAAGCAGTTGATAACCGAGATAGGCGCAACCGATCTTATGGCAAATAAGACGGGCAATCTCTATGAAGAAGTCAATAAGATGAGACAGCTAGTCACGAAAGCAGACTTTGCGCTGTCTCTAGGTATGACCACAGAGGAAGCCATCTCCCTCGTAAAAGAATTTAACGAGGCTAATTTTTCTCTCGCGTCATTAGGAGATAACGCAGAGGAAGCGACCGGTCGTCTACATGACATGATGATGACCGTTAGATCAGGCGCTGTCGCGCTCGGTGTGTCTACCTCTGAGCTTGTAGGTTTTGCAGAGCGCTACCGTATGGAGATGGGCATGAGCGCCCGAGAATCCGGATTCACCGCTAGAGTGGCAGAGGATTTTAAATCTATACGCGACATGGCCATGCAGAGCGGTTATTCAACCTCTAAGTTCTTTGATAAGGTTAAAAGTCTTACCGAAGGTCTTGGTAAATTTAACGTCCGAACAGAGCAAGCGGGCAAGCTCTTGATCTCCTTAACCAAGGTGATCGGGCCTGAGGCAGCCGAGCAATTTACCAAAGGGCTTATGGGAGCCTTTAGACAAGAAGGATATACGGATCGTTTAAAGCGTCTGATGACGACACCTCAAAGACAGGTCGCTAAGGCTTTGACTGCGAGCGCGAAATCTCAAGCAAATGATTTCTCTAGGAACTTCTTAAGAAGCGGAAAGTCTAAGGATATTTTCGCTCAATACGGGATCACAGGAGAGAACATTGTTGAAGGTACTAAAAGTCTCTCAGACGCAGACGTAAAAAAGCTCTTAGGTGAACTGCAAGGGGCGGGACAGACCGGAGCCGCCCGACAATTCTATGAGGTAATGGACGCGCTACACTCTAAAGGTCGGATGGGACAGGTGCGCCAGCTAGGTCAAGCAGACGCAGGGGCGACACTCAGAGTAAAGGCATCTCAATTTACAGGTGTAATGGGCGGTAAGAGCATCCGAGAAGCCGGTTTAGGTAAGCTCAAACTACTTGAAACCTTAGGTTTCTCGCCTGAGGAGATCGAGCAATACGCCAAGATTGTCGAGCTAAAAGAAGCTGAGCTAGGTATGTTGAGACAAAAGAAAATTCTCACCGAGGAGGAACAGAAACAATACGGTGTCCAGATGAGAGAAGGTCAGCTTTACAATGTCGAGACAGGAGAGAAGGTCGACAACGTAGAAGCGTATCTACAAGCGCAAGGGGCGAGACTAGAGAAGGAGTTTGGAGATCTCAAAGCGCCTACCTTAGAGGAGATCATGCAGGATAATATCCGTGCAACGCAGACCTCTAGTGAGAAGCTAGGCGCTCATCTTGGAGAGATCATGCAAGGCGTCTATGACGTGACGATGGGCATCTATAACAAGATCTTCGGAGACGATCAGAGCGATAAAGCCAAGGCAGCTCAGGCTCAGCTACTAGAGGAAACACAAGCTAAGATCGCAGGCTTTAGTAAGGAAATCATCTCCAACAACGATAAAATGAGACAGCTACAAGGTAAAGCTAAATCCTCAAAAGACCCCGCAGAGAAGAAGGCAATTAACGAACAGATAGACGCCTTGAAAAAGAGAAATCAATCCCTCTCTGACAGTCAAAAACTAAACAAGGCCTCGTTAGCGATCCTTAATCGTGAGAAGTTGACATCCGAAAGTATTGAGGAGATGAGATCAGAGACGCTAAATAAAGGGGTGATAAAGCTGGCACAATCTAGTCCTGAGGCAAAAGAGAGACTTTTAAGTTCTGGGATGATACGCAGTCCCAAATCTCTATTAGACATGGAAATAAAGGCGAAGGAGTTAGGATATTCTTCCGCACAAGAGATGCTAGACTTTGACGATTATGACCATGATGAATTTCTTAAGATAACGTCTGCTCTGGAAGAGATTGGGGTTACCCTTAGAGGTTATGATACGACAGGGAACCATGTTACCTATCAAGATGGAATGGGAATGAGATATAAGGGAGGGCGTGTCGCTGTAGACGCAGAAGGACGTGTTATAGGGGCGCAAACTGGCACTAAGAAATTTTCCAAAGATACGGGGACTGGTTTGTTTGGCAGTCTTACATCACCCGCAGAAGAATCCCTTAATGTCGCGCCTCTTAATCCAATGGACCCTCAAGTACAAAAGGCGCGTAAAAAAGACGCAGAGGCTCAAGTCGAAGAATCCGCTAAAAGCTCTGCTATGAAGAAGGCGCGAGAGGAGGGCGTCTACAAGGGAATGAAGAGGGCTCAACAGGAAGATTATGAGTCCCGTATCAAAGGCATGGCTAGTGAGTTAGGTCTAAGTACACAAGGCTCCTTGAAGCAGATCACGGAGAGATTCGCCGGCGCTAGAGAGGGCTTGAAAACAGACAATCCAGATCTTGTCGGTCGTCTAGGTGAGGTGATCGGTATCGCTAAAGAAGCGGGCTTTATTGATGATGGTTTTGTACTAAAGAACGGGCGCGCTACTCGTATTGCGGAAGGGGATAACGTCCTAGCGTTTAAGGATGGTGGCCCTGCGGACCCTAGACGTATGAACAAAGCGACCGCTTCCATTAACATCAACATTATGGGCGGTCGTCCTGATACTATTCCTCAGTTCCAACGCGCAGTAGAGCAAGTGTTAAGAAAGACCGGTGTGGTCGTAGAACCCGGCAATCGTCTCTCTTAAAGGAGCAAATTATGACCGTTGTTAAGCCCCATTTTGAAAAACCTCTAAGCGAGTTTGACGGTACCGGTCGCAAGCCTTTCCTGTTTGATGTGCTCTCTCCTGATGGCAACTTCTCCTTGCTCTCAAGCGAGCAGACCAACATCCAAGTAGGCGGAGATTACAATCAAGGCGGTACGAGAGATCAATCCCGCATCATCAGCGAGCGCTCTGATTATCGTATGGTGCTCTATGCGAACCCTAAGGATATATCCTTCTCTTATACCAAAAAGACCGAGGTCAGTCAGACCATGGGAGGATGGGTAGAGACGTATTGGGGAGATGAGCCTGTCACCGTCACCTTAACCACTACGACCGGAGCTTTTATCCGTGTTGGCGGTACTGGTCTTACGACAACCACAGGACCCGTCTCAGCTAAAGGGCAAGTCTATGGTACCGATATTGAGGGCAATCGTAGAGAGACCTTGCAGTACGACAAGATGTTGGATTTCCTAGCGTTGTTTCATAACAACGGCTCGATCTATGACGACCGAGGGAACATCATCTTTCAAGGCAAGATCAAGATGTACTTTGACCAGAGCGCGTGGACTGGTTGGTTCCAATCTTTTAGTATCGAGGAGGTCGCAGATCAGCCTTTCATGTTCTCCGTCTCTGCGGTCTTTCAGATAGAGACCGAGACTCATGCGGTCAGAACCTTTGGAGGCAATCTGAGATGAAAGCCACTACAGCGACAGCGCCTTATCTATCCTTACCGACAGGGGAGAGCATACTGCTCTTTCCCGATAACGGTAATCGAGCTTATCCCGTAGATACGACTCGGGAATCTTTGAGAGAGTACTCCCCTTTTATCTTGTCTGTGAACGCGCCAGAGATGAACTTCGGTAATAATGGGGCTAGCTACACGGTGAGGCCCTTTTCCAACCCTCTCAAGAGCACAGACACACGTTATAGCTCTGCGACCCAATTATCGCAGGATTTCTCGTATGTGGCTGCGATACCCACACGCGCCCCTAGACCTATTCAAGGCTCGGCTAATCCTTCAGTAGTACCAGACTCCAAAAAACCAGGTTTCTTAAACCGTGATCAGATTGTAGATCACGCGAGACAAGGGACCTATCTACAATCACTGCCCCCTATCGTCTTTATGATTAACCCTACGTCTATCTCTAGAGAGTATAGTCACATACAGGCGTATCAGGAAATGTCTAGATATGGTTTTATCTTTCAGCGTTGGGGTGAGGAGCTAGTAAAGCTCTCGGTGACTTGTAAGATCGGTGCTTTCCTTTCTATGAAGAATCGAGGGCAGGGGGTGCTTGATGGGCCTTCTGGATTGCAATACGCTTCGCGTCTAGATTCGGCAGCCTGGCGTCAATTGCAAATACTCATGCTCTCATACAAAAACGCAGGGGCGATACATGATCGCCTAGGGCGCACCCGAGCTTATCATGGTGTCGGATCGCATACCATACACTATGACGGACAAGAATGGACGGGTCGTATCACCTCTTTTAGCTACTCAAACTCGGAGGAGAATCCTCACGGAGGCACAGAGGTTTCTTTTGAGATGACCGTATTTAAGCACGTCATGTACGACAAGCAGTTAAAGACGAACGCGCTGTCTAGAATGAAGAAGGGAGGCTGAGATGAGTCTAGAGAATAGGCCTTATGCTGGTAACTGGTCGAGCGAGATTCAAGGAAAATATCGTAAGGTCACTTCTTGGACACCGGACGCCATTGTCAAGATCAACGGTGAAGCCTCTTTAATGGGCTGTCGAGATTGTAATAACCGCATAGATTTTCAGTCATTTATTACCTCATGTAACGTCAACGCCAGCTTAGATTCTCTGAGCGCAGACATAAGCATGAGCATACCTAAGCACTATGGGGATTCGATTTTCAAGGACGGCACGTTTCTGATGGAGACGGGCATGGAAGTGCATATCTTCTATCGGGGATTTTTCCCGACAAAAGGTCTCATGGAAAAAGGAGATGTTGAAAGAGACGAGACGTTAGATGTGGAATACAACCTAGAAGAGGTCGAATATCGCCCCTATTATCCTGTTTTTCATGGGGTCGTGACGAGCTTAAATTATTCCTTCTCGGGAGGATTCTATAGCGCGTCTCTCTCATGTGCAGGGTTGCTACATTTTTGGGAATCTCAACAGGTCAACACCAACGCAGCCTATATGGCAGCCGGTCCCTCAGAGGATAGAGGCTCTGTCAGGATTAGCGGTCACGTTTATACTAGCATGACCCCTCACCAGATCATTTATGATCTCTATCGACACACAGGCGGGGCAGCCGAAGGTCTATCTTGGGCTTGGTCTAGTAAATCAAACGTGAAAGCTAAATCCGCTACAGGTCAAGACTTCTATTCGCTCTCTATGCGCTATTGGGAAAAGCGCTTCTCAGAGGGTATGTATGATCTCCGTATGTACGGTGTATCAGGTCGTCTTTATAGCGCTACAGAGCAGGCTTTCCTTACGAATCTCTACGCAGGATCTTCTCTCGCTAAAGAGCTGAACAGCGTTGTTCAATCTACGCTTAATCCAGGGACGAACAAGCGAGCGTCTAGGAGATTTCAGCGCGCTCAGGCTGCCGGTTTTGGACCTAAAACAAAGACCTCAAAGGTGGTCGATTCACAGCTCTTGGATATTCGCTATCTAGCGCAGACCGCGTCTAAGGATAAAGTCGGTCTTGTCGCTACACAGCTTCAAGCGTTTATTCCCGATCTCAACAACATCGGGAATATCAATCTGTTTGAATCCTCCTATGAGTCCAAAAAAAGCATCGCCTCTAAGGTTGCAGAGACTATTGGATATGAGTTCTACCAAGACCTAGATGGGGACCTAGTTTTCAAGCCCCCTATGTATAACATGGACACCTCTAAGAGTAGGGTCTATAGGATTCATAGAGAAGACATAATCGACATAAGCTATTCTCAAGACGAGCCGGCTGCCACATACGTTATCTGTAAAGGAAGCCATTTTAGGAATCTAGGCGGTACGGGCATGGAAGGTGAGTTCGGTACCCGAGGCACTTATGTGGATTATCGTCTTGTCGCCAAGTATGGTTGGAAGGCTTACGAGTTCGACACGACCTTTTATAACAGCGCTGAGAGCGCGTATTACGCGGCCGTTGTGAAGCTCGACACCATGAACAAGGACGTTAATAAGGCGAGCGTCACGATCCCTCTACGTCCCGAGATCAAGATGGGATATCCTGTCTACATAGAACACATCGACTGCTTCTATTATGTCTCAAGCGTCTCTCACTCATTCGCTTTTGGTTCTTCATGCACCACGACCTTAGAGTTGACAGCGCGCAGACGTAAGTTTTTGCCTCCGGGTAATCCTTCGGTTGGTTACGACCGAGACCCTAGCTTAGCTGTGGATTTCGAACGCACGTTCATGCCCCCTAAGAAACTCTATCAGAGAGACGCAGATGGTCGCCCTCGCGTAATCGGCTTCCCTAACGTAGTGATGGCGCTCGATCCTACCAAGATGGACCCCTCGTATCTCTACTTTCCTACCGAGTATTACCTTGGCGGTAACGAGAATGAAGAGACGAGAAGGATGTTTCAGAACATGATCATCCTTGAAGGATATCGTCTAGGGGTGCTCAAGCTACAGACTCCGATTGATTCTGAAGGAGAATCCCAAGATGTACCTTTATCCACGAACTTTAGCTACGACATAGACGATAAGTTTTTTAAAGGACCTTGGGTTATGTCTAGACCTATCGCTGGAGTAGATTCAGATGGTAATCCTACACAAAGCTCCGAGAACGTATTGGTAGCTCTTGAAAGTGATGGCAGATTTTCAGGGGAGTCCGAGCTACAAGCAGCCAATCAGGACCTCAAGAAAGGTCGTAAACAAGCGGATCGTCTCAATTCTAAGGGCAAATTTATGGCCTCTCAGAACAAGAGAGAACAGGTGGCTAAAGCCTATGAAGAAGCGATAAAAAAGCTCAAAGAATCTCCTTCAGATAGTGGCAAGTCTCTTAACATTGTCCAGATTATTGACATTTACCGACAATACGCATCTGAGGGTTCTTCAGGTATTACAGCACCTGGTTCTCTGTCCTCTCTCATACGTCTGTTGAGCAATAAAAAAGCGAGCTTTAATCCTAATCAACCTGGTTATTATCGCTATTATTCCTCTGCCCATCCTAATCCGAGATACCAAGCACCGCCTTTCGTAAAGGTCGGTTCTGACGGGAGCATCACGCTTGATGATCCGGCGTTTGCGATCACTAGGGACCCCGGTGCAGATAAGACCACAAACGTGGTCTCATCTGTCACAGATAATGAGGTGCTTATTGAACAAGGCTCTGCCATAAAAGGGTTCAACACCAAAGTTCTCACGTCTCAAGATTATGAGATTGTACCGAGCGAGCGAATCACAACGCTCAGCTTCACGAAGAACGAGGTTTCTAAGACAAGACGTGTTAGACCTACAATCTACGCCAAAACCCTCACGTTGAGCACTTTTCAGCAGGAATTTAGATCTGGTTTAGCGCGCTACATGAGCGCTAAATATACCGATGGCATGACCGTTGGGAAAATGTGCGATCTGCTTTTCCTTAAACGCGGAGCTAACGTCCGTATCGCTCGCTTAAAGAATGTTATCGGCAAGCTGTGGCTAAAAGGTCAAGCCCTTTCCGATAGTGCCGTCCTTAATAAAGGTCAGATCAGCGCTATCGCAGCCAACACGGCAGCCATGACTCTTTTACAAGCCCGGAGTGATTTATCAGGGATTGACGATCCCTCAAATTCTGAACAACAGAATTTGATCAAGACCTATATTAGAGAGCTACAGCTAGGCTATAGATATGCGGTGTTTTATGGGACACAAGCGCGTAAAGGTAGTCTACAAGACGTAGTGGACAAGACCACATTTATCAGTCCTATTTTCCCCGTATCGGATAAAGAAGGATATGAGGTCTTTGGTGCTTATGCGTATGGTCGAGGACTCGACATACAGACAGGCAACGCCTTTGATCAGATACTCAGGAATGACCCTACTCGTATTCTGACAGACGCGCAGAGAGACGCTTATCTGAGAGAGATTATTTCCCGCAGAGTTCAAGCGGGGCCGCCAGATCCTAGAGGTAGTAGGTCCTTGAATGAAGCGGTCTCAAAGATGGTTGGAGAGGAGCTTGAGCGCGCCTATGAGGTCACAGGTCTTAAAGGGCAGAACGCAAATCAAGCGGGACTTGTCGATGCCATCGCTAATGCGATTTCTAATCAGAATGACACGCAGGTGATCGCTAACGTCCCCGCTAGAATGGCAGAGATTGTGCCTAGATCTCGACAAGACGTTATGTGTGGTTGTCGAACCGAGGATCAAGATCTCGTCTATGTTCTTAGAACCTTCGGTCAGGATATTCCTGAAGGTATTGAGGAAGGGGAGTTGTTTGTGCGCTTGAGAGATTACATCCGATCAAAGGTGCCCTCACACAAGCAACATCAAGACATACTCAAGGGAGACATACCACCCACAACACTACAGCCGCCACAACCTGTTTCATCGGGTCAAGACACGCTCTCCAGCGCCAATATAGATCCCAATGCGAGCTTTGCCGATAATGTGAAATCTGCGTATCAGCAGACCATAGGTAGTAGTCTTGAGACAGCAGAGGACTCAGTGCAAAACGTCAAGGATAGCTGGAAATCTGCTGTTCAACATCTGAAAGGTAAATGAGGTAAAACGACATGAAACCGATGAGCACATCCTCCGGATGGTCTAGTCTATCTCTTGCTATTGCTCGCGTGACCATGGTCTATTGGGAGGAGATGCGCTGTGACATAGAGGTCATTTATGGGGAGGATAACCGACCTAAATACTCGGGCGTAGAGTTGCTCATGCCCTCTATGGGCGCTCGACATTTCTTAGGGGCGATCCCGATGACCGGGGATTATTGCGTCTGCGGTTGGTTCGTGGTGAACTCTGATGGGGAGGCAAATAAGAAATCACCCGCCATCTTATCTTGGCTGCCTAGGACTCCATATCTAGGGCATGAGTGGGTACCTACTCAAGACTTCTCTATAGACGAGGCGCTACAAAACACCCCAAAGGATCGTATCGAGCACAAGGCGATTATTGACCGCACAAGGCACAAGTTACGACATTATGAACCAGGTAACGTAGGCGCTACCTCTGCTCAAGGATCAGATCTACACCTAGACGAGAGCGTCTTGATCTCTAACAGACGCGCCAATGAGATTCGTCTTAGAGATCAAGACCAAGCACTCGTCACGCGCTCATTACAGCAGTTTCACAGCATGGCGGGCGCTCGCGTATATGGAGGCATGATACAGAGAGACGCTAGGTCTCTGCCTAGAGAGATGTTTTTCCGTCCAGAGGTGCTAGATCAGAGCGTTCTCTACGAAGACGGTAATATCATCTCAATCGAGGAAGATCCTACCATGATCGGTACGCTCAATCCTCACCCTCTGTTTGCCAAGCAATATGATGGAACCTCGATCTTTCAGAAATCAGGAGGCTCGTACTCTGAGGAGCTTAATCCATATATCTTCCTTTATCAGGCTAAGCTCTTAGATGATCAAGCTAAGGGGCTACATAATGAGGGGGAGACATACGGCGGTAAATCTATCCTTAGAATCAATAAGAGCGGTGAGGTGCAATCCGAGACCGAGACGAGCGCTCTTGTTGAGTATCGCATAGACGTATGTCACACCTCTGACGGTACGCTTCCCGTTAATGAAGAGACGGATGGTTTTGATGTTGACCGTCTGCTAAATCCTGAAATCAACCTGCCTTTTGTTGAGATGGTTTTAGGTACGCCCGTAGGTAATGATCCGATCACCGATGCGGGTATTCAAAGATACGGCAAGCCTCTTTATTTGAACATAAACGATAAGGGAGGTTCGCTCGATACGATCACCGAGCAGATTCCGTTAGAAGAGCAACTCGCCACTCTGCTGACCGTTAAGCCTTTAGACAAGGTGACGCGCAGATCATCATCAGGATACACGAAAACGGGCGCTTATCGTGCTTACATAGGCGCAGATATACAAGACGCGCTCAAAGCCCGTATTGAGGGCGGAATGAGCTTGGTTACAGGCGACCGTGTAGAGATCACGTCCTCGTCTATTACGCTAAGATCAGATAGTGACCCGACAAATCCTACGCTTAATCTAGAGAGCGCAGGGGCGATCTCTCTTGTGAGCAGAGGTTATGTAAATAAAGGGGACGCTGACACAGGTGGAGATCTCGATCCTCTAAATAAAGTAGGCGCGCTGATCGACACCTATGGTGCGGTCAAAATGCAATCTTCAACCGGCGTACAGGTGGCTGCCCCTCTGTTTGAGGTGAGCGAGGCGACCGAGGTTTCCGTAAACGCGCTCAATAACATGACGATTGAGAGCGGGGATAATCTCACCCTTACAGCGAAAACGCGCAAGGACACCATCACCGGAAAACAAGAGACCATAATCACTGGTCCTCCCGATTTTAATCCTCTTTATGGGGCGGTAAGAGAGACCACGATTGGCGCAAATCCTGCGACAGGATTCCCTGGCGGTATTGTAGACAAGTACACCTGCGCTTATGGGGATCGTACTGAAACCTATCTAACGACCAGCAACGTCTCCACTACCATCGCCTCGGGTAGTCACAATACCACGGTTGCTGTAGGCGCGATTAATCACACAGCAGGGGCGACCTCGATCTCTCAAAATCCTGCGGGCATCGCGCTCACTGCAGGTGCAGGGAACATATCTGTGAGCGCGACAGCAGGGACGATCAATATCTCGTCAACAGCAAGCGCTAGTATCAGATCATTAGGGGCGACAAGCGTTAGCGGTACAAGCGTTGTTTTAGGGGCACCGGGGGCTGGGAGCGGGTGGATTATGTGCGCTACAGACAGAGACCCAACGACAGGCAGAACCTTCTTAGAATCGGGGTTAATGCTCCCGAGAGGACAATCACTCGCGCCCTCGATTGTCTGAGAGAAAGCCAAAAAAAAAGACCCCTACTACACGTCATTTTTAAACGTGTAGTAGGGGTCTTTTTAGTCTTAGTAGGGGCGCATAGACAAGCGCTTGTTTCTAGCGCTCTCCTCGTCTTTTGAACGCAGAAGATGATAGAGCGCTTGAGCCTCTTGATCGCTCATTTTCTCGATCATCGCCAGCAAGACGCGGCGGTCAAAAGAGCCGTTTGATTGATGTATTTTCGCTGTTAAATGTCTCTTAATCATAGCTGTATCTCTATAACGCGCTTAGGCTCGCGCTCTTTTTCGCGTTTTTTAGGGGGTGGGGGTGGAGGTGGAGGTATGTAGAGACGTGGTCTCTCTTGTTCGCGCTCTTGTTCGCGCTCTCTCTCTCGATCTCGCCACATCATTAAATGCTCGTAGGGGGCAGACCGCTGTTGGGATCGTCTGATACTCTCACGTCAGTAGACAACAACGCGCTCTTAATAGACGCTTTCGCGCCCGCTAGTGAGATCGCTTTGAGACGGCTCTTTTGATGACGCTTAGCGTAATCATGCGCCTCTTGATCGCATTTATTGCCCGAGTAGTAGTGACACATCTTGCTGTCAATCACGGTTGATCTTAGCGTTTTAGCGAAGCGCTTTTGAATATAGCGCAGATTAGCTTTGGCAGCCTTTGTGGCGAACACGAGGTCATTGTTGAGACGAGCGCAAGTAGCGCCTTTCACATACGACCATTTTGGGATCTGCTGGTAGACGCCACACGCATTGTCGCTTGAGATGGGCTTGAAGCCTTTGTAAGGCAGCCCGAAACGGCTCTCCTCGTAAGAGAGAGCGATCAGACGCACAGCGGGTACGTCTGTGTCTTGCTCTTGAGCGATTGCAGAGGCGAGCGCTGTGAGATGGGGCATAGCCTCGTCAATGCGCTCGGGTGTAGCGTTGTCCATGCGAAGCATATTGAGGATAATCATCAAGATAATCTCGGCGGTCATACGACCCTCCTTTGTGTTGTTGTGTATTCCATAAGCGATTGGTAGACTATCCCTCCTAGGTCCAACACGAAAAAAATCTCAAAAAAATCTTTTATAGGGCTCAGATCACATCATCTCAGGGAGGGTTACTCATGAGACAAGAGCGCGATAATATAAGCTCTCAGAGCAACAATGGAGGTTCTGTGAGCAAGAGATCAGATAGAATAAAGAGTCATGTACCTATAGAGCGTCTGCTGTCTCAATACGGATATGACGTGAGCGAGCTAGACGCAGAACAGCAGTTTAGATGTGATCTGCATGGAGATGGTTCAGACAACGCCCCTAGCGCTCGCGTCTATCCTTCAACGAATTCATGGTACTGCTTTGCCTGCGGGCGCGCTCGGGATGTGATCTCTACGGTCATGGAAAAAGAAGGTGTCGAGTATAAGAAGGCGTGTCGTCTACTAGAGGAAAAATACGGACTAGAGCCTTGGGTGGAGTATGAGCGCTCATCGCCCCTAGACGAGGAGATCTCGATACAGACAGAGGCTGACATAAAAGAGATCTGCATAAGGCGATTAGAGCGCGTGACCAAGAGTAGGTCGATCTCATATCAAGACGCTCTCAGATTATGGGAGGCGGTTAATCTTGTGAGCAATCAGGAAAATCCTAAGCAGTCGATGTGGGATAAGGTCTATCAGCGCGTCTTAAAAGCGGAAGGCTTAGACAGCTAGTATTTCTATCCTTTGCGTCTCTGTAAAATGCAGATAAATAAGAGCAGAGGTGCATCATGGATGAAACGATTCTACTGGATCTATTTGAGAATCTACTGAGACAGATTGCGGGTAGCGCTGTGGGGGACGAGGAACACATCGCGCTTTGGATGAACATAGGTAAGAAGCTAGGGGTGCATTTATATCTGCCCGAGATGAAAGCTGTTGCGATAACAGACGAGGACACGGGAGAACGTCATGTTGTGGCTTTTATCGCCACAATAAACGAGGAGATTACCGAGTATGTCACCTCAGAAAACGTGTTTGATTCGGAGATAGTGTCGCGCTGTCTTGAGCTTAAAAAGCAGGAGCAATCTCATTGATCTACACAAGACATGACATGGTTTTTATGTCTTTTAGCGTAGAGGGTTGGGGTGATTTTAAGATCGCTAAAATCTTACCTAAAGATGGTAATCCTTGGGGCGCATACGCTGTACTACCTATCGAACATCCTTGGAGGTCTTTGATCTCTGAGGTCTCTGAGGAGAGCGTAGATCTCGCTCTGTCGGGTCACCCCAAGCCTCTACTAGAAGCAGGTATAAGATCAGCGAGCGCGTGTCTGCGTCTAGCGGGACTAGAGGATGATTGCTCAGATAAAGAGCATTGTCTAACCTATAAAAAGAACGTCTGCTCGATACGGTCTAAAAAGATACCTGATTGCTTTTCGTGTGAAGGATTAAAGGAACAGGAATCTTATCTTGCGAAGGCATGGCTGGAAGGATATTCGATATTGATTTTATCGGGCGCTACCTAACAGACACATTAGAAAGGATTTACGATGAATCGTACCGCTAATCTACTAAAGGCCGCCAACATCTAATTATAGCAAAGACAAGGTCGAACTTGTGTCGTATTTGGAGGGGCAAATCAGGGATATCTCAGCTAAGATCTCCTCTGAGGAGACACGTCTCCGTAGCGCTGTGTACGCTATCTAAAAAAGCATCGCTCCAAGCTAAGGTATATAAGCCTGTCTCATGTCTAGGTGTGTCCGTGTCAACCTGATTCGGATCCCCTAGCACGATACACTGGCTGTCTTCTGCCACTCTTGAGATGAGAGATAAAAGCTCATGCGGTGTGGTGTTCTGAGCCTCATCTATGATGACGATAGAATCGTTGAACTCGATACCTCGCACTAGCTCTAAAGGCATGAACGAGAGCTTGCCTTCCTCCTCTAGCTGAAAAAGCTGGTGCTCAAAGCTCGTACCGAATATCCTCTTGAGCACTACGAGATAAGAGGCGATGTAGCCTTCTAGCTTCTCCCTATGATCACCAGGGACGGCTGCGATAGCGTTTGATTTACGACCAACAAAGACGGTAGGCTTTACAAGCACAACCTTCTTCTCTTGTCGGAAAAGCTGTGTGAGCGCGTAAGCGAGCGCGATGGTGGTCTTGCCTGTACCTGCTTCTCCTAGACCGACAACAAGAGGAAAATTCTTGAGCGCGTAGAAAAAGCAAGATTGCTCCGCGTCTCTAGGCTTTAGCCCTTGATACTCAAGACCTTTTACGTCTACTCGGGAGATCTTGTCATCTAAGGAAAAGCCTAAAGCGCTCGCGCCCGTCTCAGATTTTAAGATGTAAAATCCTTGACCGTCCATCATAGGATCAACAAGACCTTCCTTTTCGATCTGCCCCTTCTTATGTAAGACGTTTACGCGCTCGGTTGTGGTATCTAACACCTGTATCTCAAGCATAAAGCCCCCTCTGAATGATAGTGCTATTCAGAGGGGATTATAGAGAGACTAGCGCTCAGTAAAGATCGTCCTCAAAATCATAATCAGGATCGAAACCGAAAGTCTCCTCCTCTAGCTCCTCCAATGGGCTTGAATCAAAGATCCGATCCTCAAAATCATCCTCATCCTCATCCTCTTCCTCAAAAATATCTTCAAGAGGATCAATGCCCATGTCTGCGTCATACTCCATCTCATAAGGATAGTCTGGCTCGTACTCCTCATAAAATGTCTCGTCATGCAGTTTGCGCTCGCTGTCGGTCATAAACAGAGGCTCATCATCCTCTAGATCGAATTCTGCAACATCTGCATCGCCTAGATCATCCACGATAAGATCTGAGAGGTCGCCTTGAAATCTCTCGTCCTCAGGAAGATCAGCCTCAAGCTCCTCGAGGTCGAAGATAGGACCGTAATAAGCGCGTCTGCTTGAGCGCGCCTTCTTGCTCGCCTTGTCTAAGATCTCCTCTTGCTCCTCCTCAAGAGCTTTCACCTTAGCCTCAAGCTCTTCTAGCTCGTCCTCGTTCTCCTCGTAATCCTCTGACTGCATCGCCTTAGCGCGATTCTTCACCACGTCCTTGTTGATCTCGGTTTGACGGTCGAACTCCTCGGCAGCTTCAGGATGTTCTTCCTTCCACTTCTTGAACTCTTCCTGACCTTTAGGTCCTGAATGAAAGCGAGCATAGCGAGGAATCATCATAGAGAAGATGCCGAGATCGTCAACGTAACCTTGACCGCCTTCGTATGAACCCTCGCCCTCGTAATCGTCATCAAGATCAAGATAATCAACATAATCTTGAGCGTTGCCGGGACCGACAAGATCGAGACCTTGATCATATCCCGAGTTAACCTGCACGGTGCTGTCTGCCAAGAAATCAACAGCCTCTCTTGAGCCGTAGTCTCTTCTCATTTGTAGAGGTTGGGTCAGAGCGATCTTCTTGCTGGCGACCTTAGACGCGAGATCACCCCTTTGATCCTTCTTAAATTCGTTTGCGATCTTACTAAAAATATCAGACATAAAACACCTCTGCGGATTGCGGGTTAGGTTTTATATCTCTCATATATAAAGCGTTTATCACGTCTCTATGAAAATGATTAAGAGAGGAGATCTTATGCGTAGAATCGCTAAAGCGGATGTTAATCCGATACGTCAAGGTTCTCAGTTTTCATGTGTGAGCGCGTCTACCTGTATGGCGTTAAATGCTGTAGGTGTTCAGTGCTCTGAGGAAGACGTAAACAAGGTGATTGGCGCAAAGCCCATGCAGGGTGCGCGTTGGGAAGAGGTGCTAGCCTGCGCTCAATACTTTGGTTGTAGAGCAACCTTGACCACCCCTGCGACCTTGACTCAAGTTAAAGCGTGGACAGATCAAGGGAAGCCTGTACTGATCGCTTGGAATCCGGAAGGACGCGATTGGTCACACGCGAGCTTGATCTTTGACGTGACCGGAGAGAAAGGGGATTATGTGGTTCACGTTGCCGACCCTAATATCCCCAACCCCGATAAGACGACCCGAGAGGTCTCGGAAGACGAATTCTACTCTAAATGGTTTGAGAAGTGGCCTAACTATCTAGTGCGTAGACCTGCGCTTATGATCGAGCGCGAGATTGACCCTCAAGGCAGACAGATCATGGCGAGCCTTGATAGGGAATCTAGGGTCAAGAGTCATAAGCACAACACCAAAAAGGAAGTTAAGGATTCTTACGAGGAGCAAAAGAAGAACTTTGGAAAAGAATGGGCAAAGTATGAAGGGGCTATGACACCTGAAGGACTTAATCAAGATCGCATTAATAAGAACTTAGGTAAAAAGCCTTCAGGTGGAGGTTTATCTCCTCTCGATAGTCTCGGTAAAGGTAAAAGCAAGCCTTCAGGAGGAGGTTTGTCCCCTCTTGATAGTCTCGGTAAAGGTAAAAGCAAGCCTTCGGGTGGGGGTTTGTCCCCTCTTGATAGACTCGCTTCAGATGACGAGATATTTGATGATCTAGAAATCTACGCAGACGAGCACATGGCGGACCACAGAATCGCGTCATTAAAGCGCTACGCAATCCGGAAGATGATGGGTCGCTAAGATTTCCACCAATCGTCAAAGGCGCCCCATTCTATCTGCTCGTAAAAGCTCTCAGGTATCGAGCCTACGCAATCAACAGAGAACCACTCTCCTTTGAGTCTCCAATCTCTAAGCAACTCATGTAAGTAGGCTTCCTGATCGCCTTTACCTTTAAAGTATGCGATCAGCTTCAATCTCTTAGCGTTGCCTGTCTGTAGAGATCGAACCCTACGTTTAGGATCTACTGATCTACCGATCTTAATGTGACCTGTACCTTGCTCTTGTATGAAATAGAGATGATCTCCGTGTCGCGCCATATCTGCTTTAACCTCTTTATCGTTAACGCTTATTATTATCTTAAAGAGAGGTCGCTATGTCGAGATACGCAAAAGAAAAATATCCTTGGGACGAGTGCATTAAGGATCAGCTAGAGCAATATGGAGATCAAGAGGTTGCGGAGAAGGTCTGCGGTAAGATCAAAGCACAATCCCAATCTAAGCCCGCTTCAAGGATTGCCTCTCGCTATCTTCAATCGTCCCGTATGAAGAGTCTTATGATGGAGATAGACGATTCTGACGAGGCTTGGGACTATCTGCATGATAGTCCAATAGATCGTAGAACTAAAGCGCTTACTTTTATCCGTGCTCTCAGAAGTAGCGTAAATCTGAACAGAGAGCAGGAGACAGCGGTTGCAATTGCCCTAGATGCGCTCACATACGTCTCTGGCGGTGCAGAGCCTTCAGACATCATCCCCGACAAAGCCCGTAAGATGATACGTCATCTCGCGTATAGAAATGAGCGCAAGTTGATGACGAGACTGCCTGCCTTACCTGCTGGCATTGTCTATAAAGACGAGATCCGCAGATTGTTCGGTTCATAAAAAAAGAGCCTCTGTCTAACGTCCTAGGCAGAGGCTCTTTTTAAAAGATCAGATTCAGAGCAGGATTATCCAGCGTTCTTACCGCCCTCAAGAATCGCAACGCGAGCTTCCTTAGCGGAAGCGATCACGCCTTGAAGCGTCTTGCGAAGACGAGTGCGCGCAGACTTGTTGTTCTTGTTGTCAATCTTCTGAGCATCCAACATCGCCTCGTCAAGAGTAGCGCGTAGATTGTTGATAAGGTCTTGTGTTGTAGCTGTAGTGTTCTCAGACATAACGTGTCTCCTTGATGTGGTTAAAGGGCGAGATCAGATGCCCTCATACGCTTTATTATACTCTCTGAGAAAGGATTTTCTCCTATGTCATTACTGATCTGGATGATTTTCAGTTTTTTTATGTGGGTCTACCTACATGAGTACGCTCATCTCCTAATGCTCTCGCGCTTTAAAGAGATAAAAGGCTACATCATAAGACCTTACCCGCATAAGCATAAGGAGCTAGGATTTGTCTACGGTTCCGTGTCTTACGATTATGAAGGCAAATTGACCGATAAAGAACTAGCTTGGGTCTCCATCGCCCCTAGATTCGCTAACATGATGGTGCTCCCCTGCGCTCTGTTTATTGATCTAAACACCTTGCCTTGGTTAGCGCTCTTGATAGGGGGCGTTGTCGATCTCTTGAGGGGGTCTATGACGCACAGAGAGAGCGCAGACATTAGACGCTATAGTAAGGGCTTTGATGTGCCCTTAAAAGCCTTTGTAGGTTGTCAACTCGTCTACGCGCTCACCTGTCTCTTAGCGATATACGGGCGCATCTATGTCTGGTGAACACAGAGACGGAAAGAAGCGTTTTGTTTTTAAATCCCGCGTAGGGACCAAAGGCCCTATCAAGATCGGTAAAGACGCTAAGCTCAAGCAAGAGGTAGGTAAGATATATGGTCGCTACATACTGAACGCGATCAAGGAAGAGATCTCTAAATCTTACGCGCTCGGGAGAGGTATACCACGTACCAAGGCTTTCAGGGATTCATTCTCCTTTGAGGTAAACGAGAGCGGGGACGTGATCATCAGATCTGACTGGCCTTGGGTTAATCGCTATCTGAAGATGAGAGGTCCCGTCAAAATGACCTGGCTTACTCAGGTAAATCCACGTCTAAGAGGTCGCAAGGTTATACCTCTTAAACAGCGAGACGGTACGATAAAATTCCGTACCTTACCTCTCACGACAAAGCAGGCTTGGGTTCATCCTGCTATCGGGAAATATACGTTCATCCAAAGAGGCGTAGAGAAGGGTAAGCGCAAAGCTAAAGCAGAGGTCTTACGTTATCTCATGTCCGTTAAGCGCTAGATGTTCACGAAGCACTAGATATAGATCCTTCAGCGTGTGACGAGAAGAACCCTCATGCGCTATCGTACAATCGCTCGTCTCGTCAGGCGTAGGCATGAGATTTATTTGACGAGCCTTAACATGGGTTCTACCGAGCAAGAGCGCTTTAAGTACGCGGTGATATCCGTCTACAATCTCTCCCTGCCACAAGAGAATAGGATAAGATAGATCTGCTTCAAGGGTGCGCGCCATGTGATCGCTTATATGATCATCACCCCAAACCCAAGAATCTAGGATACGATCCGACGGTATCTCCCAATCGAACGCTTCCAATTCACTAGTCATCTTCAGCAAGGGATTGATTTCCCACGTCATCTCTAGGCCCTCTTTACAGGTGCTAAACGTGTGCCCCTCAAGCTGACGATAGGATTCTGCGCTCAACGTCATCTCTACTTGCTTATCGTGAGTGCGCAAAAGAGATCTTAAAAGGAGATACTCCAAGATACCGATCAGAACATATTTCAGCATATCAACCTAAATACTTAGAGGCTACTCTGACCGGATTTGATCGGATCTCTTGCATCTCAAAATTACCGTTCTCGTCTCCGTGACCGTAGCGATAAATCTCAAAAGAGCATACCGCAGGTCCGGAAAATCTCTTCTCAAAACCCGCATAACCACAGCAATCTGGAAACAGATAAAGATACATCTTACGCTCTATCGGATCAAACACCGTGTGAGAGCTTGTGTAAAGATTAGACCTGCGCGAGACGTTGAAAGGATCATCAGGATTTCTGAGACGGTCGCCATAGATACTAGGGGCTAAGTCTTGCACCTTTTGAATCTGTCTTATGCGCTTCTGCGCTCTGCGCTTTCTCTCATGGGAAGAATCTCGATTGACACCATACTGATAGCCTGTATCAGGATTCCAAACACCATGGTTTGTGCGAACGTGGGTCTTGTCCGATCTCAGCTTTCTAACGTGAAGATCGCCTTCTTCCCCCTCTAGTACGCCTTTCAAGGTGCGCTCGATCCCATACGTCTCATAACCATCTGAGAGCAGATTATGCCCCAACACACCCTTGTTAGTGGAAGCCTTCCTGACCGCTTCATCTAAGGTAGTGCTCGATAGTATCTCAAGCATCAAGTTACCGTCCTTATAGCTATCTCTAGCTAGGATTCGGGACAAATTCTCCATGCCCTCATCATCGGGGTCGTATTCATCCTTCTTCTTTGAGGGGCGGTCCTTCTCGTCATCTAAGACCATCAGAGCGCTGTTGACGAGAGAGATACCGTACTCGTTAATACCCTCAATCCAACCCGTATCAACATCCTGAAAATATAGGATCTCAACCCCGTTGACGCGGTCGTGATACACCTTAATGTCGGGGTCATAATTGCGATCTCTGTTCTTAAACAGGACCACCTTGCCCTCACATGGTGTCGCAGAGATTGTGCAAGCCTTTTTGTCCATATCAACCTGCCATATACGCGGTTCGGAATCTAGGATTCTGTCTCAAGAGACGATGAATCTGCTGTATAGAGGCTCTTCTAAATATCTTCTTGAAGAGGCTCTTACCGCCTTCCCAAATCTTAGAACCTACGTTCTTTAAGAACTTGAATCCTTTGGCAAGGTCCTTAATGACTGCCACACTCACCGGCGCTAGAGACACACCTAATTTTCGGATAATCTGAGCAGTAGCTTTAGTGTCGGAGATTAAAACGATCAGTAGAATCACACCTAAGATCTTCACGATACCTAGACCTACCGTGGCGAGCGCTGTCTTCATCAAGAGCGCGATTGCAGAAGCCTTTAGGATTGAGAGACCGAGCTTAACCACAATCAACTGATGATCAGGAATGCCGGTTGACACATATTGATTGAGATCCTCCCACTTAGTCATACCCCAATTCGCAAGGGTAATCTCTTTAGGATCAATCCCCAACATATCTCTAATCTCTGACGTACCTGTCCCCGCTACTTTAGCGACCTGAGCAGGTGTACGGGCAGAGAGCAATTGACCTATTACTTTGAGCGTAGAACTAAAATCACCTGCGCTCTTTAGACGACTCGCAATCAAGCGCTCATACTCGGTCTTAGGTTTCGTGCCTGCGTCTACAAGCACATGAACCTTTTTTGTAAGACCTTTCGCCTTCAGTACGTTCACGAAAAGATCAATCTCACCTTTGTTGATACCCTTGATCTTCTCTTTAAAATTGTTGATGATCTCAGAGAGATAACCCATACCTACAGCGTCTTTAACCTCGGGATTATCGAGCTGTTCCATCGCATCGTCCATAGCGCCTGCGTATGCGGTCTTTGTATCTCCTATCACTAGAGATAGTACCTTACGCATACGATCAAACTCTCTCATAGAACCTGAGGCGATAATGGCTCTGCGGATCATCTGATTCTGCTCATGGGCAATCAGTACATTGTGAATAGAGGCTTGTCTGCTTCTCATATAAGAACCTTTCTTTTGTGTGTGTTTCTTTTTCCATGCCCTCCACTTAGCGTGTTGAGGGCTAGATTTAAGCGAGGGATCGTGTCCCCAATTTCTAAGACTGATTTCCCATTTAGACATACCGCTGTCTTCTATAGGCTCACCCGGCTCATTCCCGAGCATCCTGGAATTAAAGCCGTTCTCTTGCGAGGCGTTGTCGAAATCGTCTGCGCTCCAATCCTCAAAAGGCTTGGATTTCCTGCGCTTAATCCGATGGAAAGAGTCGTAACCTGATTGTATACCGCCAGAATCCTTAGCCTCTGATCTGTTGATAGAGGCGAGCAATCTCCGTTCATCCTCAGCCCATTTATCAAGCGCATCTTGACTCATGTTAATGAGCTTATGCCACTTGTCATATATCTCACGCTTTTCTTTGTCGGAGCGCGCCTTCGCTGATCGGTACATACATCTGCCCCTATCTCTTTTCTTAGAGACAGACAATATATAAAAAGGTAATCACCACACCTTGAAATAGAGACCTAGCGAAGGAGCGTGATATCCGTCCTTGAACAGATAGTCATATCCGACAAAAGGCGCGATGTTCACCTCTCTACCTAAGACCTCAGGATGCCAGCTTGCAAACCCGCCTACGCCTAAGCCTCGATTCTCTGAGAACACGCCTCTAACACCTAGACGATAGCGACCCTTAGATAGATTGATCATCGAAGTCCCCGCGCTCGCCATCAAGCCTTCCTCATAGATGTACCCAAATCCGGCGAGTACGGATAAATCGAACAAACCAAGCTCTTTAGCTTGATAAACCTGCGTAGGTGAGTAGATCGACAACCCTTGATAACGCGGGTCGTCTGACAGGATTTTATCCTCTGCCAAGGCTACGAATTCTCCCTTGTCGTCAAGATAACCCGCCATCAAATGGATGCCTTGATTACGCACTAGACCATCTTCCGGATTGTTGGGGTCTGCTCTGTAAGTGAGCGCTGTCACTTTAAAGGCGAGATTTAGATCCAAGCGCGTTTCGTCTCCCCAAAGGTTGTCTGAAGCAAAGCGAGCCACAGGTTGTCCATTAACCCTATGCTCACTTTCCCAAGCGAACACGAAAGGGGCGCATCTGCTCGGATCTGATTTGCACCATGAAAGCTCCTCAGCGGTAATACCTTCCCACACCGTAGGGGCGGGTTCAGAGGGCTTTTCCGAGGGCTTACCTACTCTACTTGACCCCTTATCTAAGGAAACCTTTACCTGCTTAAAAGCCCTCGTTACCATGTCGATACGAGCGTTGGTGCTTTTCATATAGCGATCAATAGACGAGCGCGTCTCTGCGCTCAGATCTCTTGTTATGCTCTCGGTTCTGCGCTGAAGCTCCTCATGCGTCACCATACGAGATTCAACCTGTCTTATATCCTCTCGGGCAGAGGCGATAAGACGTGCGTTTTCTGAGAGCTTTCCTTCTAGCTGTTCGCTTACGACCTTGGCTAGTGTGCTCGCGTCCTCCGATTTAGACGCTTGTTTATAGAGCAACACAGATGACACCATCACATAAGCGCCTATTGCGTATTGTAGATAAGGGTTCATATTTTAGTCCTTGTACTGGTTTCAGAGGATTAAGGACTAAAATGTGAGCCCTTACCTCCACATATCATTACGAGTAAAAAAACTATCTAAGTAAGTAGGTTGCGATTTCTTCTCGTAGTATTCATCATACGTCTCTCCGAGAAAATTGTACTTTTCCTTGCATACGGGACAAGTGCTTATGCGTCTTGCGTCAACATCAAACCACGTTGAACAGCAACGAATCTGCGCTGGAAAGTAGATTGTGAAGACCTTGCTCTTTTCAAATCTGAGCACCCCGCCCTTCTTAAAGCTCTCGGGCAAGGGCCCGTAATCTTGCTCATGTATCTGCTTGAATTCTTGAACAGAATCCACACGACCCAAGACGAATCGCTCCTCCCCTTCAAAAGATTTCAAGACGGTAGCGTCTGCGATTAAAGAGGAGTGGGAACCTTGCTTTTTCTCAACCGGCATGATGACCTCCAAGAATGACGTTTACGTCTGCTCTTAGAGTATCAGCCCTTGGTTATGTAATAATCATCCGAGAGAAGGTCGATACACTTTTGCGTCTCTTTATCCTCTCTCACCTCAGACAGCCCCTTGCCGTGTGAAGATTCGATCTTCACCTTGTAGTAGAGATAAGGCTTATTAGACATGACGTGAGGTATCAAGAGCGTTTGACCATAATCCTCGATTGTGCCTAGATCCCTGGCTGCGTCTGACTCAAACACAAACTTGATGCCCTCACGCTCTACCGTAAAGCCCTCATAGATAGATCTCAGATTATCGTTGTACGCGCTGAAGTTCTTAGCGTCCCATTTGTCGTAAATGCGCTCCTTGAACATCTTAGCGAGCTCGGGACGCAAGAACTTAGCTACCTCTTTAGCCTTGTCACCGTCTCCCAAACTAAGAGCATTAGTAGCCTCGCTCTCGTCCATCTTCATCTCAATGTTCAAGCCGTAGTTGAATGGGCCTACCCAACCTTCCCCGTTGGAGCGTAGCATAGATCCATCGGCTTGGGTCAGGATAACAGAGGGTCTAAAGCGCTTGGGCAGATAAGCTAGACGAGAGGAGCCCTTCTTGGTCAGCGTATATCCTTTGCTCTCTAGCACCTCTTTACAATGCGCCTTCTCTAGATCCTCTTTGGTAATACGAGATCTGTTACCGCCCATGACGCTCACAATGTTAATAACAACGGTCGAAGCGCTAGGCGTCTTAACCGCTATGTCTCCTCGTCTTGTCTTGAGCAAATCACTATGATTAGGGAAGTTAACAGGCGCCATAACATAGAGCAGATTGTCCCCGTTTGAGGGGGCCTTGATTTTCTCACTACCGCCGGTGCCTTGGGAAAACCATTTAAATATCTTGTTGTAATCAGAGACGTTTTTACTATTCCAAGCCTGCTCCATCTTAAGAAAGGTGTGCTTCACCATATTATGCACATCTCCGGATGTGATACAGCGCAAGTCCATTCGATGTTGAGCATGGGACGTAAGTCTCACCCCGATCTTGAACGTGTCTTTTCCGGACCAAGGACTGCCGTCAGACAGCTTCATGCTGTGCTTTACGCTCACCACGAAATCCGGATCAGATGATGCAGGATAGATTTTCTTCTCTAGCGTGTTTGTGAGGAAAGTCTGATTTCTAAGCTGATCAGACACCTCAAATCTCATGTTCTCGGGCGCTCTCTTGAGTACAAGATCAGGTCCACATTCCTTGCGATCCCCTAAATCGTCAAAACGTGAGCGCGCTGTTCTCATCATAGCTCTAATGATCTGTCTTCTGGATGTCCTCATTTCTTCTCCCCTTTATCAGGACCGTCTACCGTGTCTAGTACGTTGTTGGCTACATGGGTGTACTTATCTAAGGCAGCCTGACCTAAGATATAACCTACTTGGATGAAACCGCTCACGATAATGAGCGTTATCAAGACCATGAAAGAGTAATGCTCGATCTTGTTCTGATAGGTGTAAAGCAGATAAAACATGGCGAGTTTCCAGCCAGCCTCTGCGATCAAATAAGCTAAGAATTTCTTGCTCTTTAAAGGTAGTTTTCCCATCTTCATCGCCTCACAACGAGTTTATTGGAGCCCTCTACAACCCTGCGCGCTTGCACAGGTAGATTGACTCTTGTGTCATTAAGTTTTGTCTGTACGCGGTCCTCTATGATCTGAGGCTCCTCGTCACCGATAAGAGATCTTGGGCTGTCTCTCAACATCTCGTCCAAGCGCGCCTTCTCATCAGCCTCCAACAAGCTGTATGCAGAAGGAAAGTCCTCTCTCGCCTTGGGATTCTCTCTCAAGAACTCTGCGATAATGTAGAGAGGCAACACAGGCGGATTGTCCGTGTCCTCTATGCCTTTGAGCGTGTTGAGACCGTTGTTTTGACGTATCCAAAAGTTTGACATGATCATCCTCTATCTACTCTTTAACCGTGCTAGAGGATAAAAGGATTAAGACAGATAATCTAAGACATAGCGCTTCAGTCACACAAGCAAACACAGGAGGTAGACGATGAAGCGCTGTTTTATGATCGGCGGTATGCCCGACCAGCAAAAGAAATTCCTCGATAAGGTCAACGCGATTGGCTATCCTCTTGAGTACATCGGAGGATACGATTCAGACGTTAACCCTTCTAATATGAGGATCCCATCCGATTGCGTCTGCATGATACTAAAAGACAAGATCTCACATAAGCAGAGAGATCTCGCTAAGTCTATGTGCGCGAGTCGTGAAGACGTTATCTTTATCGAGACCGCAAGTAAGATTTCAAAAGCGGTTGATACACTGGCAGTCGTGTTAGGTCATAACGAGATTTACCAGAGCTACGCTCATGTTGAGCATGACAGACCTTTGTCGGAAGAGGAACAAGGGGAAGATCCTTCCTTCTTAAACGCTGTTCTTAACGTGCCTTGGGCTATGTTCCCCTATGACCCTCGTCATTCTGGATCTCGTAAAAATCTGAGCAACTATTGGCTCAACACCTATCGTAAAAATGACACAGCGCAGAGCGCGTTTTTACCTTCAATGTCAGAGGTTAAGAAAGGTCTCAAAATCCACCCCATGCTACACGCCTCCGATCTGCTACGACAGCACGATAAGCCTGGACGCAAAGAGACCGCGATTCTATCTGCTAAGGCATGGCTCTTGGGGGCAGAGGAGAGTGGATATACGTTCCTCTCAAAACACGCGCTGAATCGCGCTCTTAGCATGACTTTTGGACTCACACCGGAAGATCTGCCCGAGGCGCTTTGGTGTGAACTCTTAAAGAAGCCAGAGAAGAAATCCAAAACGAAAACGACCAAACCCACCGAGAACCCCATCACCGAGAACCCCATCACCGAGGAGACAGAGAACGTGACCGATACGAATCAAGAAGTCCGAGACGAGGTGCTTATCCATGCAGAGCAAGATGAAGGCGTTTACATCTGTGGCGCGCTCTTACAGATCACAGGTGATCTCTCCGTCAAGGCCATCTCCGTAGATGATCTGCTTGTCTGCGGTCCATATAACGTCTCCATCGGCAAGGTTGAAGATGGCATCTTACATGACGTGCTTGTCTCTCTCGTTAAAGGTTAATCATCATGTATAGCATGAGCACAATATCTAAAGATTTTGTCGATTATCCTTATCTTCATTTTCCGGAGATACCTCCTGTCTCACATAAGCTCGCTGGTCTGAGACGTATATGGGAGCTTAACCGTAAAGAACTCACCGATGTGAATCTCGGGCGCAACGATTTCATGGATTTGATGTGTTATCTAAGGCGTTTAGATGACAACCCATCAGATGAAACCTGTCCCAAGCGCAATCTGACCAAGCGCTGGTTACAAGGATGGATAGAATCAAATCCTCCTTTTGAAGGATCAGCCCTCTTAAAGGAAGCAAGCTATCTAGCCCGATGCGTCTTTAATTGGGAAGCGCCGGTACACGATCTGCTCTTAGAGGTTCTTGATGACTTTGATGTAGAGGAGGAGACCACTGAGCCTGTTGAGGAGGAGACCACTGAGCCTGTTGAGATGGAGAGCGCGTCCCCTATCAAATCTTGGAGCGTTCTAAACCTCACGATAAAGGGCGCAGGGGAGGTCTTTATCGGGGAGGTGAGCAACACCCCTCTCTCGATTGAGGGTGACGTTAAAGTACACATAAAAGGCGCAGAAGGAGACAAGATCTACGGTCTTCGTGTCACCTCTAAAGATCAGTGATTCTGATTCTCCCATGTGACCGTGCGACCCGCTACCTCAGCCTGCGCTGATATGCTCTTTTTGTCGGTTACCATCGGTGTCGCGCTGTCTGCACTAACAGGATAAGGGGCGTCTGATCTCGCGTCATACGTCTCTCTTATCGTGTTGTAAGAGAAGCTATAACGAGGCCATATTGAAGGCACACCATCTACAGGAACCTTATAGCGTATGTCGTTTGAATCGAGATACGCTATGTTGAAATGCTGTTGTAGGATATTTCCTCTGTTAGATGTGCTCTTTACGTCTACCTTGTGATAGCTGAGAGATCCTACGCTCAGCCTCATCGGGAGCGATGATTAATTCATAAGGACCATCATAGCCTCCTAAGATGCCCGTACCAAAGCAACCGAGACAGAGCGAATCCGGATGCTTTCCGTAGGTGATGGTCTGAGGATCAAAAGCGGAGCAAGCGCAAGGCTGACCGGTCAATCTGCGGGTGAAGAACTTAACGCGCTCGCCTCCTTGCTCAAGCATCCAATTGTTTCTTCGGATGCCCTCTCGCCAGATGTAATCAATCTTCTCTATATCAGCATCGGAAACGGGCTGACAGCGATCTAAAGGTGTCTCATATAGCTCACCAGTGGCGGTGTCTTCAGCGACCGTAGAAACCCTATAAAACGAGCGCTTGTCGATACGCTTAACAGAGGGATCATAAGAGAGATAAGAGATAGTCACCTCGTCTTGATCCGTAATGGTTAAGCTGGCGCCTTTGCGTAAGAGCACAGGATCAGGATGATAGGCTGCCTCTAGACTGACCTCCCCGGTGTTACCCATGACGGTGCGCGCCGGTATCTCTGACCCATTTAAGAGCACCATCACATCTCTACCCGAGAAGGAAGGCTCTGAGTAGAGATAAGGTGACGCTATCGGATATTGAGTACGAAAGCGCCATGGGTCTTCAGCTTGATCTCCGAAGCTAATCCAACTCGTCACAACCTCGTCATGTACGGGCGTCACCGCGTAGGCGTCCCGATAGAACGTACCGCCTACGGGGAGCAGATTAATGCGCTTGTAAGGTCCTCTGTCAGAGCCTTGAGAACGATAAATGTTAACCCCTCTTATGAGCCATCCTTCGTTCTCATGTATCTCCGCAGGGGAAGACCATCTAAGGTCAATAACACCCCTCTTATAAGGGGAGAGCGCGTTGACCGTCTTAGGGGGTAAGGGCCAAGGGCCTCTCGATAAATTCCATCCTGCGGTCATACGCGCTCCTTACATGATGTTAACCCTCTGCGGAGGTGTCTTCATCATCAGTAAGAACAATAAAAGAACCATCTTGGTCCACCTTCCAAGAGGTCTCCTCTGTGACCTCAAAGCGATCACGAACGTCTACGAGCAACTGACGAGCAGCCTGCTCATTAGCCTCAAGTTGAGCGGTCAAGCGCGACTTCTGCCACTCAAGGTTTCCGATCTGATTCAAGATCTGAGTGGTGAGATTACGCCTCGTAGTGAGCGTGTTCTTCTCTTCGTCAGTGAGCGTGCCAAGTGTCTTCTCTGTCTGTGCCATGATTCAGTCCTTTCAAGATGCAAGATAACATGGTCACAGCATTATACTCTCACTTAGCGACAGCGCCTTCCTTATCTCGACATAATCTAGGAAGCTCTCTCACATATAAATGAATCTGCTCGGCTTCTGCCTTCATGTCTTGAGCGTCTCTCTGCATGATCTCAACCCCTCCAAGAGCGTGATTACTTGGAGGACCGACAAAAGATTTCTGCTCAAGATTGGGGCTTTTGATTTTTAGTCTAGTAACCTTCTTCTCCTTCTTTGATTCTTTTTCCGAGGAAGAACCACACGATGGAAGCAGAGCCCATACGCAGAAGGATATGACGACAAAAAGTAGCGTTTTCATTGACGGATCTCCTGCAACATACGTCTAATGTCCTCTAACATGAGACGGGTGCGCTCAAGATCTTTTCTTATCTGCTCAAGCGCTTGAGCGTTAAGCTCGACCTTGGTCATGGAAGCCTTACATTCTTTCAGACCTTGTGTATTTTCGGTCTGCTCTCTCTCGATAAGAGCAAGCTGAACGCTAATGCTATTTACCCACAATAAGATTGGGATAATCAGCACTGATAAGATCTTAAATCCAAGGTCGATGATGTTCTTGTTATTTTCGCTGTTAGACATGATCTTACGTCCCCCTAAAACCGATCAAACTCGGAAGTATGATCTCAAGCTCTTGAAGGTCTCCACATCCTCTTTAGAAGGAGATTGACCTGCCACAGCATTAAGACCGAGCGTCTTAATCGCATCCATCGCTCTCTGATCGCCTTGTGAGCGCGCCCTACGGAAAAGCTCTCTCAAGATCTCAGCGTCAAGAGGTGCAACAGGAGTAGAGACGTTTTGTCCATTACCTGCGCCTTGCATGGACAAGATTCTCTGCTCTTGAGAAGGCCAAAGAACATAACCCTTAGTCAGAGATTGATGATTCTTTACGAGACCTTGATTGCTCGCCCAATTGGGCACCGATTCGATATGTGCAATCCACTCTTGAGTGTACTTAGCGCGATCTGGTACACGCGCTATGTTGTCGTAAAAATCCGCCTTATCAGAGTAGACCCCAACCCAATGCAAGATACCCTCAAGCCAAGTCTTTTTCCAATTGGTCGTGCGGTGGAAGCGCGCTCTATCTCTCGCCTTTCTATTTAAGACAAGAGAAGGATAAAGACGAGACACAAGAGTCAGATTCATAGACGCTTTGCCTTTGCCCTTAGCGTCATCTGTTGTCCCAATCGTTGAACTCAGTTTCACGCTCACCATCTCCGAAAGATGAATTAGATAAACGCCTTTAAATCCTGAGACGCGAGACCAGCCCTTGATCTTGGGATTACTCTTAATCGAATCTAACCATGATTCGAGTTCTGCGCGTGATATTTGAACATATGTTGCAGCCATTTTTATGACCTCTTTCTTTGACGTAGAAGATAAAGATTCGTCTCATGTGCGTTAGCAATAGACATAATAAAATCATCAAGTCCTAGAGACATACCGCCATTATCTTTTATCATATCGTAGACGCGCTTTAAGATGGGCTGTATGCGCTCCTCTGCGATAAGAGCGCGTGTAATAGGATCGGTAGCGTCATTGTGGATCAAGACCTGAATCGACTGCTGAGCTTGAGGCACCGGCGCAACCGCTACAGGACCGTATTCCCCTACAATCTTCTCCGCTAAGGTGTCGATCTCGTCCTCTAAGGACTCATAGAGACGCTCCATCAGCTGATGATCCCCATAAGAGGATAGTCCTTTAACCTGCCAATGTGAGGTCCAATGGGACCAATGCACAGCGCGCAGTACAGCCAAGAGCGTCTGCATGATCTCTAGCTTCACGTCAGCGGAGGCATATCGGATTTTATTAGAGGAAGCCTTCTTAGAACGAACCTTAAAGAACTCCTTAGACCCGTTGTGTGAGAGATTTCCTTGTCGATCAATATCGTAGTAACCCATGTCATTTACCCCTATATCAAGCGCCTTGCGCGAGCGTCTGTTCTTCTGTCTTACGGTAGAGACACCACCGCCCTCGTATCTTTTAAATCTGTTCAAGTGCTTACGCCTCTTTTGATTGTAGCGCTTGATCCTTGAGCGATTTTTCAGATAGTAGCGTCTTCTCTTTGTCTTGAGTTTGGTCTTGTTCTTAAGACGGTTTTTAATGCGCCATTTTTTGTACTCTCTGCGAGCCTGACCCTTCTGCTTACGCTGTCTTTTTGAAGGGATTTTTACCGAGATAAACGCGCTCTTAAAGAGATCTCCGTTCTCGTCTACGTCATAGATAAAATCCTCGTCTTCAAGATAAGGATCTAATACCTCACCCATGAGCGCGTCTAAAGCTACTCTGCGCTTCAATCCTGTAGAGGTAGACTGATCTATATAAGGATGACCATACTGATCTCCGGGTAAACCACTAGAGCGAGGTCGCTGATGTAGAGGCTTACCGTCAGGCTGATTTGGTATCGCGTTAGGATTGGGAGCTTTGGAGTAAGACGTAGAAGCACCCGATGAATCCGAAGGTGTATTCGATACAGGAGGTCCCGCCCTCTGCTCTGTCCTGCCTTCTGGATGACCTGAAGGTAGGGGCAATACCCGATCTCTTTTAGGCTGACCGTCTGCGTAATCCTCTCTACTTGGAGAAGGCGCCGGCGTGTTCTCTCTAGAATCATTTACCCATGTACGAACGCCACTAAGCTCTTGAACAGGTTGACTATGACCCATAGTGTTCACCTGCCTTTGAGATAGGCGAGCGCTACCTTCTTGACGGGATCTTGATTGTACTTAGAGGCGATATCCACCTTCTCTCGATCCGTGTGAGGCAAGCGTTGACGATAAAAACCTTCACCCATCTTGATGAGCGCATAATTGGTCATATCTAGAGAGCGCTCTAGTCTATCTAAAGACTGAGGAATACCGCTAAGCGCGTCCCCAAACTTCTGATAGATTTCCTCTTTCAGATCCTCATCGCAATCTTCCAAGGTCTCTCGGATTTGATTGCAAAAGGATCTGATAATATGCGCCTGTACTCTAGAGGAGGAAGCCCCCTCTGCGAGCACAGACCAACTAGCTTGACTTGAGGATCTTTTTCTCATAACCGCTCTCCTTCTTTATGTAGAGAGCGTTCATAAATGAGTTAAAGATTAACCCTCCTCAAGACCCTTCTCAATACCATTCACAACGCCAGCGCTCTCTACTGCCTTGATCTCCTCAAGAACCTCAGGGCTGTCCGAGTAAAGCTCAAGAGCCTTCTTGACGCGCTTAGTCCAGTGAGGGTTCATATCCCACTCAATACCATTTGAAAGGATCTTGATCTTGCTATCTTCTCCTACCTCGACAGCCCCTTGCTCGGGTGCTTGCTCAAGTCCGTCAAGAATCTGAGCTTCCTCTGAGGGACCTTCATCCTCAACGGGCTCCTCAACGGGCTCCTCAACAGGCTCAAAATCCTCCTCCTGCTCGATGATCTCAGTAGAGAAATTACCTTCAAGATTCTCTAGCGTGTCAATCTCTTGACCGACCGCGTTCACGTCTGAGATCACGGTCTTTTGTTGGGCTGCGGTCTTGAGAGTAAGATTAACAGAGGTAGCGCCTTGCATCTCAGCTAGACCATCCTCTGCGCTTGACGCGCTCTTTACGTCTGCACCTGAAGTGTCTGACACAGAACCGACAAGATAATTATCCTCGTCCTCTGTGGAGACCACTACAGGAAACTTAACACCCTCTTGCTCTACAACTGGCTCGGCAACAGGCTCGTTTACGGAAGACACCTTTGTCTCCTCGTCATAAACGGTCTCTACCTCCATCGAGGTGCGCTCTTTAACCTGCTCTACCGCCTGCTTTACGGGAGCCGGAGCAGGATCTGCCTTTGCCTCAGGTACTCGTAGCCAGCCTCTCTTAAGACCTGCTTTAAGCTCAGGCATCGCAACCTCTTCCCCACCGATGCGTAGAGAAGATCCGTCAAATTCGATAATGTCACCCGCAGTAAGATTACGCTCTAGTCTGCCAAGGTGGATTGTGGTTGTAGCCTCAAGCTCAATAAAGCTACCCTTTTTAAATGTAATGGACACGTTGTGTTCCTCCTAGGTTATCTGCATCACGCGCTCTATAATACAGAGTTCGATATGCAGGTTCTTGGATTTTTGTTAATGCTTATATCCGACGTATAAGTAAATCAATGAGGCTAAGGGGTAAACATGAAACCGTCTAGAAGAGCAAAGATCATACGCGCTTTAAATCAATCGCTCAAAATCGCCATACAACATAGTCTCCGAAAGCTAAGAGAGACCAATGATGATGCGGTTTTCGAGGAGGCGCTCCGACGCTTTTACCTCAACAAAGGGTTACCTAAGGATTATGAAAACACCTTAGAAATGAGATACTTATCTGCATACTATAGAGATTCTCAGAAAATGCAAGTCGTTAAGCAGGATCTTAGCTATGAGCAGGAAAATGAGGTCTGCGACCGACTGCTTGAGGTCGGTATGTGGCTTCATACGAGATGGGCGCCTAAGGTTCGTACTCTAGTGGTAAAGGTCTGTGGGGGACAGGAAAATACTCTCACCTTCACGCGAACGCTCTTTGATATAAAGGATCGCACCCCTAACGGACTACATATCGGTCGTATGCTTAACGTGATTTTAGACGCATAGTATAAGATAGTTTGTCTTTTAACACCCTCACACGAAAGGTAAAAACGTGGAGAGCGACAAGCTATTAAAGACTATCGAGAAGCTGAGAAAAATCCGAACTAGAGAAGATCTTGTGCCTCCTGCTTCTAACATCTTGAGATCGCATCTGCCGGACGGAAACAAACTCACCCTTCGTCAATATCAGATCCAAGGTATCCTACATCTGCTCGCCATGCCTCGCTTTGTGCTAGGGGATGACACCGGTCTTGGTAAGACTCTACAGACGATCAGCGCGCTCTCGTATGTTTGGGATAAGCGACCAGAGATACCCGCGATTATCTGTACGACCAAGAGCGCTGTTGGTCAGTGGGAATCAGAATTTGAGCGCTTTACACATGGCGTCAAGGTCTTTAAATGTCTCGGGACAAAAAAACAGCGCAGGAAGATTTATGACGCCTTCTTTGAAGCGGAAGGCCCTAAAGCGATCATCCTAGGATATCGCACCGCTTGCGTTGATTTCGACATCCTTCAACCTATGGCCGGTCACGTTATGATCTTTGACGAGGCGACCGCGTTTAAGAATGATACCTCACAAGTGCACCAAGTATGCAAGCACCTAGCAGGCTCAGCAGAGCGCGTGTGGTCTCTAAGCGCTACCATCATCAAAAATCGTCTGATGGAAGCATGGGCGATTTACAAAGTTACCGTGCCTCACCTCTTTACAACCAAGACCGCGTTTATGCGTGATTACTGCATCACCCGAGATCAACCCCTACCTGGAGGGCGCAGACGCATTAAGGTTGTGGTCGGTCACCGTAAGCATGACATACAAGCGTTCAGAGAGCTTATCGACCCGTACTTTATCGGAAGACCCAAGCATGAGGTGGCTAAGGAGCTACCCCCTCTCACCTCTAAGACCATCGCTTGCGAACTCACAAAAGAGCAGAAGGTAAAGTATCGTGAAGCGCTTAATGGTCTACTAGAGGTTAATGATGACGAGACCGGCGAGACAAAAGAGCGCGAGGTTACTAAGCTCACCGCCGTGACCGTCTGTCAGCAAATCGTAAACCACCCCTCTCTCGTTAATGTCGATGGTGAATCCGGTAAGCTAGACTCTCTTGTCGATTTGCTCACCAATGAGCTTGACGGTGAGAAGGTAATCGTCTTCTCTCGCTTCCGACAGATGGTCGATATACTAGAGGAAACGCTGAAAAAAGCTAAGATTAAGACGAGCAGGATCACCGGCGCAGAGGGCGGGGATCAGCGTCTCGCGTCTCAGAAGGCCTTTCAAGACGAGAAATCAGACGTGAGGGTGTGCCTTATCACCATGGCGGCTGCCGAAGGCGTCAATCTACAGCTAGCCAAAGCGGTCGTCTTCTATGACACGCCATGGAGCGCTGGTGATTATCTACAGATCATAGGGCGCATGATCCGTATTGGCTCAATACATGAGCGCGTATTCTCATATCACCTATGCGCCCCTAAGACCATTGATGACCGCGTTATGAAATCTCTCAAAGCTAAGATGAATCTGATCGAGAGCGTCTTAGGTAAGCGTCTCAAAGCAGAAGGCGAGGAAGAGGACGTGATCGAGGTCGGGCGCTCGGAGATCGCAGATCTATTCGATGGTCTGCTAGAGGATGCAAACGATATAATCAAAACCAAGTAAAAAGGACTTACTGCGTGAAGCCCATTGAAGTGATTAAATATCTCAATCATCAAACCAAGAAATGTGCTTCATGCGGTAAGCGTATTGACAAGCGCATCGTCTGCCCCTGCATCAAAAGGAAGACAGCATGAAAGATCTCTATCTTGAATGTAATGACCGGGGTATGACGGAGCTTGAGTTTCAATCTTCCTTTTGCAACTACTGCCGACAGACGCGCTGTAGTAGAGCAGGATGGTCTAAAACCTCTTGGGAACAGCGCATAAATACGCAGGTAGATCGCCTGCTCATCAACCCTAATATCCATCTACAGAGCGAATCGGAGAGATGGGCTGAGATACCGAACTTTGAGCTACCTCAAGAGGTCTTAGAGATATGGGGCTCAAAGAAGGTGAGCGCTGACCTTGCTGAGATACTAGAGAACGTTCCTGAGACAGAATCTCCATTAGAGATTGAGGGAGCGAGCGCAGAAGAACCTGCGAGCCCAAGGAATGACACATCGGAGAGCGTCACAGAAGGCTCTTTAGACGCTACAAGCCCTCAGATACTTGTCCCCGACAATAAGCCCTCAAAAAGAGCAAATACGAAAGCTCAAGAGATTATGATAGGAGAGGCGCCCGATACACCAAGCGCTCCTGCGGTAGATCCTTGGGCTCCTCAACCCGCTTCGATCAAGGTGGGCGGTACTTTTAAGATGGGCGGTTGATAAGTAGAACGTCTCTTGATAATAGGATTATCGTATGGTCATCTTACCCCATGAGCGCTTGTTTCAAATACATCTGACCTACACAAAACCTACAGACCGTGTACCGATTGCAGTAGGTCTTGGTCGTAGAGCTTATGTGCAGGGCTCGGAGAACTCACCTAACACCGACATAAAGTTTCAGCGTTGGGTTGAGAAGATCGAGAACTCAAGCATACGAGAGAACCTAGAGAGCGCTTGGCTCAGAGGTTGGGCACTAGAAGCTCAAAGAAGGTCTGTATAATCCAACAAACCTTCAACGATAAGGCTGACACATGAGCAACGTATTTGGCGGGAAAAATGAGCGGGCGGTATATATACCCATGTCCGAGACCGAGCTTGAGGTTATAGCGCGTCTGGTTGATTCAGACGACCTCAAGGTCGTGTTGCACGGTTGGGGAGTGATCGAATCTCCAAAGATCACATACGGAGACAAGAACTTGCACATCCCTATCAAGATGACCTTCAACAAGCCTGTAGAGGCTCCTCAAGACGTTTACTATTTCGACATGGAGCTAAAGACAGGATCAGGCATCTCTCTCTTTAAGAAGCGCATGAGCACCTCGTATGGAGGACAACCTTTAAAGGTGATGGCAGGTCTAGAGCTAGAGATGGTTTGGGATATCTCTATACGTCACCTAGACCCAAACCTAGTGCGCGCAGTAAAGCCCGGTGCTAGAGGTCTGACCTCTAAGCTACAAGACAAGCTGACGCTCGATTTTACCGATACCGGAAACATGAGGTTAGACCGGAATCAAGCAGATCAAGCTCGACAAATCCGTGCGATGGAGAAACTGATCAACAAGATGGATCAGGGCAAGCTCGCAAAGAACAATCAGAAGACGTAAACGCGGTAACCGGGGATGCCCGACATACGCGAGATCTCTCTTGAGATGGTCAAGCCTTTCTTGATCTTCGCAACATCTACGATAAGCTCATCATGCTCTTGACGAGTCTCATCGAGATTACTTGAAGTCACCTCAAGCTGATAAGTATCGCCCCTGCGCTCAGCCTGCTTTAGATCGCGCTCTAATCTAGAGATTATAGAGGCGTAATCTTTCTGCCTCTGCTCAAGATTCTTGATAATCTCCTTGTTCAGATTGGTCCGAGACCTCGTGATCAGATCACCCTCATCTTTGATCCAAATGGTCTCTCCAGTGTGGTATGTCCCGAGCAAACGGAAAGCGATAGCCTCTACAATCGAGGCAGGGTCACGATACTTTGCGGTATCGAAAATGGTAGGCTTACCTGCGCTACGCTCAAGGCGCGCTACGCGCATCTCTAGGTCTTTTAGATTGAACATCATCAAATCCTTCACTTGTGTCATGTACTATAATCGAACCCTATTAAAGCAGAATCAATGAGATTCTGCCTCGCCATAAGCAGGCATAAAATATGGATTCTCAATCTTCTCTAAAGCGCTCAGATCCATCGGACACATATAATGCTCTACTAACGAGCCTAGATTCATAGTGAGACATAAATGATCTTGATCTGTGTCGAGATCATTCTCCCCTACAACACATAGTATGACGTAACCTACTCCGCTGAGATTAAGGCGGGCGTCCTCTGCCACTGCTCTCCAATCATCTAGGGGAATGTCATCAAGCAAGAGGAAATCCTCTTGAAAAGAGAACCCATGCCCCGACATATCCGTGATAAACAGATGAGGCGGCATACCGTGTATGTTAAGATTATTCTCTTGAGCCTTGAGGATGTAATCCTTCAAAGAATCAGCGATCCAGACCTTATATAAATCAGGGAGTTTCTCCATGGATGACCTCGACATGAGAAGACGCTTGAGCGCGTTGAAGACGTTGACCGATTGTCTTAGCAATACGCAGAGACAGATCGCTAAGTATTATAGTAGCCGAGACCCAATGATGAACCATCTCAACAAGCTAAAGACAGAATCTATCAAGGAGATTCAGCAACTTGAGCGCGTGTCTCGACAGAAGAAAAAAGGAGAAAAGTAATGCCGATCTACACCTTTAAATGTAAGAAGTGCGGTGAGGAAACCAAGAAGCTACAGAAGTACGAGGACGCGCCACCCGCTTGTCCTAAATGCGAGGGTGAGACAGAGCGCGCACCGTCAAAAAGCTCTTTCGTGCTCAAAGGTCCCGGATGGTTTAACACAGGCGGTTATTGATGACAGGCTATCTTCTGCCATCGTTAGCGCTCTGCTTTGCTAACGTCATCTTCTGGTATAAGGGCAACGCAAAAGAGATCTACGGTCTCGATTGGAGCCCCTTCAAATGGTGGCTCTTTACGAGCTTGTTCACCAATTACATCACGCTCTACTCATGGTGGAGATTGATCGAGATCGGAGATGTTTGGAGAGCAGGGGTGACGTGGGGTCTGTGCAGTCTCACCACTGATCTCATCTTAAACACCGTTTATTTCGGCTTTAATGTTCGAGGTATACTAGCTCTCTTACTCTGCGCTTTATCTGCGTTTATCGCGCACGGAAAGAGCTAACGAGACAAATCCTCAGCGCTGTCTGCGCCCTCTAAGAATTCTTTTAGAGAGACAGGCACATAATGAAAACCTACGTCTTTAGAAGCGCCTGTTCTTACGCGCTCTCCTTGCTCATCTATCTTGATGTTGAACGTAGCCTTAGCTGGATAAGACGTGTCACGTCTTGAGAAGGTTGAAATCTCCTCAATCTGATCTGCCCATGCCAACAGATAGTGAGAGCCCTCAAAAAGCTCTCCTTGGAAATCCGTTCTCAGCCCGTAAGCGTAGACCTTGATCCCTTCTGTTGAGAGCGCGCAGAGATCAAAAACCTGCTGTTTGCTCAAGAACTGAGCCTCGTCCACAAAGATAATCTTAGCGCTACCTGCCGACAAGAGATAGAGATTAGATTCTTCCGTAAAGGTCTGCGCTTGCGCCTTAAAACCTGTCCTTGAGGAAATGAACCCTTCCCCATCTCTGCCCGAGACTATCTCCGGAATAAGCATGGTGTAAGGTATATTAGAGGTCTCACAGGAGTGCGCTCTCATAAGCAGATTCGCGCTTTTGCCTGCGTTTACGGTTGAGTAAATGAAGGTGATCATCTCGATCCTAACTGCGTCTTGTGTGTGACAATCTCTCTTATATCATTAACGTGCTTACGGACAACCTTACTTTCAACACCCATGATCTCAGAGATCTCCTTGGTCTTGTAGCCATCTGTGAGCAGATCAAAAACCTTGCGATAATCACCTTTAAAAAGAGAGCCAATATCTCTGCGTAGCTCTTGATAATCGCGCTCGATCTCTACGTCTTCCAGATCATGTATGCGGCCCTCAATAGGCTCAATCGCAATCTCAACACCTTTGGTTTTAGAGTGCTTCTTCAGAAAGTTGGTCATCACACAATGACAGACCATGGTCACATAGGTCGAGAAGGCGGATTTCTTAGGGTCATAAGGACACTTACCCTTATTCCTTATGAGTATGCCTTGCAGGATCTCCTGTAGCATATCCTGAGGATCTTCTCCGATGGCGATGATCTGCTTGAGATAGCGCTTGAAATAAATCCTCTTAATGTCCTCGTACTTAGCCTCCACATCTATGCCTAGTTTCCGCGTAGGTGGATTTTGAAAGTTAAGATCAAATTCGTAAAGCGGGATACAATGTCTCTGCCAACGTCTGCTCTTAGTAGAATCTGAAACGCAAAGAAAATCACCCATAAAACGCTCTCCTAAGGGAAACAAGATTTCCGATACTCTAAGAGCAACATCCGTAAATCGCAAGGGACAAGATGAATTACTTACTTGTATTATCCGTGTTCACTCAATGTATGATCACGAACGTCCAGAAACTCTCGGGTTTGGAGATCACGAAAAAAGGTCACGTTAAATGCAGACCAGCAAGCAAAAAACAGGTGACCAGACTCGTCAAGATGTGGGAGAAACACTCGTCTGAAAAAGACGTGCGTCTACTCTCTCTCGCTTGGATGGAGAGCCGTCTAAGACCTTACACTAAGCGCGGAGATCGCGGTAAAGCGTGTGGTGTCTTTCAGATACACGCCCGTCACTCTTATCCGCTTTTCAGACGTAAAGGAGGCTATAAGGATTGGGACGAGAAATCCTCTCGTAGAGAGATCGCGCTTGAGTGCGCCAAGCTAGAGCGTCTTGAATACTCTATCGAGACCATGAATCGTCTGATCAAACTTCTTGATCAAAAAGACAAACACATCTGCCATCATAACAGCGGTATATATGCTAAATGTAATCCTTGGTATAAATATCGTCTTGATTATATCAACCAACAGCTAGAGCAGAGCAAAGCGCTCTGCGAAAAGGAACATGACATGGCTATGATAAGAACAGGCAACCCCGTATCTGTAGCACCTACCGAGAAGGTACAAGGCTATCTCGATTTCATGGCGGGCAAAGACCCCGCAAAGGATGACGAGGTTTATATGTCCGGGTATAAGCTGGCTGAGCAAGTCAAGAAAGGCGAGGCTGAGGCTCCCGTATGGGCAAAATAAGCGATTGGCTTAAAGATCATCTAGAGACCTGTCATCTCTCTGAGGATCATCAGCGCTTGCTTATGCGTAGAGGGGTTGACGAAGATTCGTCCGTTAGATTTCACACATGGAATCGAGCAACAACCCCCGCACCTTGTCCTGTGTTCGCTAAGAACTTTGGCGTGTACGGAGAGAAAGCTCAAGGTTTTCTGAGCTTCCCCATCACGTCACCTAAAGGCGAGGTCATAGGCTTAGAAGCTCGGAGATCGCTCCCTGACGGGTCCAAGAAGGTCTACCAATACAGAACCCCTAGCGCGTCTTGGAACCCCTATATGATAGGCTCAGAGAAGGCTTTTCAATCGCTGTGGACCGGCTGCGATTTGTGGGTTGTAGAAGGGGTGTTTGATATGACCACTCTTGAGCGCGTTACCGCCCCTTGTGATGCGGTTGTCTCTACCCTCAGAGCAGGCATGGATCAAGTGACCATGAACATGATCTCGCGCTTTGCAGGTAAAGGTAGCACCATCTTTATCGCCTATGATAATGACGAGACCGGACGTAAAAAAGCTCAGTGGCTACACCGACAATTCAGCAACCTAGACGTGCGCTGTGTCGTGTGGAACTACAAAGGCAAGGACCCAAACGAAGTCTGGAAAGCAGGGGGTGATCGCTTACTCAGACGTATGTTTCTTTAAAGCTCTGATCTCATCATCTTATCTAGGCTAGGGGTCGTCTCTAGATCAATAACGAGATGCAGACGATCCGCGCCTCGATTGATCACGCTGTGAGGCTTGCGGGTGTCGAGATACCACAGCGTACCAGGCAACATCCTGTGAGATTCCTTGCCGTCCATGCCCCACACAAGAAACTCACAATCCTCGCTTACAAGGGGGATGTGAAATCTCGGTAGCTTCCCGAGCGCTACACCTGCGTCATCGTCAACAAGATCCGTATGCTGACCAATAACCTTGTCGCGCTCTAATCGCATAATACGAACACGGTGTACGGGCGCATCTCCTGCAAATGAGGCGATCATCTCTCTCACCTCAGGGAACTGATCATATAGCTCCGTATCTCTTAGCTGAGCTTCAGCCATCTCTGGATGCTTCTCATGCCATTTATCGTTCATCTCAGAGGGCTTGGTAATGAACATCGGGTCGTCTGAATATCCTCTAAGCGCGACAGCGCCCCAACCACCATCGTTGTAGTTTGAGTAGTGATTGGAAAAACCCATGTTACCGAGCTTGCTCACAAGAGAAGAAACATCAAACGTGTAGCTCTTGAGTTGATACGCGGTAGCGCGCTCTAGAGGATCTGTGTAAAGACAGGTTTCAACGCTCTCTAGTACACCAAACATATCATCTGAAGGCGCTTCTGCCGTGTACTTAAAGACAAAAATGCAGTCGCCAAACGAGCTATATTTAGCCCCTACTCGGGACAGACCATCAATCTTACTCAGAAGAGTGCCCGCACCCTCAGAGCAGAAGATCCACACAGAGGAGCCCAAGCCTTTCACATACGATTCAAAGGCCTTCACGTCCTCAATAACCGGATAAAGGATCTCTACGTCACCCTTACTCTTGATCGCTAACAGATGCTCCGGTCTTGATGAGTAGATCTTAATCGGAGTGTCTCTGCTAGACGTTCTCTGGATAAATCGGTAGTGGTCCTCGTGCACCAAATGACCGCTCTTGAGCGCGTCAGCTATCTTGTTCTTCTTGACCTCTAGAAAGGGAGAGATCATCTGCTCATTATGCGGTTTAAAAGTGCTCTCCAGCTCTTTTAGATAATCGAGTTCATAACCGTTTTGCCAAGGCTTCATTCTGTACCCATTCTGAACAAATTGTGAAAGTCTTACTTCTTCAAGAATCCATAGGTATACACCCCATGCTCCAAGTTCTTAGCAAGCTGACGGTGCTTCACCTTCAGAGCTTCCCACTTCGACTTCAGCGTAGGGTCAGTAGCCCATAGCTTCTTATGCTGATAGACACCTGCGTCCCATGCTTGTAAGTGGAGATCAATAGACTTGCCCTTCTCCAACACAGAGGTTGTCTGTGAACGTAGAGAGAAGCTCTCCACATGGAGGGCTTTGAGGTCATCTAGGATTTCATTAGCTAATGGAGAGAGGTTAAGTGTGGGCAAGATGTGGGCGAAGTAGGGGTCACCGTCTTTACGCCATTGAGGGGTCAGGTCTTCACCGAGTACGCCTTCTTCCTTCTCATATGGGATAGGGTTTTTCTTAGCGTCTTGGTAGAGCTTCCTTGTATCGGGATGGTTGCCGTAGAGGTCGAGAGCTTCTTGACGAGTGAGCCAGAAGAAGTGGTTATGGATATTATGGGACTTACCCTTGTACACGACATCACGCATAGAGGTCATGTTGTTAGAGGTATGAAGCAAGGCGTAAATATGGCAATCGTCAAGCCATTGCTCATAGCCTTCTGCTTCAGTATTAGGGGCTAGGTATTCGTCTTTGTCATTAGCCCAATCCCCTGTGACGAGCTTACGCGCTGAGAATAACGCGATGGAGCGTCTCCACCCCTCTCCTGCTAGGACTGAGAGCCCGTTTGAGGCAGAGCCACAAGAAGAAGTAAAAAACACAACCTGATTTTGAGCGATGCAGTTCGCGTTAGAGGTGAAATAAAGCAGGGCTTGAGGTGTGAGGTTTCCTCTGCCTGTTTGACCCACATTAAGACCCGATTTCATCTGAGGGGCATCTGTAGTCTTAATCCCCTTAACAGGCTCTCTCACCCAATCAGAAGCCTTGCGCCCATCTGCGTTATATAAGTCCTTATGTCCGATAGAAGCCACCTCTCCCATATCGAGGTCTTTCAGAGTGATTGGGAGGTCTTGTGTAATCTCTGTCTTACCTTCGTTCCATAGCGTAAAGGAGACGCCCCATGCTCCGCTCACATCTGCAAAGTGTGAGGCTTGAAACAGAAATCCTGACTCGTAAGAATAACGCTCATACCAAAAGGGGCGGAACTTGGCGAAAGACCCCGAAGTCATGAACAAGGTGGGTGAGAACACGCCCACAGACTTCTGCTTAAAGCCGTACTCCTGCGCTACTTGCTCACATTGAAATAAGAACTGAGCATAAAGCTGTTGCGAGCAAGCCCCCATCTTCGCGTCCTTCATCGCGCTGTTCACAATCGTGGAAGAAACATTCGCTTTTGAGGAGGTGGTTTTGACTCCGTTTCGTGCTGTCGCATAAGGGGGGTTAATCAGAAATACTAAACGCTTCCCCTCCTTCGCCCCCTTCTTCAAGAGCTTCTTCACCGCCAAAGGCAATACGTTGTCCCCATCTTCCTCCTCAAAGAAAGGACTCTCAGCGTCAGGGTTTAAGAAATCATACTGAAAGACATGAGCACCCTTGTTAGAACCCCCACGAATGATCGCCTTCACATCAGGTGACTCTGCCGTAGAAAGAATCAAGTTCTTAAAGTCATGCTCGTCACGAGTAAGGTTGCCCGTCCCCGCACAACAATCCCATACGATACACTCCTCGCGCCATTTCGCACCTAAGGATTTCTCAATCTCTCTGTGCGCCTCATCGACCCATAAACGTGGCGTATAAAAAGCACCTTGTCTACGTCTAGCACCATCTTCCATAAGGCGATCTCTCATAGAGAGAAGCACCTCAGCATCCTTTGCACTTAACCCTCTCATAATTTCGTGCATAAATCATAACCTGTCTAAGTTATTTCCGACAGATTATTATACTCAACAGGCTATGTCTAAAAACCGAAAAATCCAGTGTCAGACCAAACAGGAGGACGAGCATCGCCTTTAGACCATATAAAGATCGGCTCGCCTAGCTCAGTACCTTCCTTAATGAAAGGATCGTTAGGTCGCTTCTTGAGTTTATAACCTATCACGCCTTCATAAATAGCGCCCAAGCTCTCCATATATTCGATCATAGGCTGACAGACTATCTTATATTCATCTTTGCCCGCTTTAACATCCGAGATGTTGATCGCTATGCGTCCACCTTCCTCTAAATGACACCAAGCGTTCTTGAGCGCTCTGAAAAGGAAATCTTTTAGCCAACTCTCGTCCGTTGCATAGCGCTTCCAACTCTGTGTGCTCTCGTCTGAATAACGCTCTCGATCAAAATAAGGCGGTGACGTGAAAACAAAATCAAAGCGCCTATCCCCTAGATCTACATCCTCAGCGCACCCGCAGATAAACTCTGTCTGCTTAGGTCTGTTGCAGTAGTCTCTAATCCCCTCGTAAAAGGGGTGTAGAGCGCTGTTAGGGTCGATACCTACATAAGACGTTGCCTCTGACGCTAAGAACCCTACAAGACGATCTCCCCACCCCATAGAGAGATCAAGCACCGAGCGAGCTTGAAAAGCCCGATAGACGGCCTTGACCACGGAAGGTTTGAATTGACTCGCCATGTACGAGTGCAATCTTAATCCGTCATATAAAACCCGATTATTAACCTGACCTCTAATGATACCTTCTAACGTAAAGAGAGGTCTCAAGATCGGTCTCTTTTCGCCCTTGCGATTCCACTGAGCATACGGAGACATTCCGCCCGAGAAGGCACATTTCATCCTCTGCTCTTGCGTGAAATGATCAGACACCTTCAACCCATAGTTAGAGCCTCTGATAAGACGATACTCTCCTAGATAGGTGAAATCTTTAATGCTCGGGACGCGCTTCGCTTCCCATCTCTCCTCTTTAAAGTTCTCCTCCTCGGTTAAGAGACGTTGCCAATCCCTGCGTAGCTGTACCTCGCTATAGTCTCGATATGGGAACTCTAGATTGTCGATCAGATTTGAGACGTGTCGATGAAGCGCGTCTCTACCGAATCGCTCCAGCATCTCTAACCACACAGATTCTGGAAAATCCAGCTTTCCGTTTTTGACAAGCTCGTACTCCTCTAAGGATTTCTTGCCGTCTTGTTTTGTCTCAAAAATCAAAGAAGGTCTCCCTATCCCAAAGGGGCTCGGGCGCGTTGCCTTTTGCCCATATAAAGACAGGCTCCGCCTGAGTACCATCCTTGAGAAGATTCTTTAATCTACTACCTGCTCTAGGTCTGACCTTTAACGGATAACCTATTACGCCTTCGTAGTTCGCCCCTAATCCTTTCATAAACGCTAAGAGATCTTCGCATACAAATACCTTTTTATAAGGTGCGTCACAGATATTAACCGCTATACGACCTCCCTCTTGTAAGCCCCTGTAAATCTTGCCCAAAACATCAAACAAGAAATCTTCCTTCCAAGAAGATAGCGTGGGAAACAGATTGACCGATTGTAAAGGATCATCCGCATATATCTCTAGGTCAAAGTAGGGCGGTGATGTAAAAACAAAATCGTAGGAGAGCGAGCTAAAATCCACATTACTAGCTGAATCGCATATATGCTTTACGGTCTTGCCTGTATTACAAAAATCAGAAATATCTCTGTAAGGCTCAAGTAGACGATGATTAGGGTCAATACCCGTATAAGAGCGCGCATTAGATGCGTGAAAGCCTACAAGACGGTCTCCCCAACCCGAGCTAAAATCCAATACGTCCTTTGCGCGGAAAAACTCATAAACTGAACGAGCCAAAGAAGGACTAAACTGACTGGCGATTATGCCGTGCATTCTCATAGATGATCGCAGGGTGTTTGCACTTAAATTCTTCTCATACATCAAGCCTATAAAAAAATTGAGAGTCTCTGGTTCAAATCGACCTTTCAATAGACCTTCCCATCTATCAACCACCGAGATCCCTCTTGTCCTTGCTTTAAGTCTCTCACCCATGGTATATTGATCGCTAACGATTTTACCTAAAGCATCTCCTACAAGTAGCACACCTTCATCTTGATATGTTAGGGGCATAGTCACAGGTAAGGACCGGTGCGACCAAGCACCCTTGTAAGCAAAACTGCTGTACGATTTTAGCAGGTTGAACTCCTTATGAGTCCTTATTGCAGAGTGATTTTTATAAGGGAAAGGTATCTGATGCTCTTTTACGATACCTCCTATGTGTCGGATAATATCTTTTCTGTCAAAGCGCTCGATAACCTCTGACCATTCGGTCTCATTCATAAAAAATTCTTTACCGTCTGGACTCAGCCAATTGTAGTCCGATAACGCTGTTCGCTCGGTCTTATCTTCTAGATCAAAAAACATCGAAAAAAGTCTCCTTATTCCAAAGAGGCTCGGGCGCGTTACCTTTTGACCATATAAAGACAGGCTCACAGAAGATGTAATCCGAATCGTGCTTCCCCTCTGCGTCAGGTCGCTTGTTCATCTTATACCCTAAGACACCCTCATAGGTAGCACCTAAACTCTCCATGTGAGAGAACATCGGGGAGCATATATCCACGCCCTTCTTGTCTGCGATATTAACCGCAATACGACCGCCTTCTTTGAGTGCGCCCCATACGTTGGTTAATGTCGGCTTCAAAAAACCTTCTGTCCAAGCGTCTGAGGACTTGTATCTCTGCCAGCTCTGAGTGCTCTCTGTCGAGTATTTTTCGATATTAAAGTAAGGCGGTGACGTGAAGATAAAATCTACCTCAACACCGGACAGATCTGTATCTTCGGCAGGGGAACAAAACAGCTTTACAGGCTTGCCCGTATCGCAATATCGCGTGATCGCTTGATAGTGAGGGTGCATCTTTGAGTTAGGGTCAATACCCGTATAAGAACGAGCGCTTGATGCGTGAAAACCTACAAGACGATCACCCCAACCCGAGCTAAAATCCAATACGTCCTTTGCGCGGAAAAACTCGTAGAACGCTTTAGCGACAGCAGGCTTAAATTGGCTCGCCAAGTAGGTGTGCATCTTGAGAGAATCAAAAAGTGATTTCTGATAAAGCCCCTTCTTACGGACAATCTCGTCCATAAGACCAAAGCTACAGCGCAGGAAGGTGCTCCCCTTGTCGGGCGCGTTATGCCATTCATCCCAAGGAGAATCTCCGTGTGCGGATCCGCATTTGACGCGCTCGGATTGAGCAAATTGATCTGACACCTTCATGCCATGTAGAGAGCCAGGGAAATAGATCTGTCTACCGAGATACTTGTACTCAAAATCCACGACCTGCTTTGGGGCGTGCCAAGGCGCTTCGATATACTCGGAGTAAAAGCCGTTCCGAACAACATTCCAATCTTTGCGGACAGCTTCTGCGTCAAGGTGACGTAAAGGAAAACGAGGTTGATGTAATCTCATCTGCTCCTTGAGATAATCAATAATCTCCTTCTTCTCAAAGCGATCTCTCATCTCATTCCATTGAGCGGGCTTAATCAAAAGCTCACCGTTGTGAATGACCTGATATCCTTCAATCGTCTTAGGCTTTGGCTTCTCGTATTCAAAAAACATACACGTCCTTACGCGGGTTTGGGTTGTCTCTCTTAGATTATCTCAAGCGTCATTTAGCGCGTCATCTAGAGGATCTTTAGGTCCGGCTGCACCACCGAGATTAAAGCTCTGAACCATGTTCAAGATTCTACCGGACGGCCAGACCGTCTGCGCTTCAAAAGGATCAAAAGGAGCTTGATCGCGTGACTTCAAGCACTGATATTTAATCGTGCCTTTCTCTCTCATGTCGTCACCATACCAAGAAGCGATCACAACGTCTGCGGAGCGCTCTGCCTCGTTAGCGTAAGAAAGGTGAGTAAGATTGTAGTTACCGTTGTTCTTCTCGGCAGCCTTAAAGCCTTCACGGTTAATCTGAAAGAGACATAAGATAGGAATCCCCGCCCCTCGATTAAACCCGAGCGCTGTCTTTTTCAGATCTCGGATAACCTCGTTGAGCTTGTCTGTGGTAGATGTGGTTTTCATGCGCGATGACATGAGGAGCGCGTGATCGACCACAAGCGTCTTAAACGGATCCTTCTGCATGACCAACTCTGCCTTAGTGCGTAAATCCTCTACGGTGAAATCAAGAGAATCAGGATCGGCAACCTCAAAATGAATCTTACCATAGACCCCCTCACGAACGCCTTCCTTGAGATCTTTGACCACCTCTTTCAGGAACATCTCCTCGTCATCATTTAGAGAGCCAGAGCGTATGCGCTGAGGATCAAGACCAATGTCGGGAGACTTAGCACCATGTATCCCGAGCGCGATTCTTAGCTCACGGAATTTAGGGTGCATAGTATGAAAGGATATGATCGCTCTACGACATTGGGAATAGTGCATCTCAAGGCTGAAATATAAGCACGAATGACCGCCAAAGACCGCCTGATTATAAACCCAATTAAGAGCGGTGCGTGACTTCATGTGTCCCGTAAAGCCGGCGATGATGTAGAGCTCTTTACGTCTAAAACCTTCAAGCGCGTTGTCAATGATCTCAAGACCGGTATTGGGCAAAATCTCTATGGTACGATCCTTTGCCTTCTGATACTCCTCAAAGAAATCCTCGTCATCGGTCATCGCCTCACCGCCGATGCGCGTACCGAACGTAGGGGTCATAATGTTAGCAATCTTATTGCTCAGATGACGCCCTGCATCTCTCACCCCTCTTAGTTTGATCTTTTGACGACCGTCCTTGATCTCTAACCCCTGCTTAATGATGGTCTTAGCATCATTCATGGCGTTAGAGATTTGAAGTATGCGAGCTTCCTCTACCTCGCGCTCGATCTCAGAGATGAAATCCCCACGATAAAGCACTGATTTAAGGGCTCCGACCTGCTTTACGCGGTCTGCTTCATCATAATAGTTATTGCCCTCAAAATAGCTGGATAACGTGCTCTGTGTAGGGAGGTGACCGTGAGACAAGGTGAAATCGCAGATGTACTCATAAATCTGCTGATCCTCCTTCATGTCAAAACGGTAAATGCTCTCGCGTAGCGCGTTGAAATTACGGAACATCTGATCCGCGTCATCGCCCACTCTAGGCTCGGGTAAAATGGATCTCAAAATCTTCATAGGTTAAACCTCTTCTTGCCGGTAGCGCCTTCATCGGACTTGCTCTGCTTATTATATCCCTTAACGAGAGGCACCGTCTCCCATCTACTTATGCTGTCCTCTAAAGAGCGCGACCAACACAGATGCCCTTCCTCTAAAGGTCGATCTGGCTCGGTTACAATCCACATAGGCTTAGAGCAGTGGTCTCTTAGTGAGATCGCCTCGGTTAACACCTCAGGCATAGCTGAGTTACGAGCGCCCTTAACCCCTAAGCGCACAATCAAGAGTGAGGGGGACTCTACCAAATCCTCTAATGAGGAGGCTCTTACATCACGGATAAAATCCGGATCGTAAATCTCCCGATTAGAGCTTGAGAGATTATTGAGCCATGCGCTCATAAGCGTAGCGTCTGATACGACCTTTACAAAGCGCATAGGCTTACGCTCATGCCACATCACCGTGCGTACATGAGACGCTAGGTTTTCCTTCTCCCCCACCAAGACGATGTTCTTATAGAGATACTTGGTGAGTGGCGTTCTTTTCCTGACCTTAATATCACTCAAACCTGTCCAAGCTCGCTCGGCCTGAGCGTTAAGATCCTTCTCTACTCGACACTCACAAGGCACCGCTTGTGGTATCCCTAACGGGCCTCCATCTCGTTGGACAAACCCGTAATCCCCGCAGATTTCACACACCATGCGATCTTCCTTATCTGTCGATGTTTACTGCTCTCTTATACTACACACAAGAGCACCTAACACCGACAGACGAGAAAGGTTAAAACAGAATCGTAATGTCCTTGCCTTCATGGTAAATCTTGTAAGACAGCCCTTGATTGACTTGATCTCTCACCCAATAAGCAAGCTCTACCGCCTGCACCTCGCTAAGCTCTTTAACATGAAAAACCGAGACAGATGACGCGCTGTCTTCCACGTTAGCAGAATCCTCATTTTGAGCACTGAGGGCGGGAGGATTATCCTCGGATTCGATCTCCTCTTGCTTAAAGATCTCGACAAGAGATTCTGGCAGATCATAGACGCGCTCTCCCTTCTTATTGGTCGAGTAGCCTTTTCTCAGATCTTTGAGATCATAAGGCACCGTCCAATCTTTACCGATCTCTACGTCTACGAGCAGAGGTATGGGCCAACCCTGCGCTTTGATAGCGCTATTTCTCACCATCGTCTTACAGACAAAATCAATCGCCTCACCCATAATGCTCTCATGGATCTCAAAAACAATCTCATCATGTACGGTCAAGATCATGCGGAATTTATCCGACCAACCGCGCTTCTTAACCCCCTTATAGATGAGACCCATGGCGAGCTTGGTAATGTCAGCGCTCGTCCCCTGCACAGGAGAATTTACGCTCTTGCGCTCGTCTTTAGAACGTAGCTTACGCTCTTTACTATTGATCTCTGGCATAGGCAAGACACGTCCGAAAGCGGTCTTAACGAACTCGTTTTTAGACGAAAACTTATGCTGATTCTGCCACCAACCATAGAGCGTTCGATACGTCTTGATGAACGTATTATATTTCTCCTCACCCTCTTGCTCTGAACACTCGATAGTGCGAACCACAGCGCGACCGGTACCGCCATAACAGAGCGCAAAATTGCAACCCTTAGCGTTCTGACGTAGCGCCTTCCATTCCTTCTTCTGCTTAGAATCTTCCCCATAAAAAGCCACCGCGGTGAGCGTGTGAATATCCCCAATCTTATCTGACCCGCAAGGACAGATGGGTGGGGTCGGTCTTGGGAAGCCCTCCTCGTCAAGCTCTTGAGGAAACGTATTATTGCAATCTGAACAACGGAAGAACTCTCGAATCCATTTAGGCTCTCGGGACAGATTTGTGATCAAGCGTAACTCTACACCGGCGTAGTCAATAGCAGCCAGCCACCACCCTTCCTCTCGCGCTCGGATGCAAGATCTCATCTCACGCACACACTCAGGCTTAGACATATCATAGGTCGCAGGGATGCCCTGAAAAGGTACGCGACAACCGCCGTCTCTTGTCTTCTTAGGGTCTTTAGTCACCTTACAAGAGAAGCGCCCTGTATCGGTCGCAAACTGATCAAATTTAGGCTTTAGCGTACCATCGACCGCCACGTCTTCGATCATCGGCACAAGATACTGAGACAGCGCCTTGGCTAACTCACGATAACGCTTGATCTTAGCAAGGAAAGGATACTCGGACTCTAGGTCCTCGATGAAGCGGTCAAGCACCTCTGCACCTGTTGCTACTTGACCGGACGCACCGGTTGTCTTAAGACCGGGAATCTGAAGTTCACGAAAAAGCAAACCCAACTGCTGAGGACTCGCTACGTCATAGATATACGGAAAATCCACGTCCTCTCGATCTCCCTCTCTTAAAAGAGAAGGCACGTTAACGGTGATCTTCCTCTTTAAAAGAATCGACCTCTCCATGTCACTGCGATCATAACGCTCGCCCTCTTTACGCGCTTCATTTATACGCGATTTATAATTGAGTTGACCATCTCCAATCTCGTTATAATCAAAACGATTTTCCGTGTTTGAGATCTCGCCCTTCATTATCTTGATATATGTAGGCTCAATATCTCTGCCAAGCAGATCAGAAGCCCCCTTGTAGACCTCTAACAGAGAATCGAACCATTCCTTCTGACCGTCTCGGGCTAGCTTTAATGTACGCTCTCGGTCGACATATACGCGGTTACGGTGCATCCAGCGCACTGATGTGGCGCACATCTTTTCCAAGCCGTAAAGGAAGGTCGTGTGCTCGGGCGCTTCTGTATAGCGCTTATCCATCACCTCCCAAATCCTCAACGTACAGAGAGGGTCAGCGGCCGCATACCATACGCAAGGCTCCCAAGAAGGATCTAATGTCGAGTAATCCTTCACGTCCTCAAAAATCAGCTCGTTAAGCTCGATCATCTCCATGTTGACAAGGGTTTTAGAGAGATATTTCAAACCCTTCTTGCCTTTAGTCCTAGAATCAAGAAGATAAGCTAGGATATGCGTATCTTCCCAACCGAGATGATTATCCCAACGCTCCTCTCCTAGAGGCTTGTGACCGTTAAACTCAAGAAACTCTAAATCGAAACCCGAGTTGTGAACCACAGGACGCGCCTTAACCTCAGGGTCAAACAATCGAGTAAACTCTTGAGCAAATAAACGCCATGAGACGTTATGTTCCGAACCCGCTGAGTGCGCTAACGGGAAATAATATGCCTTGTTCTTTGTCGGGGCGATGCCCACACCCACAATCGAATCGACCGTGCGCCCATCAAATACTCGATTATCAAGACCGGTCGTCTCAAGGTCTAATCCGTAAACCCCTAAAGGGGCGTTGATACACTCATCTACAGCCTGCGATAGATTGTCTGCCGTACCCAAGATCAACTGAATCTCAGGGTCTAACATCCAATCCTTGCGCTTCACGTCAGGTCGTGATAGCGCCTCAAACAATTCAAACACGTCTGCTCCTTAGCGATAAGAGAGAGAGGCAAGCGCTTATTGGCTCACCCCTCTCTCTTATACTAAATCAGCAGATGATTACACGGCGCTACGCACGTTGAACGTAAACTGGATATAGAGGAGAGGGAACATCGGACGATAGTACGCCTCGATAAGAATCCCCGTTGGGTCCTCAGGATCCTGCGCTACGCTCACGCCGGTGAAGCTGTTGATGATCTGCTCTGCAACCAATCTACGGAACATCTCATTAACGCGCCCCTCAATCTGATTGATCACAGCAGGCACAAACTTCTGACCGATATAATCGTTGGTCAGATTGCGCGCTCTCAGATGCACCTCGTCTGCGATCTGAATCACGGTAGGTGTCTTGGTCAGCGCGCTCGTCATGTCAGTGGTTAGACCATGACGGACAACAATCTGTCCGCCTCTCTGTTGTAGCACGGTCACGCCAGAATTAGCTGTCTGATTCGCGTCCACAGCGTCAAGGTTGCGAGAGAGCGTATTGAAGCCAAGTACCTGCAAGCTCGTCCAAGGAGTCGCCACGTCAATCGTACCCGCGGTGGTCGCGGATGCGAGCGCTACTGCGAGATAACGACCATCTAGAAGATAGGTCTGAGAGACGCCCTGCACGTTCGTGATGGTTGACGAGACAATATCAGGATAAACAAGACGCACTCTTGAGTTCTTAGTAATAGACGCGAGACGCTGTGCTTCCTTAGGCTGTGTGCCAGCAGGGAAACCAACAATCGCTGTGCGCTCTGATCTATAACGCAAGCTAGACTGAATGTCACAATGACGTGACAGCTCAGTAAGAATAGCGTCATTAGCAGGGACGAGAGGCACGATAATAGAGGGAGAGAGACCGGTAAGGATCTCACCCTCAGACTCAGTAATCGAAGCGAGAATCTGAGCCGTTGTAAGCTCTGTCTCACCCTCCAACAAAGGCACCTGCTTAAGTGCAATCGCGCTCGCGCCATTCACAAAAGCGTAATAGGCTGCCATCGTCAGAGAGTTCTGAGGAGATATATCACCAAACTCTGCGATCACGTCCGAGATACGAGTAAACACCGCTGTGCCGAACACACTCTTATTACGGACAATATCGAGGTAATAAGTGCTACCGATAGAGGGCTCACGATTAACATCAATATCCCCCGCGTTGGCAAACGTCTCGACATAGACGGTCTCCCCAACGGTCACGCCTGACGTGTTCTCTACAATCAGAGACACACCAGGGATCACCTTCACAGGCAACGTGCTATTGGTCAAAATCGTCTTGCTAGACACAAAGGTCAAGGTCGCGTTCGCGCCTGTAGGATAACGCTGTCCGCCATCTCTCGCCAACACGGTGAGACGTAGCCCGGTCACGCTGTCCACATAGGTCTGACCAACAACACCATCTGCACCGGTCGCGCTCAAAACTGAGGTGCCCGCTGAACCTGAACCGGCAGGGTTATCCGAGGTCACGACAAAGCCTTGATAAGGCGCCTCGCCCACAACGCTGTCGCCAGCGTTAATGCCAAGACCGCTACCGATCTCATCTACGCCGGTTGAGCTACTAAAGGTGATGTTAGAATCAATCCCTACGTTCAAGCTCTCAAACGTCACATAAGAACGACCCGCCACGTCCTCAGTGAGATAGGTAATCCCATAAGTAGTGACGAAATCTCCTTGTAGCGCGCTCACGCTCTGAATGTCCGTTGAGAACATGAAGGCGCGTAGAGCAAGCTGACCGCCTTGAGCGAGATGAGAATTCAACGCGCTTGAGAAGGCTGACGCGCTCACAGCGCTGGTCGTAAACGTATCACCTGCGGTTAGAGAGAATCTGTCGTTAGCAGACCCCTCACCTACCTCGATGTAAGCGTTCACAGACACAGGCAAATGAGCGTGAATCAGATTACCGTTGACCACAGAGGTCGTACCGATAACAGAGTCGATCAAATCTGCGATCTGTTGGGCGCTTCTGGTCGTACCGTCTGCGTTACCGTCTAGTAGATCTATGTTGTGAGACTGACCGTTGACCACAAGAGAGAGCAGATTATTTGCGCTCTCAGTGCCGGTGCCGTCATACAAGGTCACCCCTGCGAGAGATCCGCTCGTCTCGTCCCAACCCATATCAAGGGTCAGAAGAATATCAAGCGAGCGTCCGAGAGGTGCAGAGGTCGCCACGGTACCTGCAACAAGACCACAAGCCTCTGCGAGATCCCCTCCGGAGACAACCTCAATGGTGTTTCTAGTGAGCGACACATAACGAGCACCTGCAACAAAGCGAGAGCGCAGAATCAAGCGATCTCTGAGGAACTGGTTATTACCATCGCTAGTGTCGGTTGAGACGAAATCCGCAACGGGCAGAATACCGAACTTGCTCTGACTGCCATCTGCAATATCAACATCAACACCGATGACCTGAGCTAGATCATCCACGCTTGTGACGAACTCGATATATCCGTAAATGTCGGCAGCCGCCACATCCGTTAGTGTAAAGACCATGCGACCGATTGAATCGGCGGTCACCTCAAGAGAGGTCGTGCCCGCTCCGTCATCAGAAATCACGCCATCAAAGACTGCCTGCAATTGATCTTGTATCTCTTGAGCAAGCTCGGCTGCCGTGTATGAAGCATTCGGAATAGTCACGGTAACGTCTGTACGAGAGACAAGTCCTGCGCCCGTAATGCCTACATAAGACACGCTCAACTCATCATGGTCCCCCGCCACAATGGTGACGCTATCAGAACCGAGAGCAGACATAGCGGTATAAGACGCTTCTACGCTCTGAGAGGCGACATTAATGGCGTTCACAAGGGTTGACACGTCACCCGCAGGATTGCTCACATTAACGCTCAAAGCCTGACCGTCAACCTCTAGAAGCAAGGTGCCGTCTAGATCGAGAGTCGTCCCGTTAGACGCTACGGTGTAATCAAGAGGAGCGCCTACAATGGTCGCCTTATTAATGCTGAGATCGAGATCAATCCCGTTAAGGGTTGTCGAGTCGATATCCATCTCAAAGCTCAGAGAGCCGAGCAGATAAGGACCAAAGCCAGGTGTCGTGTAGAGCGCAGGAGTGCCGTTAAAGTCCTGAAACTGAACGGTGACGGTCTCTTCTACAGGAACCCCGCCCTCGATACGGGCGTCAGAGATAAGCTCGCTTCCTGATGGGAAGTTCACATCAACAACAGCGAGATCGGTGCCCTTGCCGGTGTAGCGTACACCATAAAGATTGCTCGTACCTCTAGTGACGCGATAAGAACCTACCCCGCTACGGTCCGCGACAACAGCGGTAAGCTCATAGCCGCCACCATTAACCACAGCCTCTGTCTGTAACAGGTTGTAGTAGAACGTAGCGAAAACCTTATGACCGGCAGGAACAGGTCTAGCCAAGACGATAGATGAATCTTGAGGATTAACCCTAGCGACCGCAACGTCGGAGCGCTCAAGAGCGTCTGCCAACGTGTAGCCTGTCTTAACCTGCACAAGATCGGTGCGTGAGGTGGGAGTGCCAGTCCCCGTACCATCAACAGGCTGTGCAGGTAGCTTAAACGTGTTTGCTACGATTCTGCCGTTGATCACATGAGCAGAACACTCAGCAAGGAACATACGGTTATCCATATTTGAAGGGATAACCTTTGTTGTTGGGAAGCTAGAGCCCTCAACAGCGGTAGGCAGAGTAGCGCTACCCCAAAGGATCTTGTCGTCCTTGAGAACCCAATTTACGCCCTCGATGTATGTTGTGGCAGGTGAATTACCTGTCGCTACATCAGAGACTCTAGTGACCTCTCTTACACCCCTAGCAGGAATATAATCGAACTGATCCTTGAAAGGATTAAAGGCATAATCAACGGTGAGCGTAGAGCCAACCTTAGGCGCCTCACTAAGAGTGATCGCACCGGTAGCACCATCTACAGAGAGAGGTGTGACGCTCACGCCATCTACCAACACAGACACATCGGAGACGTTCGTGGTCACGATACCAGAGCCGGTACCATCGGTAATAGGATTGTAGTTGGTGTGGAAGATGGTCTTACGCGCAGAACCCGTCTGACCTTGGAAGATCCCGAGCGCGTCATTTGCAGTACCGCCTCCAACCACAATCGAACCATCGGCGGTCAACTCGAGGTTGTCTACTCCGAAGTTATCCGTAAAGACGGCTGCCTCTAGACTGCCCTTATTGGCTGTCGTGTTAACAGCGATCACAGCGCGAGCAAGATTATCCGCTCTGTTGGTGTTAACAAGAGGAAGACTGACGGTCACAGACACGCCATCTACAACAAGAGAAAGCGTGTTTGCTCCTGCGGTGAAGCCGTAATCGTCTGTGCTCTTCTTGACAACGCGGAGAGCGGTGCGCTCAGCGGTAATCTGATTGCTCAGATCCTCACCTACAACCGAGGTATCGTTTCGGTCAAAGAAGTAGGTGAGATAAACGACATCCCCATCCTTAGGCGCTTGCGCGAGAGACACAATACCATTGACCCCATCAACAGCGAGCACTACAGCAGGATCGCCATTAATGGTCGCGCTCACAGAGGCGGGACTTGTTGTAGGGGTGCCCGTACCGTCTCCTGTGACGATAGGCCACAGCTTGGTTCTAACACGCGCTGAAGCGCCATCAAAATCCCCTAGGCTATAAGAGCCGTCAGGATTAACAGCGAGCACAGCGCGAGCGCTCATATCCTCTTCAACGATTTGCTGATCTACGGTCGCAGAGCTTCCGCGGACCAAGGTCAATCCGTTAGATTCGATTGTCTCTCTGCCCGTACCGATGAACAGAGGAACACGGCCTGAAACGGTCGTGTCAGGTGTCGGTGTTTCAAAAACCGATTGCGTATATACGCCAGGTGGCGCGTAGCCTCCACTAATAGCCATGGTCAACTCCCTTTAGCTTCTGTTTGAGTGTTCTTGATAATCTCCATAGCACCGTCTCGGTAATCTTTAAGTACCTCACCGGCTTCTCTATGCAAGGAATATGTGCCATCATCCTCTCGTAAAAGATCATATCCGGTCGCACCCTCGTTATCGTTGAGAATGTCCCATTTGTCTTTACGTCTCTGATAGATCGCGTCCCATTTCTGTCGAGCGTCCTCACCGATCACACGGTCAAAGTCCAAGTCCAAGGATTCAATCCCCGTAGATTGGACCTCTAAAGAACCGCTCACGTCAGAGGAGAAGCCTACAGATAGATCTTTCTTCTCCGAGTAAGCGATCTGACCGCAGTCGCAAGACACGCTCTCTAAAGTAGACCTCTTACGAAAAGAAAGTCCACACGAGTCGCAGAGATAACGGATAATCGGCATATTGTCCTCTCATGTATCGCTAGGTAATAGCGTTTAAAGATTAACAATATATCAAAGCACCGTAGGTATCACTACCTCCGTACCGATACCGGATATCATATCCCCTGCTGGAGCGATCTCAAAAGGCACCACACCTTCTGTCGTTAAATAATAAATGGGGATGTAAACGGGCTCATGCACAAACCAATTTGTCTGCGCTGTAAATGAGATCGAACCCGTATAAAAGTAATCATCTCCGTTCTCGTCATAAACCTCTTCTGCCTCGCCCCCTAGGTTTACCTCAGAGATATCCACTCCCATGTCTGTTAAGGACTTACGCAGAGACGACCAAATCCAAACCACCGTTCTGTCGCAAATATCTGCTTGAGAATGAGGATCTCTAGCGATTAGCTCTATGTCTACAGACACATCCCAACGCCCGCCATATTCTTGAGATACAATCTCGGGCGTCTCGTTAACCAACACCACCTGCTGATCACCTTCTTTGAGCTTGCGTCCGAAAGCAAGTATCGCCCCCTGCACAATGTTGTTATATGCGCTGGCTGGCTTGACCGTGAAAGGACCTTCTTGTCCAGAATCAACCGTGTAGCGCGCCTCCAAAGAAAGCCCGTTAGGTAGTGCCTCGTTAAGTGTCACCGTGCCCGTCTCATAATCCAGCGTATATTCGCTCGTTCTCACCAAACGCATAGACGGATACTCGATCAGTCTTAAAGACCCCTCTAAGGGCACGTCCAATAGCTGTACCTCGCTACCTACAACAATAGGTGAGGTCTCTAAGCGTCTCTCATATCGGTGAGCGTAGACGTGAAAGCTATGTCCGGACACATTAGCGTTGGGATCGTCAAAAATCTTAATGACGTAGACGCCGGGGGAATTAGCGCTCGCCATCGCGTCCTCTTTGACCCACTCGATAGATCCGTAAGGCTTGAATTCCTTTAGACGTGCTAAACTAACTGTGCTCTTAACCGTACCTATGAAGTTATCAGGACTAAGCACGATATTTGAAGCTCCTCCTGTTCTTACGACCATACCGAACTGAGGACGCTCCTCAAAGCTATACTTACCTTGTATGTTATTGGACAATCCAACATAACGTGGATCGTCATTCCAAAAGCCCCTAAGCTCATGGATGATTCTATCTCTGACCGCAAGCGTAAGATGGGCGAACATTACTGATCCCCTTCCTTGTGCAGTACGACCCTCAACGTGTCATTAATGATCTGTAGCGTTACCTTATGTCCGTGATCATGATTTATCGCATACTCAAGACCTGAGCTGTCTATCTTGACAACCTCTAAACGAGATACGTCAGGTACGCGCTTAGGTTCTGTACCGATCAAAATGACAGGCTGAGTTCTTTCCATGTCATTACTCATAGCGTCACCTCCTCTTTAAACACAGAGGCTATAGACGCTTAAAAAGGTAATCACCCCCAAGGATTTTAGACCGATTCTTATGGTTGAGAGAAGACGCTTACCCGACCCATAGAGATTGTCACATCAATAGCAAAGTTCTTCTCAAGTTCCCCCCATGAATATGGAACCTTATCATAATCAAAATGAGCTATACCTACTACGCTGACACAGATCTAGGATTCACGCGCTCTCCGAGATTATTAATCTCTCCTGCGACCTGCTGGCTTAAACCTCTAAGATCCACCATACGACCTGCGGTGCGACCCATGCCTTGCTCAAGACGTGCTACGCGCTGTTGTAACTCACGGATCATTTCACTTGCTGTTCTTCTCATGGGGAGATCCTTTCTCATGTTGGCATGATTGCTCTCTCAGAGCGCTCATAAATGAAAAAACGCTTAAAAGATTTCCTGCCCAACATTCTCCGATTTCAAGATAATCTCAGGACCATCTGAACTCATCTGAAAAGGCCCATCTACGATAAACCTCTGACCATTACCGTCCTCAAAAACAACCCGGACGTATGTCCTCGGTAGCCATTCTGTGTCCATGTCGTATTCGTCATCCTTTAGATTTAGAATCTCGTCTACGACCTTTACCATGTCTTCTTCCATAAGAGCCTCACATAAAAAAGAGTAAGGATTATGAGTAGACATGATAAGAACAAACCATGCAAGAGGATTTAAAGGATTTGCACATGAGTGAATGGGTCGTCTACGTCATACAGAGTCAACAACCACGCAAAACAGCTTCCGGAAAGCCTGCGGAAGGATTCTTCTATGTCGGCTGTACCACCGATGTAGAGCGCAGACTAAGACAGCATAATGGCGAGATCAAAGGAGGCGCGAAATACACATCTAAGTATCGCCCTTGGAAGCTCATGTGTACTTATGGTACATACGCTAATCGTTCAGAAGCGATGAAGGCGGAGCGCGCTCTCAAAAAAAAGAGAGGGCGCCACCGCCTTCATTGGACACCAGAAGAATCAAAATGGTGTCGAGGCAGAGAACCTAGAGATTTACTTAAAAGTGGTACACAGTCTTAGTACCCAAAGATTCAGCCACCATCTTGATAAAAGCTCTCGCATCTCCACGATACTCTTTACCATTCCTGTTCAGAGCAACCTCAGCACCGCGACCAAAGGTAGCAAATGCGTTACCTTTTAGGACAGCTTTCAGTTCATTAAAATTATTGATCTTAATCATATCCCCGTCTTCAGCTATAAGGATGAAAGATTCCCCTGCGGTCTTACCCTCAAGTTGTGCGATACGGGTTTCAAGATCACGAATTACTTCACTAGCTGTTCTTCTCATGTGGAAGATCCTTTCTCGGTTAGCATGATTGCTCTCTCAGAGCATTTATAAATGAAAAAAAAAATCAAAGAGACCGATAGTACTCAGAGAGCAGTTGCTTGGCCATGTTCAAACCTACATCGAACTTGCGCGAAATCGCCTTCAAGATCAGATCATCTGACATACCTATATCCTTCAAAGATCTGATCTCTCTGTTCACCTTAAAAGGTGGTAAAAAGAAACCTCGATCCCTTTCCAAATAAGCGTTCGCCACTCTTCGGGCGCTCTCTTTAAGCATAGCTAATCTTCTCATATTCGTAACCTATCTGTGAGTATTTTATGACCCTAAATCAGCCTGATTAAAAAATCAGTGGTCGGTCAGGCTCTCTCATTGAGAAGCTCACAGGCGAGGTTCTTAGTCCTCGTCATCCTCGTAGTCCTTGAAGGTGAGGTAAGTTATTGACCCAAAAACCTCTCAACCTTCTCAATCACTGACCTCTCGTCTGACCTTATCTCTCCCTCCCAAATCACAAGGCAAGACACACCACAACAAGCATAGTAGTCAACCACCTCTGCTTCATGCTCCTCATTACTCTTGCCCGTCTTTGATTCCCCATGCCAGTAGTCCCCAAATACCTCCACCACCTTATACACCCGTAAATCGTTCAAATTAGCGCCGGCTATATAACTCTCGTACTGACTCTCAGACAAATAAATGAAATCAGGGTTTCTCGCCCTCTCCGCCCCCTTATGCCTTAACCAGTATGAGTGATCCCCTGCATAAACCAATCTCTCTGGCGTGATCGAATCAAAGTATCTCTCCAACTTGTTAGGGAAATCAAAGGTACTTTGTAAGCTCTGAGGAGGAAATGGTACCCCGTACTTTTCTAGCCAAGTTGCTTTAATACGGTCCTTGACCTCTTGTGATTTAGATGGATTATCCACCCCATAACGCTCAAGACAAGTCGCCCTACTCTTATCAAGAAAATCTGCTCTTTTTAAAGGATGTTCAACACCATACCTCTCAAGGTAAGTAGCTTTTGCTTTCTGATCGAACCAAGATACTTGTGGGGAGTATTTCACCCCATAACGCTCAAGATTCGTCTCTTTTTGCCTTTGTTTAACCACATCACATTTCATAGGGTGTTCAACACCATAGCGCTCTAAACAAGCCTCCTTAAATTTCGCTTGAAACTCGTCCGTCTCAACATAGTGTTCAACACCATAACGCTCAAGATTCGTAGCTTTACGCTTATCCATAATCTCATCAGACTGATTAGGGTACTCTACCCCATAACGCTCAAGATTCGTCTCTTTAATGCGCTCCTGTACGACACCCGAAGCAAATACGTTCTCTACCCCATAACGCTCAAGATTCGTAGCCTTACGCCTCTCTTTAATCTCATCACTATGAGCTACGTTCTCTACCCCATAACGCTCAAGATTCGTATCTTTGATCTTCTCTCTTATAGAGCTATCTTGAAACACGTTATCCACACCATAACGCTCCTTGACCGTAGCCTTACGCTTCTCGTTTGTCTTAGGTATCGAGGTAAGAGCGCTGTACTTAGCACGATACTCTTTTGCGTCATAACCATGCACCTTCCTTACATGATCCGCAATACGCTTCTTACGATAACCGCAAATCTTACAAGATAGATAGTCCACACCCTCTACCAAATCAGGCTCATACAAACCCCTTTGAAAATATTCATCGAAGTTGAAATCAGATGAAGGTACGCCAATCTTAGCCTCCCAATCACTACAGCGTGTAATGTGACCAGGGAGACCTTTAGCGCTCACTTCCTTTTTACAAGCAGGACAATGTGTTGTCATAAAACACCCCTAAATAGACAAGAGTGCTTAATCCTACATCAAACTTTATGTGCTGTAAAGTATATTGAAAAATATATCGTAAGTGTCTATAACTAAAAGAGATTTACAGGAAGTTCCTCGGACCTAAAACCCCTCGACCAACGTGGGGACCAAATGCCGACCTGATGCCCACCCCATATTTAGGCTGACGTAATCCTCTCAAAATCTTCACCGTGCGCGATTTAGCTTCAACGCTTTGAGACCACATCTGCTCAGCGCTCGATTTCAAGGATTCATAGCGTGACGATTTATCGAGACTAAGTGAGATACCTCCTATCGAATAATCAAATTCATCCACGATCCAATTCGCCTGTAGCGCCATGGCTGCGAACTGAATAGCCCCTTGAAGAATCGGAGTTCTCCAAGCGGGCTTACGAGAGACGATGGCGTCTAGATTGGTGTACTCATCGGTCTCAGGTGGTTGCATATTCCACCAGTCTAAGGCGCGCTCTAGATACTCAAGAAACTCCTCGTCTTCCCACACCTGACCGAACACCTGATTATATGAGTTGATGTTAGCCTCATGCTCAGGCGGTCTGAAATGATAATATTTATCAGGGTTGGCGTCACGGAGGAGTATCCTCAGTTTATCGACCATTATTCTCTGACCATCTGTCATGCTAATCCCGAGCATCGAACCTTCAGAGACAATCTGAAAGTCCTGTACCACGGTTTGCTCGGGAGAATTCACAAGCTCTCTAAGCGTCCATCTTATGCGGTATCTACCATAGGCTGCCGATGTAGGTATTGTTACCGAAGCGTAATACTCACCGATAGCGGGATTCTCAGGTATGCGCTGTGCAGGACCGATAAGCACGTCTGCCTCAGGCGGTCCTGGATCTACATAATAAAGCGCATAAGTAATCTCGGCCGCGTTAGCGATGTTGCCCGCAGAGTTGGTCAAGAAGATGTCTAAATCCCCTCTTGAGAGCGTCTGATTGCGCTTAAAGATAACAGACATGATAAACCCCCTTGTCTTGAGCTTTTAAATCAAGACAAGGGGGTTTATTTAAGGTTTACAGCGCGTCTAGTTCTTAGACGACAAGACTAAAGGTAACGTGGTTGCTACCTTCCTCAAAGATCCAAACGTCCGCCCTCATTCTTACTAGAGAAGGATGTGGGATAAGGATCTCTACATATCCTGCATCTCTGTAGAGCTTAACTCCTTTGACCGCTTTCAAGAGCGTTCTGTAAACAAGTCTTGGACGCATATTGACCCTAACGGAACCTCGCACAATGTCGGCAGAGATGCCTGCATCTTCCAAGATCTGCAAAAGAGCAAGATTCTCTTTACTAACTGTAGAAGGTGCTCGTCTATCAGTAATGAAATCCTGATCTAACCCATCGGGGTCCTCAAGACCAATTCATCTTGAAGTCTCCCAAGGGTCGATAGCCTCCTTCTCAAGGCGCGCTACGCGCATCTCAAGCTCACGGATAACCTCACCGGCTGTTCTTCCCATATTTGCTGTTCTTAGTAGATTCTTGGGGGTGTTGCGCTTCAAGAAATTCTGAACGGTTTGGGCAGCCTTTGATCCGAGATCATTAGTCACAATGCGACCACCCTCCCAATGAGCGATATTTGACCCGCCCATCCATACGCCATCTAGACGCATACCGTTAGTGAGTAGCTTCTTAGACTCTGCGGGTTTTTGATCAATAAATGCGTTGATCACCATCTTATCCTTCTCGGATAGACGTAGCTCTGCGATTCGTCTCATAATAGATAACCTTTCAATCTGTCGTGTGCATGAGCGTACTATAAGCAAAAAAAAAGACCAAAGGAGAGACCGACATGAAGGCGTTATATTTCGCTTACGGAGCTAACATGGAGCTTGAAGGCATAAAGATGATCTGCCCCTCTGCTCGATTGTTAGGTCAAGGATTCTTGCAAGGATTTCGTCTGCGATTTACGAACGCGGACCCTAACAAGAGAGGTCTCTGCTCTATAGAGCCGTCCTGCTTTAAGGATTTGGTGCAGGGGGTGGTATATGAGATCAATCATTGGGAGCTTCCAGAGGTCTACACTAACTCTCGAACTTCTCTTTTAGACGTGCTGATGGAAGACGGATCTTTCCTAAAGGTCAACGTCTACTACGCCAAGGATAATCATCTCGTAGCGCCTGATGAAGGCTACCTAATGAAGGTGCATCAAAACTACGTCAAGCAGGGCTTCAACATGAAAGCCCTAGAAGACGCGCTCGACAAGACGACCTATTAAGAATCTTCCCTCATGCACATATAGGTAAGACTCTTAAGATTTCGGATCTCGTCAACAAATGACAGCGCGCAGATCTTGGCCGATCTGTTAAAGTATTCCTTCTTCAGATCTCGAATCGAATCCGTGCGCTCAAAGATGAAAACGACTTTACGTCTGTCTCTCTCTGCCCCAATAAAGGGGACGCAGGCAGCCTTGAGAAACGAGGCAAAATAAAGATCTGAGGTGCTGTATCTGCCCTCTAGTATTTCTGCCCCGTTCATATCTCAAAACCCCCTTAGAGTAAGGTGCCGTCCTCTGCGTAGACAACCACTAGACCTGCGTCTTTTGCTCTAGCTACCTGACCCTCTGCGAGAGAAATCCAGAAGCTAGAATCCTCCTCTACGATATCCTGATAAGCTCCCTCGTCAAAGAAGACAGCGTTATTAGGATCTAGAACGGTGGTGTCGTGACCTGCGGGCAAGGTGTACTTAGCGCCTGAGAGCAGACGAAGCACCTCTTGAACATCTACAGAACCGGGCAGGAAACCCGCCACGGCGGCCGCGATGTAAGCGCCAATGTTTGCGATATCCATGGCGCTACCATCTCTCATCTCAGACACAAGCGCCTCTGCGATGGTCGCAGCTTGAGCAGGCGTCGGACGAGCGTTAGCTCCGTTAACTACGTTAGTAAGAACGTAGGCTGCCAAACCATCTACAGCGCGAGTAATCGCACCTGCACCATTAATGGTAGGCAGAACGATCACAGGCTGTCGTAGATAGCGAGGACCTTGAGGTGCAGGATCCTTTACAGGATTGGCTAGAGAACGGCTAGGCCAAAGATCACGGATTGAGAATGAACCGTTTTGAACGGTCGCGCTTCTAATGCAAATAGCGGGGCTTGCCATGAGCTATCTCCTTATTGGATGAGTGAACCGTCATCCGCATAGCAGACAACAAAAGGGGTGGTTGCGGTCTGAGCAGTCTTAAGCTGACCTCTACGAGCGCTAATATAGAAGCTCGTACTGAAGTTGGTGATGGTCGTATCTAGGAAGCCATCAGTAGGATCTGCAAAGAAAGCTCCGAGAGCGAAAGGACCTTCAAAAGCACCGGCGTTGTTCTCGTCCCCGATAGACTGAGCAGGCAAGGTGAAAACCTTATAGCCCGAGACAATCTGGAGAAGCTCTACGAGATCGCCATCAAAGGCGTTACCCGCTTGAGTGTTAGCAACCACGATAGCATCAAGAGCAGTCTGTGTAAGCTCGGTACCGGAATCGAGAGCGTCTACAATAGCACCACCGATAGCGTTAGCCTGATTTGCGGTGAGCGCGTCACCTGCATTATCAGTGGTTGCTAGGATATATGCAGACACGCCTGAAAAAGGGGTTGCCGTGTCGAAATTACCGTCTAGTGCCACATCCTCATTAATCGCTCTAGCGTGAGCCTTGAGCGTGATAGGACCTTGGAAAAGAGGGCTGTAAACACCGCTGTCTTGGGTCTTGTGTGGTGACAGGTCGGTTACCGTGAAAGTGCTCTTAGGACATACAAAAGGCATAGTCTACTCCTTATTAAACGGCGGTCAGAGAGCCGTCAGACTCGTAGAGCGTGATGGTCTGATTATTAACAAAAGCGCCTAGCGCGCCTTGACGAAGGGATGTTCTCCAATTCAGATCATTCTCCACAAGACGCTTCACGTCTCGACCGAAGAAATCATCGGCAAGAACTGCAATCAATCCGCCAGCGTCCTGAATGGCAGTACCAGCGGCCACCGTGTAAGACTCGCCTGAAATAATGCGGATCAGCTCCTCAACGTCACCCGTTGAGTTAGATGCCTGACCGTCAAAATCTGCGGGCACGATCCCGTTAAGGAAACCAAGATTAACCACACCACCAGCCTCAATCTGTGTACGAATAGCAGATACGATAGGTAATGCGTCCGTCACGGTCAGCGCGTCACCATTACCGTCCTCAACTCTTCTTAGAAGATACGCGAGAACACCTGTAGCAGTACCAATAAATCTCACGTTAGCGCCTGCAACACCGAGAGTAGGTACTTGACCTACAGCGTCACCCCAAACAGGAACACGAACGTGGACGGGGCTTTGAGGGGCAGGATCATTAGTGAGATTCGCTTGGCTCTTGTTGATAAAGAGGTCGTGAATCTGAACGGAGCCGTTTTGTGCGCCGGCAACGCGAGATACGATATAAGGCATGAGAGCCTCCTTAAATTGAGAGGGTTAACACAATAAGGAAGCAAACATAAAACGATTATCAACCTCTATTGACCGTAGACACCCTCATGGTAACCAGAGGCGTACCTCCATCCGAACCGATGAAGAACTCTGGCGCGCCCGCACCCGTTAAACCAAGAGTTTCCCCTGGTCTTAGGATAGAAGGTGAGAGACCGGGATGGAACGTGATGAATACGATATTCGTCCCAAGATTGGTCACGTTCACGCTCTGAGAGTACATAGGCAAATGCAGATTGACACAGCCTTCCCCTAGCACATCCGGAATAACCCCGTTCGTCTGTAGATCCGGCGCATTACCCGAGCAGGTAAATGTAGGATTACCTGTGCTAAAGAAATCATAAGGGGGCAGAGCCGTAATAGGGCCGTAAGGACCCTTTGTCCCGTCTGAGAACACACCTCTTAAAACGATATAGCAAGTTTCGTGATCGCCCGGTATACGAGCAGTATTCAACACGAAAGGGGTTGAGTAATCGTTAATGTCAAACAGCGCTCGGGTCAGATTCAGATCCGATTGATCAATCTGTCTCTTTAAGATGTGAGCAGAAGAGGATCTAAAGACCCGACCCACATCTACCGTAAACGCTAAAAGAGGGGCAGTAAAAGCGTCATTTAGATTAGACGCCATGTGGAACTCAATGCTCTTGTAAACGCCACAAGAACCATTGGCGATGGTCATATCCACTAAGCCCTTACTACGTCTAACGAGAGACGGGACCAATCGTGATCTAGACATGATTAACTACCTTTCTTTTCCTTTGCCACCATAGTCTCATAAGACGTGGTGTCTTTGCCTTTAGATTTAGCAAGGCTCTGTGCCTCTGACCAAGAATCAACGCGCTCGCCATCTACATTTGGAGCGAGGCGACCACCAACATTGGTGTCGTTTTTCATCTCGTATTGTCTGTGATCGAGCTTATTGTTCTTAGCCTTCATTTGACGCTTAATGCGCTCATTCTTGGTCGACCAACCATCGCCTTTAAAAACATGATTGACGCAAGGCTTGAAGATCCTAGGGTTATCTCGACCGCAATCGGGACAAGGTTGCTCCTTGTCATAGTCTTCCATCGAGACTTTCTTGAGATATTCCTTATCGCAATCAGCGCAATTATAAGAGTAAAAAGGCATCGGTAATCTCCTGCTTAGTATGTCGTCATACGCAATAATACTAAGCGCGACCTTTGCCGTAACCGATAAATCTCGCTACGTCCGAGACAGCTCCGTGAGCATGAGAAATCTTGTCCTCAACCCAATCGTCAAGCTCACCTTCAAAATCGACATGATCTAGTAGGAACTCTGCCATCTCACGCATCTCCTCTAGATTCTGTCGTGACATATATGAGCCCTCATGCCCTCCGGATAAGATTTTTCTGCGCGCTACGCGCTGTACTGCTTTTTTCGTCATTTGGTGACTAACCGCATCATAGAAGATACCCATCGCTTTCCTCCAGTTTTTTGGCTTGTATCTCTTGAGACTTACAAAGAAAGGTCGATCTGAGGTCCACCGTAGGATAGACTGATTATCTACGACACGATTCTTCCGTTTAAATAGCTTTGTCTCGTCTAACAATCTTGAGTAGAACTCTATGTCGTCTAGAGCGTGGATGCTGATCAGATCCGTATCAGCCCCTCCCTCTCTAGCATATTCCCTCTTTAGCTCTATCTCTTTATCCTTCAGATGTTGTGTGTATTGCTCGTCTTTCTTAGAGAAAGGATTTCCAGCCCGTCCTATCTCTATTTCAGCATTGTTCGCCAGATGTACTTGGGTAGCGTGAACAAGCTCATGCGCCACTATATCTTCAAACTCGTTTAAATAGTTTAGAGGTAGCTCTCCCGAGAACTTAGGTAAGACGTTAATGTAGATAGAATGATAATTGTCCCACTTGTAAGAACCCCTACTTCTCATCGCCTTTGGCGTAGTCTGTAGAAGCACAAATAAGAGACCATACTCCTCGTCCTTAATGACAACCTGACGTGAATTCCTGCTGTAATACGACTCTCTGTTGAGAGATTTAACCGCCTCCTCGTAGTCCTCTCTCACGAGTGCAGGCACATATCGTGCGGGGCTTGTCGTCCATCTTTTTAGCTCTTTAAGAACCTCATATTGTAAATCACCAATCGAACCAATTAGCGCCCGAGACCCATTAGGATTTGCAAAGATTTCCGCAGGGTCCAAGATGTCTATCTTACTCTTAATCTTATCAAAAAGAGGGTAGCCGAGATCTGCGTCTTTAAGTTGCTTTTCTATCTCTTGCGAGGATCGCTGAAGACTATTGATTTGGAAAATAACCTCTTCCTCATCGTACTCGCCTCTACGAATACCGATAGGCAGAGTTTCTATCTCGTCAAGAGAAAATTCTAAGCCGTCTACAGCGTCTTGAGTAAGACCGCCCTTTGCGCTGTCCTCCTCTTCTTTTTGTAAGACGTGTTGAGCTACCAAGCCTTGAGCGATCTTGGTTACTCGATCTACAAGACGTTGAGGAGGCTTGATGAGACCTGCATTACGAAGCGCAGATGAATTATTAGCAAACCCGCTATCGTAAGGTATTACGCGAGCAGACCCGGATCCGCTGTCATGCACATAACCTAAATCTGCGCGCTCGGCAGGTCTACGACCTACGGATTCCCCTCGATCTAGATTGCGATATTTCAGATTAGGGGAATCGGGAGATGGACGACCTATGTTTCTCGCGGTGTCTCCGGAAGGTAAAGAACTCGCGCCCGCAGAGGTCTCATCTGCGCGCCCTACATCGCTCCCATTTGAAAAAGAGGAAAGCTGATCGGGAGGTGTGACCTGACGATAAAAATCCGCCTTCTTGTCTTTGATCATCTCTTTAGCCTCTTCGTCAAAGGTAGGTGTATTCACAGGCTTCTGCCCTCGGTGCTTAGCTTCTTCCCTACGCTTCTTGCGAGCGAGCGTAGCGCGCTGTTCTTTAGTCATGTCGTATGCCTTTTCTCTCGGCATACATTTAAGAGGCTTACTACCATTACCCGTAACCTCTGCCCATTCCTTCTCACTAGAGACAGCGCAGGGACCTACAATATCTCCCGCCTCGTAAACCTTATCCTCTTTGTCCTCTCTCTTGACCGTATGCTTTATAGGCGTAATCGCTACCCAATCACCCCATGTTGCGCGCTCGTCTGGCTTACCTCCCCCATGTCCCGCGAACCAAGTATCTAGACCACCCATACCGGTGTTCTTCATCTTCTTGTCATCTCGGGCTATCAAGTACCTGTCCGTCAGTCTCTCCCCTGCGCTCTTGTAGCAATTCTTGTAAGGTCTACATGACGCCTTCTCAGAAAAGCCCATCTCGTCACAGGTCTTGGATTCACAATGCTCCTTATCCCATTTACGAGGTGTCTTGTACTCAGAGCTTTCCTTCTTCCACTTACCGCCTAGACGCTTGTATTGAGCGAGCGCCCAACCGTTCGCGTATGCAGACGGGAAAGTTCTAAAGCCTTTACCATCATTAACCGGATTTACGGATTCCCCGTTAGCGGTGACGGGCTTATTTGATTCCCCTCTAGCTAGATCTAGGATCTTATCCCATAGCTTTGGGTCTGTAGGCACGTTCTTAGACATGACATATAACCTTTCATCTTATCCTAGAACGCTTGATAGATGTTTTATCTTAAAGAGCAGAAAAAAGGAGAGTAAATATGCTGAGATACGCAGGCAGAAAATTTAACGGAGGTGTCGAGTTCTACGATCTAGACGAGGACAAGAACCCCGCTCTCATGGGGGATCGTATGTACCCTCAATGGTCTTCCTTTCAGTGGAAGCCCATGCTCATTAAGTACCAAGGAAATCACCCTTACGTCCATCCTAAAATGCTCGTCTCGGATATTTCAGTGAGATGGAGATATGTCCTGCAATTTAACGAGAACCAGCTAAAGAGAGATCGTGCTACCATCTCTGAGCTAGAGGATCTCCTATACTCGGACCCTACAAACAGAGCATATAAAAAGCGCATGGAAGAAGCGCAGAGATCCAAGAATATCCTAGAGACGGAGATTTCAGATATCCATCAAAAGCTCTCGCGCTTGAGAGTAGAGCCTTTTATATCTCCTCGCACCGGCGTGACCGGCTTTAAGGTGATCTTCTAAGATTCTTTTTCCTCTTCTTGATCACTCTCACCCTTTGAGAGCTTATCCTTGAGACCGTAGACGAACTTACCGCCATCAACGATTTGCTTTCTCAGAACCTTGCCCTCTAGAGACGCTATACGATTGATCGCTTCAACGTGTCGCATCTCACAGGTGCCCGCTTTTAGCTGTTTATCGAGTCCTGCGATCTTCTTGAGTAGTAGAAGCATAGAAGCACCGATGAGCGCAAAAGGCGTATAGGGCACCTCCGCCACCGGAGGGAGCGGTAGAGGAGCTTTTATCTCTTGTCTCGTTAGACGTACTACAGGCGCCTCTAAACCGCCCGTAAATCGCTCTAAATGATCTAAGGAGAGCAGAGACACACCCTCGATCTTAATTCTATTAGGTGAAGATTTGACAGGTACAGCAGAGATCGAGAGAGAGAGAGTACCGCCTGCTTTGAGCGTACAATCAGACAGATGATAGATTGAACCATCCTCTAACATGACAAGACCACCCTTCAACAAGGTTGCTCTAACGCCTTCTCCGATTACACACATAAGCGATATCCGATCTCTCTAAAAAAATAAAAACCGGATAAAAACAAAAAAAGACCCTCATCCCCCCGAAGAAGATGAGGATCTTTTGATCCTCTTACGCCTTAGAAGGCGTGATCACAAGCTATTAGCGAGTGACGCTGAGACGAGCAAGACCGCGAGGGTTGTACGCGCCAATACCGAGGTTCTCAAACACAGAGAAGCCGATAGTACGAGCCTTAGGGTCGTCCGCAGAGAGGACGGTAAGCTCGGTACGAACGGGGATACGACCAAACATCTCAGGCTCACAGCAGACATACACGGTGCCCGCAGGAACAAGACGGCTGGTGATAACCTGTGCGCCCCAAAGAGTAGCCTGAAGACCAGTCTTGAGAAGGGCTGCTTGGCTCTCAATGTCGAGAATGTCACGACCAAACTTACGGATGTCAGCGTAGTCACGAGCGTTCATGAACACGCGAGCAACGCGAAGGTCATGGCTCTCAACGAGGCTGTATGCGTCAGCAAGCACAGAGCCGTTAAGAGGCGCGATCACCTGAATGTCAGAGTTGGTCTGACCAGGTACGCTATCAAAGCCCTGCGTTGCCACAGCGTTAAGGATAGCGAACACGCGCTCGTCCTCGGCAGCCTGAATCTGGCTACGAGCGAGATCCTGAGCGCGCTCGATGAGATCGAAGCGTCTCTCCTTGATCTGTGTCAAGGGGATCTCAGGGTTTGATGCGATCTCAAAGAGAGGGAAGATCACACGGCGGGGCTTGGTGATGCTGAGGATGTTCTGTCCCTCTTCACCAACCACAAACGCGGTTACGTCAGGGTCCTTGTCGTAGATAGGAAGCGCGCCATCGGGCAACTGCTCTACGAGGAAGGTCTTACGACCCACAGAGGTATAGTCTCTGCGGAGGCGTAGGGGTTGTGTCATTGAGGCAGCCAACTTCGCACGACCCGCAGGGGTCTTGATGTAGTCGGCAATAATCTTGCTCTTTACGCTATTATCAACATTGTTGCTCATCTTAATATCCTTTCCGATCAGATGCGCTGGTCGTAAACAAGCTCATCAGAAGATGAGTCAGGAGTGATCTTAAGGATACCGATAACGGTCACCTCATTCGCGCCACCGATATTGTGAGCAACATCATGTAGATTGGCTGCGTCACCGAGGGCTGCCTGAGTAAGGAAACCGTTAACAGAGGCTGCGAGAGTCTGACCAACGGAAAACGCGAGAGCGTTGCCATTATTACCAAGATCCTTAGTCTCGTAAAGGCTGTTGCCGTAGGTACCCTGCGCTGAGACGTAGGGGCCACGGTTTGAAGCAACGCCAGGGGTGTTCTCGAAAGCGTTACCGCTCGCGTTGTTAATGAACACACCAAGAACGCGCTCGCCAGTTGCCTGAGCGGCCGTGTGATCGCTAGGACCACCGTGATAGTTAGCGCCCTCGTCAGGACGTGCAAAAGCGACAGAACCGCTGAGCACACCGAGTACGTTTGTAAGAAGACCAGACGCCTCGGTAGTGAAACCGGTTGCGTCAAAATCAACAGGATTTCTCTGAGTGAAAGCGTCAGCGGTAAGCTGTCCGAGGGTGTTGCGAACACCAACGTGCAGAATACGAAGCGCTGAGCTTGACTCTGAGAAACCACCACTAGCTTGTCCAAGTAGAGCCATAGTAATCTCCTATGTTGCTCATACTCCCTGTTTTCAAGGAAGTAGGGTTTTGTTAAAAGGGAAGTTGTGTAAAGCGCCCCTCTCCATCAAAGGGCTCTGTATATAGCGAGGCTATATAAACGAATCACAAGGATTCCTTATTAGCCGAAGTATCTGCTAACGTCAGGTGCGGTCTCCCACAGCTTGCTGAGATCGTCTGCACCGCTTGAAGCCTCACGGCTGATGTTGCCGAGGGTCTTCACAGCAGGCTGACGACTAGCGAGACGAGGACGTGCGTGAGCCTTCTTAGAAGCGGTAGGCTCCTCCTCGCTCATCTGAATCTCCTCAGACTCTTCCTCCTCAGTCTCTTCCTCCTCAGTCTCTTCCTCCTCAGTCTCTTCCTCAGAAGCCTCAAAGATACGAGCGAGCTTAGGATCAACAGACGCCTCCTCGGTTGCGTCTAGACCCATGGTGTCCTCTGAAGTCTCCTCCTCTGAAGCCTCCTCCTCTGAAGCCTCCTCCTCTGAAGCGCTATGATAGAAGTTAGCCTTCTTGCTATCCATGTCAGCTAGGATAGAAGCGAGTACGCCCTCCTCTGCGCTCTCCTCGTCTGCTTCCTCCTCCTCTGAAAGGATCTCAGCGAGTACGCTGGCGAGACGGTTTATACCACGGCTCTCGCTACGGGGACGCCAAGAAGCCTGCTTAGGCTGCTCAACGCTCTCCTCCATCAACTCCTCTTCATCGTCAGAGTATCCGGTAGCCTTTGCCACAGCGTCATCAGCGAGCTTGCGAACCTGTGAAGCAAGACGAGCGTTAGCGAGCTTTAAGGTATCAACCTGCTCTTGAAGCATCTCAGCTAGACGGTCGGTGTGTCTGCGAGACGCCATGTGATGAGTTCCCATGTAGCCAGACTCATGCTCATCTGCCATGTGATAATCAGACTCATGCTCGTCTGCCATGTGATAATCAGACTCATGCTCGTCTGCCATGAGATCAAGATCATCAATGATCTCGTCATCATCAGCGTACATATCAGCGTTCACGTTACCAGGGCCGCGATCTGTGACGTGATAGCCGGTAGCTACCTCCATCTCGTCATGCGCCATGTCCTCCTCAGAAAGACGTGCCAGCTTGTTTTCGATTTGACGATTAGGGAGATCCATGAAGCGAAGCGCGAGATCCTCAATATCGTTCTGTGAAGCTCTGCGACCAAGCTGAGCCTCTGCGATACGGATGCACTTGGCAGCCTTGCGCTCCATAGCCTGACGAAGACCAAAGTCCTCTGCAAGCTCATCGGTCACGGCAGGGTGATCAGGCTCCCAACCGTAAGAAGCAGGAGGAGGACCTGAACGGTAAGGACCCTCATGTACTGCCTCACCGAAATCTGAATCAATTGCGTAATCGTCAATCTCAGGAAGAGGCTTAGTAGCAGGATGCCCGAAAGCATCGAAACCGAGATTATCATAACCAGGAAGGGCGCTGTTCGCCCTGCGACCTCTACGGGGGAAACGTGACATAGCTTGTCAACCTTTCGTAGCGTGTGGGGCTTTCAAGCCCTTGTGGAGATTAACTTGGATAATCTTACCAAGCGTGATTTGTCTTGATCAGAGAGTTCCGCTCCATTATACATGGTCGCCCTCTGTAAAAATGCCTCGACAGAAGCATATCTATCAGCCCTGCCCAAGAGCTTGGCGATACGATAGATTTTCTCAGACATCCGGACGTTGTAATGGTCATTAACAAGACGGATGTTGTCGACCACCTCGGAATCGCTCTTGGCGATACGGATGGCTGATTCAAGATTGCGGGCATAGACCTTACGGAGCGCTTGACCCTCTTTAATAATGGTGTCGTTCTCGCTCACGGTAGATTCGCTTATGGCGGGCTTGAGTGCCTCGTCCATAAGACCGCTCTTGATCTCTTGCTCAATCTTCTTACGGATACGATTGATGACCGCGTCTGTAACCGCTGTCTCTACCTCGTCAATAATTGACTTGGGACCAGCAGGTTCGGCGGGCTTCTCATCTCCATCGTCATCATCAAATCCGAAAGCTAGACGATGAGACGCGCTCTTTTGAATCCATTTCTCGGGTACATCAGATGATTCTTCTGATGAAGGGATCTCAAGTATGTTACGAGCTACAGCACCCTTAAAGGCTGGCGTCTCTACCCAAGAAGCCTCGATAAAGGTAACCCCACCTGTCTCTCCTGCGGTGTGATGACCACAAAGCTCTGCGACACGGTGCTTATTGCCTTGCTCGTCATAGAAGGTATTACCCTTCTCATACTTGATGTGCTGACACATCTCGGTCTCATCGGCTGCGACATGACCACATTTCGTGCAGATAGTAAAATCGACACTACAGCCCATGCTCATGGCGTTGGTCTTACCGCTCAGAATATCCTCGACAAGACCCTCATGCTTACGATCTGTCGCCACAAGGATATCCACATAAAGCGATTCCCCTACGTCACGGAGAACAGCGTCAATAATGCGCCCCTTTGAAAGCTCCTCAACCTGAACGTGCTCTACAAAGTTATGCGCCCCGACAAAGGTCTTGTAGGACTTTTGAATGACTTCTCTTGACCAGCTATCGAGATTATTGTTGATGTACTGATCGGTCTTAGGACTAATACGATAATCCGCATACTTGCGATGTATCTGCTGACCGTCTTGTGTAAGCGAGCCTGTCTTAGTCCCGGGAGGAGTCACAGCGTCTACAGAGCAGACAATCGTGGCGTGAGTAAGCAGGAAACGGTCGGGCGTGAAGGCCTCCCCTAGTATATCCTCTGCTTGCTTACGCAAGGATTTATTGACCGTAGCCTTAGAAGCTACGCGCACTTTATCCCAATGATTACCTCTCACGTCAGGCGTGACAACCCCTGCGCGAGCGTATCTTAGAAATGCCATTAGAAACCTCCTATAATGTCTTCTTGCTTGATTAGGAAAAGACACGAAGGACAGCCCAAAAGACGCTCGCTCACGCCATCTCTTCTCTTATAGCAGGTTCTCTTAAGAGGCACTTCGCATTTAGGACAATGAGGGTGAATCTCATCTTTGCGCTGTCGATACTGGCGATTCTTAGCGCCCCAATAAAGAGCAGTCTTAGACTGACCATATCGAGACGCAACGCGGGAAGCACCCGTAGATACAGGCACGACCCCTAGTCCACCAGGCACCGAATCCTCAATGCTCTTAGGATCTACAGGATCAGATGATTCATCAATCTCAAGATCCTCTACGGGCATCCTTGTAGAGCCGTGAGGAAACTGAACGTCAACCATACCGATACCAGGGAAAACCGCAAGAACGACACCTGACTGAGTTTCAGAGCCACCCATAAACGGATACACCTTATCACCAGGCTCAAACTGACGAGCCCTGCCCTGATAATCCGAATATACGGTCGCTCTTTTGTGTCTCATGTTCGGTCCTCCGTATATATTGCGTCTCTCAATAAAAGATATATAAGAGCGGGCAATCCTTGCAGAAAGAGAGCCAGTTTTATCAAAGAAGGATTCCGTCTCGCCTTCTCCCTCTTCTCCCCCCTCAGAAGATTCTGAATCCTCATCGTCTATATCAAACGCGCTCTCTAAATCCGCTAAAGATGACTCTTCATTAGACGCTATATCCAAGAACCTGCTCTGATAAGCCTCTTGCGTCTTATTATGCGTCTTGTACTGAGAGACGTTTTTAACTCTTTGCTCGCGCTCATAACGAGAAAGCACATCCTCATCTCCGCTGATCAGAGCTTGCAGATAATCCTCCTCTGTAAGCTCCTTCTTCTCTCCTTTGCCTTTGCCCTTACCCTTATCTCCCTTGTCATCCTCTTTATCCCGAGAAGATTCTCCTTCCCCGCTGACAAAGGACATACCATCGAGGGCCATGTTATTGATAAATTCCTTCAAGCGCTCTCGGGCAGCCTCAGAAATAGGCGCAGGACATTTCTGACCTACCGCTAAGACCTTACCTCCCATGTCTCCGTTGTCAGGAGAGGCGGGACAATAATTAGGATTTAGCTTCTCGATGAGACTGCCATAAGGGCCGTCTGCGCCTCCAACAGCGTTCACCCAATCCTCATCGCTTAGTTCGTTGAGATAATCTTTTCTTAACGATCTACGCGCTAGTCCGTTCCTTACTCTTACTGATCTGGCAGCCATGTCCATGGCTTGCTTTTTTCCCTCATCTGAAAGATCTGCGCTCTTGACAGACCTAACAATATAAGGATCGACACGACCGGATTTGTCTTCCCCATTAACCGCCATCACCGCGAGCAAGGAATCTCGGGCATCCTCTAGAGCCATCTTCTTAGACCCGCTCGACTGACCGATAGCTTGCTCAAAGTTGACTAACGATTCTGCTCTCTGATCCTTGCCAAGAGCGCTGAAGCGCTTGATATGCTTCTCTCGCTCTGCTCTGCGCGCTATGTTCAGAGCATTACCCTTCATGTTGTCAAAATGACTAGAATCCACATCAAAGCTAGGATTGGTCATCACCTTATCTTTGATGCGTTCATGTACGGGATTATCAACATCCTCTTTCGACATTTCGTCATAAAGATCGCTCTCGTCACCGTCCATGACTTGGCTGTAAGCGTCCTCTAGCTCTTTCTCTAAAGAATCATCCTTTCTCTTAGAAGGCTTAGGGGACTTAGGGGACTTAGGGGACTTAGGGGAGCCTCCACCGGGTGCTGAAGACGTACCCCTACCTGAGCCTCCTTCTGACCCACCTCCGGAGCCACCTCCTTTACCTTCCTCTCTGCTACGCTCAAGCTCCTTTAGATACTCCTCTCGGAAATCCTTTACAGCTTTAGGGTGTTTTTGATTATAAGCGGTCGTGAATTTGATCTTATTGCCGGTCGATTTACTTGTGTAGGTTTTGTCCTTGAGCTTCTTGTTGACTCTCTTAACAACCTCTATATCGACTTTAGGACCTTTCTTGGATTCTGTCTCCTCAGGTTCCTCTTCACCTTCTCCCTCAGGAACAGGCTCTTCTGCGCTTAGGTATCTTGACGCAATCCTACTCGCTAGTCCTCTGTTTTTAAACATTAGTCTCTCCTCTTGAAATCAGGATCGCCTTTGTGACCTCTACCCAAGCCTTCTAGATCCTTGTCCTCTACCCTCATGCGATTACGCATTAAATCTTTACGAGGAGGCCTCTTCTTAGGCTTGACCTTAGACAGCTCTCTTATGTCGTCATCCTCTTTGTCAGTGACGCTCAGTGTAGCCATTCTCTTGAGAGCTACCCTGCGCGCCATGATATGCTGACAATCATGGAAATGCGCCATACGCTCGATTGAAGCCATTTTACGCACATCGAAACACAGAGGCGCAAAACCCTTCCTGAGCGCCCTTAAAGCCTGCGCTATCGCAAGGTGCCCTTCATGCTCCTTCTTGGTCTCTAAACAATCAAGCCACTCGCCTTGTAGATCTCTCACCTCTTGAGCTTTACCGTCTAAAGGCTCCTCGTACTTGAAATCCTTATCCAAGGACACGGCCTCTTCAAACAGCGCTTCGATGGTGAGAAAATGCTTTCGGATACAATCACGACAGCGCTTGCGCGGATTGTTTAGATGATCCTCTAGCAAGCTCATCTGCTTACAGATCTCTCTCAAATTAAAGAGAGGATTCATAATAGGCAGTAAGCCCATTTTTTGCTCTTGTGCGCTCATAATAAAAAGCCCCCATCTGCATGATTTACAGATGGAGGCTTAATAAAGAGATTAAGAGGCTAAGTATTAACCCTTAATGTTGTCCCTAGACTCTTGAATCACACTAAGGAACGTGCTCTCAAGGCTGTTGAGCGCGTCTAGGGTGTGACCTACAAGTCTACCACCGCTAAAGTGCTCATAAACAACCTGGTCCCCGTCCTCGATCTTACCGCTCTTAACCGCGTCTTGCTCTGCCTTAGCTTGAGCCTTAGCGATAGAGACGAGCTTAGAGGTGAGATCATCAAACACCTTTTGGATGTCTGCGTCATACTTACCGGCGGCTGAGCGCTCAAGGCGCGCTACGCGCATCTCAAGCTCACGGATTACTTCACTAGCTGTTCTTCTCATAATAGAGATCCTTTCATTTCCAGCGTGTTTGCTTCTCATCAATCCTCAGGATAAAAGAAGTATGAGTGCTTCTTATATTTCTTACGCTGTAGACGATTCTTTTTTCTGTTTGGATTCGGCTTGTTGCGAGATTTAGTCATAGACCTCACCCTTGTGGATTTGTTTCCTTTCCAAGATTTCTTCTGCCCCTTAGAAATCGCTCTAGCGTGAGCAGGGGAGAGGCGCTTGATAGCCATGCGATCCTCAGACAAGCGCTCCTCTAAAATCTCCTCATCAAGAGCCTCGATCTCTGCGTCTAGCTCCAAAGAAGCGATACGGATTTCAAGCTCAGCGAGGTAATCACCTGCGCTCTTACTCTGAGTTAAACCCTTAACGTGCACCCTATCGGCCTTAACCGAAAAGCGCAGACTAGGGAAATCTCGCCTCAGAAAAACATAAGCCTGAGAAGCCTCGTCATAATCCTCAAAGCCTAGATAACCACGACCGGTCTCTAAGACTTCAATACCTCTGCGCTCTAGCGCCTGTATTAAATCTTCCATAATAATCTCCTTGACGTACATAGCGTAAATGTACGTCACATAAAGAGACTATTATTAGAATCTACCACCATCCTCCGCAGGGGCTGCGTACTTGAGACCTAGATTCTCTGCGATCTTCTCCATCACGTCTGAATTTTCAGCTATGGCTCTACCAGCCTCTCCGTAGATGCCTCTAAGAACCTCATTAAACTGAGAATCGTTGAGTGTCCACATATCGCGCTCTAGCTTCTGCTTTGTAAGCGCAGGGTCGATGTTCAGTAGCTCTAAGATCACATCAACGTCTAGAGACCCCTTCTGATACAGATTAAAGAGCGCGTCAAACGTGTCCTGATTATCTCTCAATCCGAGACGGGTAAAGCTCAGAGTAGGATGTATCACCACCTCCTCTCCGTCTTCATCTTCCTCTATAAAGCCCATGCGCTTACACATAGGCTTGAGCATATTCTCCTCAACCATATCTTGTAGCACCTCACGCATAAGCATATAGCGCGTGTTAATGACCTCAAGATTGATTCTGTCTCCTGAGTAGCTAGATTCACCGCTCAATAAAGATTCGGTGACACCAAGTCCAGCGTACATCTGACGGTCTGTAATGTCGTACTCTCCGGAAAGCTCCAAGAGACGTGAATCAGCGCCCATCTCCTCCCATGATACTTGAAAGTTGGCGATGATCGAATAGTCCGGATCTTGTAGCGCTAGGTCTACTTGCTCACGAAGCGCCTCCACGTCTGCCACGTCCATGTCCTCAGCATAGACAAGACGGATAGGTGTCATGTGACGAGAGGCGATTGAGGTCTGTGCCTGACGTAGCTTGTCTCGATAAACCAAGATACGGAGACAGCGCTCTAGCATGGAGTGACCGCGGGGCTCATACTGCGATTTCTTACGCGCCATAAAGTAGCAGAATGACCCGAGATCAGGATCGGTGTTTAATGGGATATTACGTCCATTACGGATAGATTCAACAACGTGCTCAGGCATAGACTCTGCGATGCGTAGCGCATTTGGGTCTTCCATAGAAGCGCGCTCGATCACGTCTTTGGTTTTAGAATCCGGAATAAGCTCGATGATCTTCTCATCTGTAAAAGGAAAGCTCTCCATGTGAACCTGCTCGGGAGGTAAAACTCTCACGGCAGTCCAGCCCTTATAGTTTTTCTTGAGCCAGCGATAGGCTCTCACCTCCGCGTCTTCTCTCTCTGACCAAATCTCCTCTACTTCACCGCTCTCCTCATTTAATTTACGAGACAACGTGTGAGTGACCTCCTTAGGTAGATCAGGATTATTATCCTCACAAAACACAAACACCTCTCCGAGCAGATTGTATTCGTGCAGGATCTCGATCAGACGATGGAGTAGTCCCACGCGCTTAGCCCATTTCTCACAGAAGCGTAGCGCTTCAAGCGCGAGATCACGATTCTTAGCCTTAGGCAGACCCAAGCGAACCTTAGATAAAGGAAGCTCTGTGTGCAGATCTACCGCCTGCCCAACGAAAGGATCGGTGCGGTAGAAAAATCGGAAATAATTGCGCTGTTCGTCTTGGCTCTGAGGTAGCTCAAGAAAATCTGTAGAAAGCTCAGGAGAGTAGAAGTTACCGCCTGACCCGAGCATTGAACCTCCCGCGGTTGTAGCGACCTTTACGCGAGATCTCATATCGGAGGCTTTTAATTTGCGCGCCTTTGAGACCTGCGCTTTTGAGCGCACCTCCTCTAAAGGTATCTCTAAATCAATCTCGGTTTTGCTCATTCTTCACAACCTTCTTAATGACCGTCTTGAGTAGCTTCACCTGGTCCGGCTCCCCTTTAAAGAAGCTAGACCATTTACCGCCGTTACCCTTGTAGATGTCCGTTATTTTACTCAGTAATAAATCGCTCGGACTGGCGATCCCATGCGAGAGCACAAGTATTCTCGCTATCACCCTAAAATCAGCCCTTTTATGTGTTCTAGGTGTCATGTCATCTACCTCTCTTAAACATAGCTCTAGGCATACGCTTCTCATCAGAGCCGGCGCGCACCTTATTAGGTTGAGCAAAGACCTTGCCCGAGTTGTGATAAGAGGATCTTCCTATCCTAGAACCAGCCATGTACTTCTCTTTACCGATGTTGTTTGAAGCGAGCCATATCATACGAACGAGCGCGTCTGACATATCATCATGCTTACCCTGCACCTGAGGCGCCTCCACGGTGATAACGTGCTTGCTCTCGACCTTAGCTTGTAGCTCCAAAAGCTCTAGCAGATAAGGCTCGCTTCCCTGCGTCTCCGCGTCCTTTCGATCATAGAGAGATAGCTTACGATCCCACATCAAATCCTTGAAGTTCTGGAACATCTGAGAGGTAAGGTTTTTTGTCATCGACACGGATTTAAGCTGTGATAATCCGCGCTTGTTCAGCGCTTGCTCAAAAGGAATCCCCGCCCATTGATCGAAGATTCCTTCCACAATATAGAAGCGCTTTGTCATCGCCAACACCCAATCGGCAACGTCATCAAACTCAAGACGCTCTTTATCCTTGAAATCACCCTCACCCGCTTTGATCTGCTCAACAAGATCTAAGACAACCTGACCGTCTTGCTCTAGGTGACCGATAGCGAGCGCTGAACCGTCACCCACAAGACCAAGGTCAATTCCCATGAAATGAGGCTTGCGCGCCGGCGCATTACGAGCAGGTCTACGAGAAGGATCAACACAAGCGAAAAGGTCCTCACGCTTCTCGATCCAACCTCTTGTGCGGTCGGTAAACTCGCCACCGTACTCGGTGAAGAACACGGCCGCGTTCTTGAGATAATGCTTTTCAAACTCCTCCGCAGGTACGGTAGGATTTACCTCCCATGTTGGCGCTTGAACAGCTAGGATGTTCTCGCTCGCTTTACCGCCTCTCATACCAATCTGAAAGAGCGTATAAAACAACCCCTGCTTACCTAAAGGAGAGGAGATCAGAATCACGCGACCTTCAACGTCCCCGATAGGCACCGTAGGATTATCCGAATCTTTAGGAGAGTATGCAGAGGTAGAAGGCACGACCGCGTTATAGACCTCTTCTGCTCCCGATTGACCTGCGTTCGGAAAGTGCGCTACCTCGTCAAGTATTACGCAGATATTACCTGCACCGCGAAGCCCCTTAGCCACACAAGATCTGAACGTGACCTTGAGCGTAGCCTTAGCGTCAGGATTCTCTATATAGCGACCGTATCTTTCAACATCTTTAGGTGTCTGAAAGCGCGCATAAGACATAGTGTTATTAGCGGTGTAAGGCCCAAAAAAACCACAATTGCGGTAGTGACCTGACACCTCTTGATAGAGCAACCCCGCCTGATCCTTATCGGTCGCTACAGAGATGATCTGTATATTATTGGAAGCAGGCAATCCGTAGTATTTTTGAGGGTCCTGTTTACGGATTAGCTTGTATGTCTCATAGGCCGCGATACAAGCGGAAATAGTCGTCTTACCCGAGCGCCTCCCGATTGATAGGATCATCTCTCGTCTCTGCTTACCGGGTATGACCTCCCCTATATTACAGCGCCCTTCATCATAGAGCTTCTTGAGATAACTCTTCTCAGTATGCTCCTCCCAATCCCTGCGCCTCCAATCGGAGATTTTGAAGGTCTTTTTGTCGTCTAGCTCTATTCCGTAGTGAGCTTTAAGAATAACCCTCTGCACAGGAAAAAGCGTCATTCTCAAGCCCCAACTGGACTCAACAAACTCAATAATATTCGCGTCCTTTTCGGACTGCTTACCTGCCTTGGCGGAGGAGGAGATTGCGATGGAGGATAAGCTCATCAGACCTTCTCCATCTTGCTCTTAGCTTCCCTCACCCAATCGTCATCATCTACGAATTTAGCGAAGTTGGCGAAGATGGTTTCTGCCATCTCAGGTCTAACACCAGCCTCATCACAAGCCTTTCTAAAGGTCTCCGCGATATGACCAAAGACAATCTGAAAGGACTTGCTCTCAAGGTCGAGCGATTTTGATGAGACTAGCTCGCGCTTCTTCAACCATACGTCACCTACAGCGCGTAGCGCGTTAACACGTCTCAAGGATATCTGAGATGTAGATTCCCCTCGCTTCTCAGCCTCCTCGCGCTCAAATGCGAGAGAAGCTGTCTCCTCTGCGAGACCTTTGATGACCGAATCGAGAACATCGGAAGAATCTAGGTCGCTGTTGACAGCGTTATTGACCCCATCCTTCTTGATGTAATCCTTCTTGATCACCTTGTTCTTTTCGGCAGGGGTGGCAGCCTTTTGAACCTCTTTTTCAAGAGAAGGCTTACCGGGCGAACCGAACATAAAGACCGGCGCGCCTTTGTCGTTGAAATCGGGAACATCCGTGTCCTTAATGTCTTTAATCTTACGCCACAAGCTCTTGCCATTAGGGTCTTTCACTCTAATCCTAACAGCACCTTCAGGTATTGGAAAATTAAAAGCAGACACAGCGCATACCCCTTTAGTTGATGATCATAGGATCAATGCCGGTAGAGCGTATGAAAACCCTTGCGTTGGATTTTCCGTTAACGGAAGGATCATACAGCGTGTTGCCGTCTACGCTCAAAATGAGAAACGGAGGGTTCCCATTAAACAGATTAAACGCAACCGACCTAATACTCAAGATAAGAGGGTCTGTAGGGGTCACGCTCTTGACAATAACCTGCGTAGCGTCATTAGGATCAACGCTCGCTTTCACCCCCAAATCGAGATGATTGAGCGCAGAAGATAAAGAGCTTGCTACGTCTGAAGGATTACCTTGCGCGTTGCCTTGACCTACCCCGAAATCAGAGCCAGCCTCTAGCGTTCTAATGCTAGAGCTATCCTCTAAGCCACCTGCCCAAATCTGTATCGTGTCCTTATCGTAAAAAGGAGGACCTGCGACCACGTTTGTGTTGCCGTACTCGGTTGAGTTCACCTTGATAATGGCGGTAGGAGACTGAGCACCTACAAGACCATGAAAGCCAACACCCTCGGGTGAGGTGATCACCTGCGATTGAAAAGATTGTCGAATCGCCACAGGATTTCCAGCCTCTCCCTTGCTAGGGTCAGACGAGCGCTCAAGATGAGCGACCAACATCTTAAAGGGAGGGGAGGTAGCAATCCTCTTTCTGTATGTCTCAGCCATGTCGATTCTCCTTAAACCTCAAATCCACCGAAAAGAACGTCACCAAGATTTTCGTGAGAAGGCTCAGTCTCCTCAATCTCGACAACACCATCTGCGACCAAATTAAACTCGTCTTGGTCATACTCATTAACAAACAAGGAAGCGGTGCGCTCTGCGTCATCTGCGTTAGCTAGACGTATCATCTCCTTCTGATACTTAGGGGCGTTCTCTACAATATCAGATGCGGACGCAATAATCGTCTTGGCGTACTTTTGACAGGTACCTTGAGAGTTGAAAACACAGCCCCCACAGCGCGCTGTCTTGAGCACCGCAGGTATCTGATTCGCTCTATGTACGAGCGCGCCCTTGTCACAACCTTCCATGCCCTCTGTCATGTAAACCTCAGCGTCTACATAAGCGTGACCTGAAAGCCCCTCATGTGCGAGTCTCATGCTCTTAATCTGCGATTCGTAATGAGACAAAACCTCGCTAGAGAAGCGAGCGTTTATCAAGGTGTCGAGATCTTTACCCGCCATGCCTTCGGACATTTTTTGTCTTAACCACGAAGCAACTTTCTGCTCAGTTGACACACGAACGCTCGCCTTCTTTTGACCTAAGACGTGCAGGGTGTTGTCTTGTGCAACCTGAACAGGTCTGCTTGAAATCTCTTTCACAATGTGAGCCAGTCGCGCCTCTAAAGTAGATTGCTCATCAATAATCTGCTGTACGCGCTCAGAACTGATCAAGCCCGCCTTAATAACACGATTGATCTCTCCGCTGACTCTACTCTGATAAGCCTTGACGCTACGATCCGCGCTCTGTCTTGCGAACTTATCTTGTATGCTCTTTAGCTGTGATACAGAGAGACGAGAATCCCCGTTATCTATCGGACCTTGGTAAACCGATACGTCATAGCCCTTTGACGCTACGCGGTTCATAATCGCTTGCATCTTCTTTTCAGGCGTCTTGAACTTAGAGGATACGTCTTGGGCTTCCTCTAAAGAGATCAACCCTGCGGAGACAAGCTCAGACACCTTCTGCTGTGCTGTAGCGATACGCTTCTCTAGCGTGATCTCTTCCCGAGAGCGATAATTCATCTCTTGAGCGCTCTTGGTCGGAGTGTGATAGGTCTCCTCTAAGCCTCTGCCTCTATACGCGCTAGATTGCTTAGGCGTAACCGACAGCGCGTAAAGACGGTCGATCTTTGCTTGAGTGTCCATGTTAGCGCTCTTGACAACAGCCTCTACTTGCTCCTCCTCCAGAAAGCCCTCACGGATAAGATCCTTAGACACGCGCTCAAGACGCTTAGCTAAGCGCTCTATTCTCACATCCTCAACGGTGTTGATGTGGAATTCCTCTAGAGGGGAATCCGCAAGCTCTCTACGCGCTCGGTCAAGAGAGATCAGATCAGAAGGATCCTCTTGTATCTGATACCAAGGCTGTGAGGATTCTAAGGTCTGCACTCGACCCTCCATCAAATCCGTAAACGCCTTACGCACTCTCTCACGGTAATCTAGATGACCCGCGAGCTTTACGCCATAAGCGTCTAGCTTTGGGCACAAAGTCTTAGAGACGTGCTTCCAATCAATCTCGGAGACGCTCGCCACCACCTTACGTCCAAGGAATCGGTCGTGTACGTTGTCGGCATGATCTGCGACAATATAGAGAGAGGTAGCGCATCTGCGATTAATGACCTCATCCCATCTACCATTAAAGATACCAGGGAAATCTCGCTCTCTCACATAGACACGACCCGCTAGACCATACTCATCTTTGAGACGCGCAAATACTCCCATCTTCTCGTTAGAATCGAGCGCGTCAAGCTCATCCATCGCGGTATCAATACTCTCCCCATAAGAGAGCTTTCTATAAGCCTTCTTGACGAGATCTTGAGGTAGAGTAGACATAGGCCCTTGCTTGATCGCTTTGGGCTTAACAGCGCGTCCTTGATTAGGCATGATGTTCAGACCGTCTGTGCGCTCCTCTCCCCAAGCCTGACCCAAAGTAAGCATCGCCTCAGATTCAGGAGAATTAGCTTCCCCATGCTCTAGTGCGTTCACAAGCTCTTGCATCTCCATCATACCAGAAAGATCTTCTTGAGGCTGAGAAGCGAGCCAAGAATGATCGACAATAGAGAGCGTCTGAGAGCCCTCCTTGTAAAGATCGTCCAAGTCCATAGCGGTGTCAGCCTCGATGCCATCGGGCAAACCCGAGGAGATTGGATCTCCTTCAGGTATCATACCGCTAGGTAACGCGGACAATCCTTTAGCCTCAGGTAGACGCGCTTTCTCTTGAGGGCCGCCTCCATATTCGGTGTCGAACTGAAAGCCGTCCATCATGTAGTTGGACCCATGCGTTAACGTGTAACCGCCGTTGGGCAGATTGCTCTTGCCATTACTCATTTTGAACCTCTCATATATCTGTCAGCTAAGAGACGGGCGCGTCTGTTCTGAAAGGAAGCCTTCTTTGCATAACCGCCTCCACCTCTTGAAGGATTTAGATTTCTCTCTCTAGGCTCCTCCCCCTCCTTTTTCTTCTTGGTTTTATCCTCAACCTCTACTGCACTCGGGTCTTCTTCTAGCTCTTGAGCCCATGATTCAGGGTCCTCCATCACCGCCTCGGCTTGCTCCATGATCTGCTCTACAATCTTCTGCTGAGCGATCTCCCAATGATCTGCGTTGATTTCGTCATAGATGGTGTCCGATAACGCGCTCAAAGCCTCGACCACGTTCATAAACTGGCGTCTCATGTTTTTGATTTCCATGATGTAGCCACGACCACCCATGTTACCGTCTGGCGACACGTCACGACTCTTGATCTTGGTGAAGACCGCATACGCGGACATGGCGTGACCTAGAGACATAAGAGATGATCTCAAGACACGCGCCAAATCCTTAGCGCACTTCTTGTTGTATCTGTAATCGGGCATCATCATGCGCTCTTGAGGGTTGTGTTGTCCCCAAGCCCATGCGGTCGAATCGTCTCCGCGATCCTTGATGAAGCGCACCTCGCCCGCTGTTTTCACCCTGCGCTTCGGGCTGTAAATTTCATTATCCTCTCGGAAATCGCTCATATCGCTACCTCTCTTGGTGTTCTTAGCAAGACAGCAAGATAAACAAACAATAATCTCTACTATAAGAGACGCAAAGGAGGTGGCTATGACGCCCTATTATCGCTTCTGTAAATCACCCGTCAACTTTGTGTCCATCATGTCCGAGAAGAAGATGGATCTCGTACAAGGTTATGCCAACGTCTCATTCAAGAAAGATCAGCTTTATCTGTATGTGGATATCTACTCAAATAAGATTCTTGATCAAGATCTAATACAGATCACAGGCGCGGGCTTTGACAACATGATTATCTCGTCAAAAAAACTAGACGATGATCAGTACATGACCTCATACGTCACAAGACAGATCTCCACTACAGGTCTGATATCCTTCACACATAAGAACACCAAAGAATCGCTCTCTCTGTCTTGGCATGAAGATAAGATTACCGACCCTCACGGATTCTCTGCGCGCATTATTGAAGGCGAGCTACCTACAGAGAGAGGTCTTGAGGAGATCATCTCTGACGAAGAGATCAATCACCATGAGAGACTAAAAGCGCTGTTCAGCTATCTCTCAGATTGTGAAGCGGATAAGAGGATTGAGATCCTTCAAGAGATCTCAACCGAGATGGAGAGAGGTCGTCAATTTGCAGAGAACGGACATTAAACCGAAACCTCTGCTTTGATTGCAGGTCTTGGATTATAACCGTTCAGCTCTATATGCTCATACGTCAAGCCTTCAAGCGAAGGGAAAGGCTTGATGGTCAAGGTTGGCATCGCTCTAGGACCCTCAAAATAACGTCTAATCTGAAGACGCGCTTGATCTAGATGATTCACATACACATGAGCGTCACCGATGACGTGTATCAAACGACCAGGCTTATAGCCCGTAAGAGCACATAAGATATGCGTCAAGAGCGCGTATGAGGCGATGTTGAAAGGCACCCCTAAGAACAGATCTGCTGATCTCTGATAAAGCTGTACGTCCAGCGCCTTGTCGCGCTTCCTTACATAGCATTGGAACATGAGATGACAAGGGGGCAACGCCATCTGATCTAGCTCCCCTACATTCCAAGCGCTCACAAGATGTCGTCTAGAGTAAGGATCTTCCTTGAGGGACTTGATGAGATTTGAGATCTGATCAATCCCCGACCAATCGCGCCATTGTTTCCCATAAACGGGACCGAGATTACCTTCCTCGTCCGCCCATTCATCCCAAATCTTTACGTTGTTCTCTTGCAGGTAGCGTACATTAGTAGAGCCCTTTAAGAACCAAAGAAGCTCATGGACAACCCCCTTAAAATAAACCTTCTTAGAGGTCAGCAAGGGAAAGCCCAAGCGCAAATCATACTCTGCCCGCTCCCCAAACAGAGAGAGCGTACCTGTGCCAGTGCGATCCTCCTTGCGCTCGCCGGTGAGTAAAACCTTATTTAAGAGATTGATATACTGATCCTCAATTAGACTCATCTGTTCTCCTATACTCGTTAAAGGTCAGCCACATATTACCTGACCAAACCTCTTCCGTACGATACAACGCGAACCCCTCTTTAAGATTCTCGGGTAAGTAAGTATCGCAACGGAACATCATCTGAATCTGCGTCTCATAAATGCGCTCACACAGCTTTACGGCCTCCGTATAGATCGACACGCCCCCGATGAAGAACACCTCGTTTTGGGCGTTTTTTAGCGCTTCCTCGATGGACGTACATGAGAGCACGTCTCCTTCTACAGGACCCGAGGAAACGACAATGTTTTGACGGTTAGGTAAAGGTCTACCTATCGACTCATACGTCTTACGACCCATGATGACGGTTGTGCCTTGTGTGAGATACTTAAAGCGCTCAAGATCAACAGAGATTCTAGGCCAAGGCAGATCGCCTTTATAGCCGATACCTCTGTTTAGGTCTTGAGCGTAGATTAACGAGCAGATCATGTCGCGTGTGTCTCCTATCACCATTTAGAGACACAATACAGATTACTTACCTTTCTTAGAAGGATTTTGCGGAGCGCTCGTACCTTTGTCTTGATCAGAGGTCTTGGGCGTCCATTGATCGACCACGTCTTTAAGCTCTACCTCGGATGCGTCCTTAGTCCGTATCGTTTGAGAACCTGCGAAAATGGACAGCTTCTCGATCATAGCGTTCTGAAGCTCAAACACCTGCTCCCTAAGCAACTGCATCTGAATCTGCGCGTCTCTCAAGCGAGCGATCAGCGCTTCCCTATCTGCGTTAGCGGAGGCGAGCTTATCCTTGAGTTCCCCGATCTCGCTAGGATCTCTGCCGGACGCGATGGCGAGCATCGAGGAGATTGATCCCGTGAGCATACCAATAATGCCCACCAATATATCTCGATTCTCCTCCACAATCTTGGTCGTGGACAGAAAGTAGATCAAGACGCAGATCAGGATAATAAAGACGACACTCGCCCACCAGCCTCTTTTAGCCTTATCGTTTTCTGTTAGTTTCTCCGTCATGTATCACCTCGTATGCGCCTTTAAAAAACTAATAATCTGTCCCCAAAGCTCGACAACATAGTGGTCTATATCCTCTACAAAGTAGAGCCAAGGCATCCCTAAAATGTCACGACCTATTGAGTTGTTTGCGAGCGCGTGAAACAACCACAGATAAAAGAAGAACGTGAGCCAGAGAGATTTACGATAACCCCAAATCTTCCAATCCTCCAAGGTCATATCCTTGTAAGAGTGCTTTGTCTTTTTAGGCCCGTTCACCTTCTTAGCTTTATCGCTTCCTTTAGGTGGTCTAAGAGAATATACGGACTCTCCCACAGCATATATCTTTTGTGGTTTACGGACGCCTTTAAAACGATAATCTCCTACGCAAAAATACCGAGTATTAGAAGGCGTCTCTCTATTAGTACGACCTTTGGCAATCTCCATCGCTTCTGCTGTCAAGAGAACCTGACCAGCCTCACATAGACTCATAGTGCGGGCTGCGATGTTCTTGGAAAGACCTTCCAGCTCAACCTTCTTAGCCCCTACGCCCACATAAACCTCGCTCTGTTGCACCTCTACAACAGGGCCCCAATGTATGCCGATACGAGCTTGTAAACCCGTCTTTTGAGGTATAGAGCGCTGATAGTGAAGGGCGAAATTCACCGCGTCCACAATACCCTCAAAAGAGAGCAGAAAACCATCAGAGCGATCAATCTCTCTGCCGTTAAACTTGTAGCAGAGATTACGAGCTAGACGGTCGTGTCTCTGGAAATGTAGAGCGCTCCTTACGGCACCATTCCTCTGCACAAAGGCTGTAGAGCCGATCAAATCTAGTAGCACTATCGCAAGTTTTCTCTGTCTCATTGTCACGGATCGTAGATCACTCACGACAGCTCTCCTTCTAGACTAGATACCTCCTTCAAGGGATCTCTCTTTGATCATCCGTCAATAAACAACGCCCTCATCATCTTCGGGCTGATACTCAGAGAAGTCCGGCATACCTACAATGTCACAAAACGTATCCGTAATGCGTCTGTTGAT